ACCCTCCCGCCATCATCAGGACACCCCGACACCCTCCCGCCATCATCAGGACACCCCGACACCCTCCCGCCATCATCAGGACACCCCGACACCCTCCCGACACCCCGACACCCTCCCGACACCCCCCGCCATACGCGCGCGGGTACATTATATATCAATATATAGTGAAAATGCCTAAATCATTGATATTTAAGCATTTAGCAAAATACGGCAAAATCTTAATTTGTAAATAATTGTAAATCAATACATTAGAAAAAAGTTTGAAAAAAAACAAAAAATAATTGCAAAAATACTTTGTTAGTTTGAAAAAAAGCCGTAACTTTGTCCCCGAAAGCAGTACAAAAAAGGACTGCAAAAGTAAAAAAAATGTTTAACTCACTCAAAATTAAAAAGTTATGGCTAACAAAAAGAATTTCAATGAGATTTGCAGCAGCGCAGCAGCGCAGCAAGTGACGAACCGCACTGCCCTTAACAATGCGGCAAAGGGAGCACGCGAAGACCTTAAAGAACGTAGTAATATGTATTACGTTAATGTTCTTAACCGCATGGCACGCAAAAACGAATATATGGATAATATTAACGTGCGAGACCTGCAGCGCATGTACTGCGCAGTAAGCGGGGAGCGTGAATTTTCACTCCGCATGTTTACCCCCGATTTTCTCGGCCGTCCCTGCTATCTCTGCAAATATAAAGGAGAGCACACAGCTGCAGAGCTGCAGCACGGGGAAATTGTCACGGACAAAGGTAACGAATTACGCCTATCCGCGACCAATTCAAACGCCCTTATAATGTATCGCGCCATTACTAAAAGCGAATGCGGTTATGTCACTGCGTTCCGTGCTGTGCTTGCACCATTTGCAGCAGAGCAGGACAAAGCAGAGCGCGCAGCGCAGAGAGCAGCGGAGAGCAAAGCAAGGAGAGCAGAGCGCGCAGCCATTAAAGCGCAGCAGCAGCAAGCGCGCGCAGACTATAATAACGGCAAAATTACTATAGAGCAATTTGCCGTTATCATGGCAAAAACTGCGTAATATAGCAGTATAAGGGGAGCACGGAGCGCACGGGGGATCGTTACCCCCGTCCCCTGCAAACAAAGCGAGTTACCCGCTTGATAGGTAGTTACCTTTGTCGCTTGCTTGCTTGATTTAGAGCAGCGCGACAATACGCGGAGCATGATTTTATTGCTCGAGAGCAGCACAAAGGTACCGGTCTTTGACAAACAAAAAGCACTTTTAGAAACGGGTACAAATATAGTGCTATCCTGCAGAGTTATTGCAGCAGAATTTTGTGCTATGCGCAAAAAGTATGCACCCCGATTTTAGGGGCAAAGGGGACACGGGAACGTACCTTACAAGTTCTATCTATTTGCATTTGATACGGGGTGCAAAAGGTGTGTAATAAAATACGCGGTGGAGAAAGTGTATCTATCGCAAAATGATACAGCCCCTATAGGGTGACAGGCTATAGGGTGAAGTCTGCGAATACCGGACTATAAACAGAAGAGGTATGGCTCAGCCTATCAGGGAGAAGAGGAGTGCGCGGTAAAACGTGTGCGGTTAGTAATGTGTATGGCGCGATGAAGTAAGCACGAGCGGAAACTATACACAGGTCAAAAACATCTCGAAGTAACCAAAATGGGCCAAGAAAAGACTATCAACGTACTATGCCGTCACGTATGAGGGCGCACATGGTACGAACGAAGGAGGAGTGCATGGCAACATGGAAGGCTATGGGCGTATGCTATCAGCGTATGCAAGTGGGTTCGACTCCCACCACTTCTACTATTGAGACAATTCATAATTCATAATTCATAATTCACAATTCAAAATTCAAAAAAAATGAAAAACTACATTTGGGTAGTAACAGAACATCGCACTATCAATGGCGATATAACTGTGAGCACGAACCATTACTATCGTGCAGAGAGTGAAGACAAGGCCAAGGCCAAGTACGAAGCACTATGCGACAAGTACGAAGGAAGGATAAACCTGGCGTGTACCTACGACGACAACTTCAGCTCTATTGAGGAAATCGACGGAGAGGAACTGCGCTCATCGTTCCGCGACTATGAGCACACGGGCAAGGCCAAGGGACGCACTCACTATGAAGTAGAAATCGGACCCGAAATTATCAAATAACCTATCTGCCTATGGGAGAACCCTGTAAAATCATCGAGTTTCGCCCTGCCCATGTGCAGGAGCGGGACAGTCGCACCTATCAGGAGAGCGACGTAAAACAAATTCTCTATGCCTTCGCCCGTGACTATGAGCACAGGCGAAAGATAGAACCGCCTATGCGAGCCGATGCGCTCCGAAAATTTATCAATTCAGCATTTAATTTTGACGTAAAATGAAAACAACAAAAACAACAAGAACTATCCTTGTCGCCACTATCCTTTTCGTGGCGGCTCTCGCCCTGCTTACAGGAGTAGAGGAGAATCCAGTGCAGGCAATCTATGCCCTGCCCATGCTTTGTGTGTCGTGCGTTTTGTTTCGCCGCGTAGAGCGCGAATCAGAACGCAACGAAAAGAATCTCTCTGACTCCTCCGTAATGGGGAGGACTGCGCACTATCAGGACGCAGCATAATCTATCCGTGTGGGGCGGCTCTATCTGTGGGGCCGCTCCGCTCAAAATCATTCAAAAGCAACTCAAAAAATTCAAAATTCAAAATTATGGCAACTAAAAAGAACATGGCAAGCACCGCCAAGAAGCGTGCAACTATCATCGCTATGGCCGCTATCGCAGGGGCAAGTGTATCACAGACAAGTGCAGCCGCACGTCAGGCCCTGGCCGACATGCGCGAGGAAATGGGCAAGGACACCCACGTCTATTCCGTGCAATATACATGGGACCCGTTCGACGGACTCTATGCCTGAACACGAATTACTAACACTCAAAATCACTATTGCGATGTTGTACTATCAATTCAACGGCTACGAGGGTTTCAAGGAAATCTTCGGCATACAGGAACATGGAAACGGTGTGAAGAGTCGCCGCAACAAGATACTATTGGCTCTGCTGACGAGCCGCGAGTTTGTCAACGCAGTGCGCACTACGGCGTGGAACAAAGGCCAGCGCACAGTCCGCGCCTTCATGGAGCGGTTTTATACTCTGAAGTCTATGGCCGACATGCGCCAGCTTGTGCTGGACGCTATGCACACGGAGGTCTATCCGCTGGGCAACTACGACGGCTATACGACCGACTGCTATCTCCTCTATGACAAGGAACAGCGTGGCTGCCTCTATCGGCTGAAGTCGATGCAGTATGAGGTGATGGACGGCGGTCTGTGCTTCGACGGCGACTTCAAGGCCGTGCGCTATCGCAACCGCGAGAATGACAAGATTTACAAGATGAAGGCCGGTAAGTTCATGCGCCGACTCATCGACGAGAATCCGTTTGGCGCTATCCTGCCCGAGCAGGTGAAGGTGTGGATGTGCGAGGACTTCACGGAGCGGTGGATTGCCTACGCCCGCGGCAAGTGTACGGGCTTCCACCTGCATGTGGGTGGCGAGTTGGAGGACTTCGAGACTATCTACGACGACGACATCATCTTTGCCTATTCGCCCAAATCTAAGGCACAGCAGGGACTCGGTGCCGACGACAAGAACGGGCTGTGGATTGCACTGGAACTATTGGCCGAGCGCGACGTGCTGAAGTGTGCCTTCTTCGTGGGTGAGGAAGTGGGATGCGTGGGCTCGCGTCAGGCCGACATGGACTTCTTCAAGGACGTGCTCTATTGCATCGAACCTGACCGCAGGAACGGTGGCGACCTCATTACGGAAATCTCTGGGCCTATCTGCTCGCAGGACTTCGTGGATGCGCTGGGCTATGAGCAGTTCGGCTATGAGCCTACCGACGGGCTGATGACCGACGTGGAAACGCTATGCGAGAACGGGGTGGGGGTGAGTTGCATCAACATATCGTGCGGCTACTACAACCCCCACACCGACCAGGAGTGTACCGTGTGGAGCGAACTGAAGAACGCACTGGACTTCGCACGGCACATCTGCGCGACGCTGATCGACCGCTATCCGCATGAGTACACGGACGCATGGAGCGCGTGGGACGATGGCTGGTACGGCTTCGGACGGAGGCGCAAGCGCAAGGCATCGTCCTATACGGCCTTCGACGAGGATATGGACTATGAAACAATGGACTCTATCTTGCGCTACGAGACGCACCTGACCTTCGAGGAGGTGGCGAAGGACTATGCCGGACACTTCGTGACGCAAGACGTGGACGTGCTGCGCTGCATCTATGACGACGTGAAAGCCTATTGTGTGAAGGACGCACAGGAAGAACTGCCGCAACTGAACTTTCAAGGAGAAGCATAACCCCTAACCACTATGCAAGCATTATCTGACATTCTTATCGCCATGACTATCTACGCCGCTGTGTGGGTAGTCATTTTTGGCTACAAGGAACACTCTAAAAATTGTTAAATGTGTGTGACAAATCGGGGCATTTTGCCCTAACATCAACCTATCAAAAATTCAAAACTGTTATGAGCAAGAAAATCTATTTCGTCGGAAAGAAGGTGGACGGCGACATCACTATGGTGCCCTTCAGGGCATATCCCACCTTCGAGAGCGCAATGAAAAGCATCTATGAACACAAGCCCGACGATCGCAGGCTGGAGCAGACGGAACTGAAGAACGAGTTCCGCGTGCTGGATGCACAAGGCAACTATATCCACACAATCGCTATCTGTGACGTATGGATGGCAGAAAAGTAATAACCAACTAAAACGACATACAACTATGGCAATCAAGAATATGACTTTGGACCGCCTGTCGGACAGACTGGTGGAAGTGTTCAGTAACGCGGCTATGACCGCAGAGTATAACGAAGAGGGTCATCACTCTATCTGCTTCGGATGGGACGGCTCAGGGCTTTCGCCCCTGTCCCGCGCCGCCTATCTCGATGCTTTCGGCAAGGAGATGGTCGCACAGGCTGAGGAGGTGGCACGCGCCATCGTGGAGGACAGGCAGCAGCGGTTTGAGCAGTCGGCCTATAAGGGCTACACGATGCTGGCCGACGAGCATGTGATGAACGGACAGCCGGCACCCGTTGCAGGCAGTTTCGTGTGGGCACTGGACTCGGGACTGAAGTGCGAGGGTGGTCTGCCCCATGCTATCTCGAACATGGAGTACATGGTGTATGAGCGCGAGAATAGCGACGAGAAGGAACTGAAGCCAAGGTTGGTGAAAGTGACGAGGGTGTTCACGCTCTCGGAGGAGGACTTCGACCCTATCAGCGAGCAGAAGAGTGCCGAGGTGCTGGAGGGCATCGTGAAGCAACTGACGGAGGGTGACTATGGCTCTGCCAGCGACGACGTGACGGACGAGGAGTGCAGCACCTTTGGCGACTATGGCAAGCTGGTGGAGTGGAAGCAGCGCACGTTCTATACGCTGGGCGTGGCTATCGCATGCGGCGACCGCTGGTATATCGTTGATACCGAGGGCTATAGTTACAGCCGATATATTCTCGTACCGCTGACGTGGAACACAATGTTTGAAAAGGTGCTGACGGCTATCCGTGAGCGCAACAACGAGCGTAACCGCCAGGAACAGGAACGGCAGGAACGTGAGTATAAGGATAGGCTGGAGGCATACCGTAAGAAGTGTGAGAAATGGGAGCATCTGATGGAACCTATTGCGTCCTATACCAAGGCGCGTGAGGAAGCCAACCATGTACTCTACGAGGCTGACCAGAAATTGCGTGGCATCTATGGCAAGGAGCGCAAGAAGGCACTGGAGAAGGAAAAGAAGGCCTTCGACCAGGCGCAGCGCAAGGAGCAGAATGTGAGGAAGAAGAACATTCTTGCTATGGTGCAGACGGCGTTCCCTGGTGTGAAGTTCTCGCTGAAAGTGCATCATGGATGGGGTGGTGACTGGGAACTGACGTGGTGGGACGGACCTACGGAGGAGGAATTTGCGGAAAAGACCGACCTCGACATCTTCGTGACCTATCACGACTGTTTCGACGGCATGACGGATTCTTCCTATACGACAAAGGAGGAACATACGGACTTCGCCATGAAGTTTATGGGTGGCACGGCGGGTGACATTCGCATAAGCCGCGAGATGAGCGAGGCGAAGAAAGCCGAATTGACGGAGAAACTGAAGGCTATCGTGCCGGACATCGTGGACGATGAGCCGTATGACTTCGAGGGCAAGGCCGAGGAGGTGGCGCAGCACTTCGGACGCTTCGAGCGTGAACTCTTCGGACACTACAACTACCGCGAGTATGCCCAGACCATCGTGCATCGCATCTTCTGCCACACGAGTTTTGTGGAGCAGACCGAAACGCCTACCGTACCCCCGACGGGTACGGACGGCGACGAAACAACAACAGAAAACAACAACTCAAAATCATCTACAACTATGGCAAAGAAGAACATGACCCAGAACGAGAGTGCTAACACAGTGAACAACCAGGCTATTGCTTCTATCAAGGTGGCCGAGGACAGCGTGCCCATGACAGCAGAGAACTACTTCGCAGGACTGCCGGAGGTGCAGTTCTCCACCTATAAGACCAAGCGCGGCGACACGGCCCCTCAGATTATCGGCTTCGGCGGCGAGGATGACCCGCGCTGGAAGACGCACAAGGATGCAGGGCACAAGTACGTGAGTGCATCCTACCGCCGCGACCTGAACGGCAACAAGGTCTATATCCTGCTGTTCGGTGTCCGCTACATGGACGTAGCCAAGGCACTGGCAGGAGCCTACAACACCGCCGACGTGGATGCCTGGCGCCGCGCCGAGGATGCTTGCATGGCTATCTATGAGCAAGCCCAGCGCGACGGCAAGGCCCGCTGGGAGGAGAAAAAGCAGCAGTGGGCAGAGAAGAAGGCCGAACGTCAGGCAGCCAAGACTGCCGAGGAGCAGGCCAAGAAGTGCTATACGAAGGAGGACGTGGCCGCTATGCTGAAGAACGTGCTGGCCGGCGGCGATGTGCCAGAGGATATCAAGCGTCTCTTAGCCGCTTGAAGTGAAAAGTGAAAAATGCGGGGCGGCTCTATTCATGGGGTCGCTCCGCTCAAAATTAAATCAAAAATTATACGACTATGGCAACATTTATCAGACTGAAAGAACGGAAGGGCGGCGCAAGCGTCATTCTGCAAGTGGAACAGATTGCTTCTATCCGCGACATGCAATCGGACCAGGCGGTAGCCGACAACCGCGAATGGCGCTACACCTGCATCGTATGTGGCGGACGCTCCTACGAGGTGAAGGAGACCGAGAGTGAGATACTTGAGAAAATCGGTATTTCATTACCAGAACCTAAGAAGCTCATCGACAAGGAGCATCTGTTGCAAGAGACTATTGCGCTGCTGTCGTCGGACCTCTACAACACCATGTATCAGAGCGACCGCTTCGGCGGGTGGGGTGATGTGTGTGACGCTATCATTGAGTATGCCAAGCAGTTTGAGAAGGAACTGGACTGGCAAGTGGATGATGAGCGCGACTACATGACGGAACTTGAAGCGTTCGAGAACAAGGTAATGAAGGAACTGAATTTAATCGACTAAACTACGGAAATCGACGAGCAGGGTGAACCTGTCATGGAGGGGCTGGTCATTCAGGTGGACAGCATGGACGGCGGCTCTATCCACGAGTATGTACGGGACGGAATCACATGGAAGGAAAACAACTAAAACAACAAGACTATGAAATCAGAACAACTTCATCAAGTGAGAGAGGCGTGCAAGGAGCAGTTGCTCGACACACTGATGACGCTGGTGCGTGAGAACGGCGACGACTATAACGACTATTACCGTGACGAACACGGCATAGAGGAAGACGAGGGCTACACCATCGTAAAGGTGCTTGACATTGCCAGCTTCGGATGCGCCTTTGCCCTGCCTTTGAAATGGGTGGATGGCATTGAAGGCGACATAGACCCTACGGTGGCTGATTTGTCGGACGAGTTCGGGCACCACGCTTTCTGGTCGCTCTATATCGAGCGTGACGAGACGGGTTATGAAACGCTGATGCTCTATCAGTTCTTCAACGGCGGTGTGAACTGGCAGGGTGACATGGCTGAACCTGACCACCAGCCGGCATCGGAAATGTCGCTGGCGGAACTGGACTATCTGACACAGGCTATCTACTGGCACCTGCGCAGGGATGTGGAGAAAGTGAATGAGTAATAACAAGGATTTAACGGATTAAGCGGATTGAATTATGAATACAAGAAACGATTGGGAGGGCACCCTGCAAATGGCTAACGAGGACTTGAAGCAGTACGGGATGGAGATTATCGTCCGCCCCGACGGGCCGGGCATGGAGGTGGACGACGATTATCACACCGTGTTCATCAAGGACGGCGACGAGGAAGAGGTGTTCGCCGACAACTACTATGAGCGTGAGTTGGGCGAGGTGGTGAACGAAGCCTGGGCACACGCCAGGGCGAAGGCAAAGGCAAAACAGCCGCAGGTGGTGTGGGAGTTCAACGAGCAGGCGTTCATCGAGCATTATTGCCCTATGGAAGGCGGCAATGACTATCTCGGTTGGATTGACGACATCTGCAAGTTGCTCGACGGCGAGGCAGAGCCGGGCGATGCTGCCAGCACGGGAGAGTATGCAGGACTGACGGAGGCGGAACTGCGGAAGGAACTGAAGCGCCTGACGGCTATCGTGCTACATCAAGCGGTGGACAGATATGTGGAACAAAACTATTAAAATAAGAAACGACTATGACAGTATTGGAACAAAGATTCATGGAGCGGGTGCCAAACCTGCTGGGCGACATCGCAGAGTCGCTGGAAACTATCGCCAAGGCCAAGCCGCCGCAGAAGGTGTGGGTGGTGACGTTCCTGAACGACTACGAGTGGGGACTTAACTTGTCGGTGAATGTGTTTGGAACGGAAGAGGAAGCCCGCAAGTGTCTGGACAAGGAATGGCAGACGCTGACCGCATCGGAGGAATACGACGAGGTGGTGAGCAATAAGAACGATGATGACTTCCTCTTCGAGGACCACTGCGCCAACAGAGCTTACGGAGAGATTAAGGAGAAGGAAGTTGTGTTATCAGCATGAAATTCTTACACGGGAATCACTGAAATCACGGAAAAAGAAGAATCTTTGCATCGTGAAACTATCCCGCAGTGGCACCGACCTATGCCTTTGATGGCACTGCGGGAACTATTATGTTGCTAAACATAACTTTTGAATTTTTGAGTGAACGGGCTGCTGCGTTGTGAAGCGCGGCAGTCTTTTTTAAGAGAAGACCTACCCAGCCCTCCCGTAATGGAGGGCTATAAAATACAAATAACCCTAAACATATACGCCTATGGAAATTCAAGGACAGACGTACACTTTTCGCCCACTGCGGGAAATGTGTGAAACGGACAGCACATCCGTCGATGTACTCAACGACTGGATGCGTGAGGCGCAGGTGATGGACTATACCAACTACTACACCTATATCGTGTTCCTGACCCCTGCGGGCTTCAAGGCCTGCTATGCCAACGACCCGGACAATAGCTGGAAATTCTGAGCCTATGACAACGAAAGATATCAACTCAGCACTGCTGGTCGGAAAGGTGGTGGTGCTGAAGGACGACCCGCTGCTGTGTATCGTCCCGGACCTGTGGGGCGAGCTGGTGGTGGTGAGCCGAGGGAAGGAACCCTTCGACACCCGGCCGGCTACACGGGCCGATAAGCGCAAAGCGGTCATCTATAATCCATAATTCACAATTCAAAATTCATAATTGGAGGACACAACTATGACACAGAAGGAACTGAACAGCAAAATTGCTATGTCGCTGCTGATGCAGGCGGCATGGGTGTGGGAAACCTGCACACAGAATGTCCACGAGGGCGAGTTCAAACTGAGCGAAGTGGTGCAGGGGCACAAGGGACGCAACCGCACCAATGCGAAGCCGGGCATGGTATTCGTGGACCTGGTATGGTGTGAATACTGGAATGTGTTCAATACGGACGGACACATCGAGGGCCTGACCTACAACGCCAAGACCTACGAGGCGGTGATGGAGTTCGGAACATTCCGATGCGCCTACCACATGGCCAACGTATTCTCCGTGGCCTTGGCGTTCTGCCGCATGAACGGCTGCAGCGCCATGATGAACAAGACAGTGTTCGGCTATAAGGACGGCGAACGCTGGTGCCGGCTGCCGGAGAAAGTGTCTCCAAAGTCCGCACCGAGGAAGGTCACACAGAAAGCACAGAAAGCACAGAAAGTTTCTGCTATTTCTGCGGGACAAAAAGAAATGACCCTTGCGGATAAGTTGCGGGCTGCGCTCCGTGAGCGGCTGGCAGCGTAACCAATCAACCGAGATAAACAAAACGAATAACAACGATAACAGATTACGACTATGGCACAGAACATTAGAACACAGCAGCAACCAACCGACTCCCATTGGTTTGTGATTGACGGACGGGATTGTTTCATCCCTTGGAACTGGGAGGTTAAAGTCAACCTCACTGCGATGCAGTATATCACTCCGTGGGGCGATGGTAAGGAGGAGTGGACACAGAGCGACTGGCCTACACTGAACGAGATGAAGGCTGCCGGCATGGATGTGAAGCTGGGTCATCCCTATCAGGAGTACGACATCGACTTCCCCGAACGCTTCCGCCGTCTTACTCCGAAGAAGGCACGTGAGGTGGTGGCAGAGTTTGCCGAGCACGGATTCCATGTGACGCTCGATGCTGTCATGCACAATTATGCCGCATGGAAGGCCGACTTCAAGAGCGGCTATCGTGGCGAAGACTTCCACCTGTTCACACCCTGCGGCTGTAACCCGCTTTCCTTCCGCGCCACTACCCTGCACCCGTCGTGCGAGGACTGGCAGACAACATATATGTGTTAACCCCCCCCAAAAAAAGATTACGATTATGAAGAAGATTCAGATTGAATACAAGGGTGTGAAATATCCGGCACGCGTGATTGACCTGTCGGCAGTGAGTGGCTTCTATACGGAGCCTGTGACGGTGGCGGGCTGGGAGTTGTCGGAAGCGCTGGGCACCGACCTCGAAGAGGTGGACAGTGAGGTTTCGCAGATTGACAACGGCATCTACTACTACACGGACAGCGGTGTGATGGAGGCGAACCTGACGGACGCAGAGCTGATATGGCTGGTGGCGAAGAACACCGACATCGAGCAGGAGATGACCGACCAGCACTATTACAACCTGATGCGTCTCTGCGAAGCGGAGATTGGCAAGGCGCACGAATGCGGTGTCATCCGCTGCAATGCAGAGTGCTACGAGATGGGCGGCGACTATTCCGCCTACATCTACGGCGATGGGTACAACGTCAGCCTGTATCACGGAAAGAGCGCCCGCGAATGTTGCCTGGTGATGCTTGCCACGCTGACCACCCTGGCGCATAACAATGAGCACTTCATTGGTGCGCTGTCGGATGGCGAACCCGCCGACCCTGCCACGACTACACCCGCCGACGACCCCGCACAGGATGTCTATGCCGAGTACAGCGCGGACATGCGCAAGGCGGTGGCCTATATCAACGAGCAGTTAGAGCCGGAGGACAAGGCTATCATCTGCGCCAAGGTGGATAAGAACTTCAAGCAGCACATGAACCCCGCCTATGGCATCGACGACGGCAAGATTACCGACCTGCTTGGTGAGTACGGCATGGACCACGACCTCCCGGAAGGGTGGTGGGAAGAAGAGTGCGACTTGGACGACATCGTGCTGCTGATTGACTTCGAGGGATAAGCGCACACAGATAACACAGAAAGATTTCACGAATTATGAAACATTATTATTTCTGCAACACCCACATGGGGTTCGCCTCTGGGTGCCAAGTGATACCTATCCGGAAAGGCGACAACATACAAAAGATTGCCGAGACTTGGATGAAGAGCAACGGTTACAAGTCATGTTATGTGTACGACATGAATCACAACTTTATGTGGAACTACACATTATAAAAATTCTCTAATTCTTGATAATTATGGAACAGAAAGATTTTAATCGCCTCTCTATCGAGGCCAATAACAAACTGCTGGGTGCGGTTTGTGACGCTATGAAGGAATTGCAGGGTGAGCAGCGCTTTACCGGCGCCGTGATAGAGAACGACCTGCTGGCACATCTGCTGCCCGTGCAGATTATGGGCGGCAAACGGTTGGCAGAGCACGACCGTGCCAAGATGAAGTATGAGCACATGAGCCTGAACGAACTGTTTGCCGCGCTCTACAGCGTCATGCAGACCTATCACCACTATGGAGCGTGCAAGGGACGCGAACTGAAGGGGCTGTGCTGGCGCATCGACGACCACGATGTATTTGCCATCATCCTGAAGGACTGCGCCCTAAATATGGAACACAGCATCACGGACGAGGACCACGACACATTCCCCAAGGGACGCCTGTTCTGCATCGGCTATGACCCCGACATCGACTGCAACGACCCTGGCGGCGAGTTCTACGGGCACTATGAGGAGTCACTGAGCTTCTGTGCTGAGTTCAAGGACGAAGATGATAGCGTGGAGTGCCGCGACGTGGCACTCTGCAACGTATGGCACCACAAGGAGCTGCTGCGCGACCTGTTGGCCGAGCTGGACGTTATCGCCGACATGGCCAACAAGGATTCTCAACTCTCAACTCTCAAATTATGAACATCGTTATCACTGGCTGCTTCAACACATCAGCCATCGACGGCTATGGCCGTCAGGCCGTGCGCTCGATGATTGCGCACAGCGGACACAAGGTTTGCTCGGAACTGAGCCGCAAGACGGACTACCTCTGCATCGGCACCGCCAACGTGCCGGGCAGGGGAGTGGGACCGGCCAAACTACAAAAAGCGAAGGCTATGGGCATCCCCGTGGTCACGCTGGACCAGTTGCAGGCGGTGCTCGACGCCGCATAAGGGATGGGCTTCGCCCAGAAATCGAACAAAATCTAATTCAGAATCTAACAAAACTGAAATCACTATGGATAAGGAAACAAAAGCATTGTGCGACGAGATGTGTGCCCTGATGGGCCACAAGTCATGGACAAAGGTTGGCAGCCCCTGTACAGGCAAGTGGGCCGGTACGACGGACTATTCCCTGCGATGGGAGGACGGGCAGGAAATGTTTGTCAACAATGGTATGTACGGATTCAAAAGCCGTTTGACAGAGGCGGTGGAGGGGCTGAAGCGTTGCCGCAGTGCCGAGCACCAACGTGCCGTCATGGAGGTGCTGCGCGAGTGGCAGGCATCCGATGCACGGCTCTCGCAGGAGCACGGCGTGAAGGGCTATGACATCCTCGGATTGGTGGAAGAGGACGGTGGCAGTTGCGGACAGATATGGTGGGGACTACGCCTGAAGGTGGGCGACCGCGTGTTTGACCACATCGAGACGGGGCTGTGGTTGTATATGAGTGAGAGTGCCGATGCCGTCCGCAAGGATATGGAGAGTAAGAAAGGCGTGCCCGTATGGACGGCAGGAGCTGTGCAGGAAGTGGACTATATCTTCCACGGCGTAGGCTTTAACTCGCAGGACGAACTCTATAAGGGTAGCGACTACTGCCAACGTAAGTTCTACCCTCTGCCAGCGGCGGCGTAGGGTAATGGGGTTGCTTCGCCCAGAAATCGAACAAAATCTAATTCAAAATCAAACAAAAACTCAATCACTATGGAACACATCATCCTGCAGTATCAGGTGCCCCGCCGCGAGTACGGGCTGGGGAACTACTGCAAGACCACCTTCGAGGTGCGCACACTGGAGCATACGATTGACCCTGCGAAGCCCTTCCGCGACAACCTCGACGATGCCTTTGCCATCGCCTGTGAGCGAGGGGCCGACCCTAACAAAAACGTCCGCTGGCGCATGGCGGAGTGAACAACGGATTAAACAGACTAACACCAAAACTCAAAAATACTATGAACTTATTTACGAATAACCCCGATTTCTATCCTACACCCAAGGAGGTTATCGAGCAGATGATGATGGGCGAAGACGTGGCTGGCAAAATTATTCTGGAACCGAGTGCTGGCAGTGGCAACATCGTTGACTGGCTGAAGGAGAACGGTGCGGCGGAGGTGATTGCCTGCGAGAACGACCCGCATTGTAGGAAACTATTGGCTGACAAGTGTCGGCTGGTGGCTGACGACTTCCTGACGGTAACGAGCGAGCAGGTGAGTCACGTGGATATGATTGTGATGAATCCGCCTTTCTCGAAGGGCGCCGAGCATATCCTTCACGCTTTCGAGATTGCACCTCCGGGATGTGTAGTGATTGCACTATGCAACGATGACAGTGTGAGTGAATATCACAGCTACAGCCGCAACAAAATCCTGTACGAAAACATACAGCTCTATGGCTACACGGAGTGTCTGGGCAAGGTGTTTGAGACCGCCGAGCGCAAGACGAGCGTGGAGGTGGCGCTGGTAAAGCTCTATAAGGAGGGCACAGGCGAAGAGGAATGGCAGGACTATATGTTCAGCCAGCAGGACGAGGACGTGCTGAACATGAATGATACCGAAGGTCTGGTACAGCACAATGTTGTACGCGAAATGGTGAACCGCTACATGAGTGCCGTGAAGATGTTTAACGAGGTGATGGAGATGACGCAGCGCATCAATGATACGGCACGGGCAACGGATGGAAAGCATGATACACCACCTATTGAGTTTCGTGCCGTAGAGTCTCGTGATGGTCGTGCAACTACCGTCTCTCGCGAGGAGTACAAGAAGGAACTGAAGAAATACTATTGGCGCACCATCTTCCAGATGCTGAAGATGGGGAAGTATGAGACACAATCGCTGCGTGAGCAGATGAACCGCTTTGTGGAGAAACAGGTGAACGTGCCTTTCACGATGGGTAACATCTACAGGGTGCTCGACATGATTGTGCAGACTCACGGGCAGCGGATGCACAAAGCGCTGATTGAGGCCTTCGAGCACATCTGTTCTTTCAGTGCTGAGAACTCCACGGCTGGCGAGACATGGAAGACGAATGCGAACTACATGGTCAACCGCAAGTTTATCATTCCCTGTATGTGCGACGGCTACGACTGGGAATATACGGGGACTTCGGCATGGAGCATGGCGAAAAAGAGGGTAGGGCGCGAGTATGTGAAAGTCAGCGGTTCCAGTGTAGAGAAGATGTGCGATGTCTGCAAGGCGTTGTGCTATCTGACTGGGCGCGACTACAACGAGATTTCTTCACTGCCAGGTGGTTATGGTGGCCAGCGTGCCGCATGGAACACTTGGTTTATCTGGGGCTTCTTCCGCTGCAAGGCGTTCAAGAAGGGCACTATGCACTTCGAGTTCCTGGACGAGGACGTGTGGTATAAGTTCAATGCCGAAGTTGCCAAGACAAAGGGCTGGACACTGCCCAAGAAGGGCGACGGTTGGCAGCAGTCTCCATCGAAACTTATTCCCCGCATCGACAAGGGCGACCTATTCCGCTGTAAGAAGGATGTGAAATACAGTGATGGAACAATGGCGTACCGCAAGGATATGGTGTACCGTTCCGAACGGGAACATGGTTATTCCTTGGGTTTTATTACCAACGAGAGCGGAAACGCAAACCACGCATGGCCTATCTATCAGGACAAGGGCAAAGGCGTTGACGACTGGCGCGATTTCTTCGAGAAAGTGGCTTAATGCCCTGTGAGATTTTGAAAAGATTTTGTATAATTTTCCACGGGAAGGACGGAAATTGTTTCTGTTATTTCTGTTGTTTCCGTGGGACAAAAAAACTAAAGAACTATGGAATCGACAATTAAAGTGAAGGCAACGAGAAGCGAGTGGAACATTATCGCCAGTTTCTTCTGTGTGAAACGCTGCTATGATAGCGTGTACGATGGTGTAAGAAAGAGAGACGGTGAGAGTGTGTTTCTCTACAAGATAGACCTACGACATGCTGAGGAAGTCGGACGGCTACGCGGCACCTATACCGCCAAAGGGCTGGTAAAGAAACTGACTCCAGAACACCCATATATCAGAACGGGATATGTGGATGACATTATAGATAACCTTGGCACTATCACTAAACTCTTCGGCAATGACCTTGGCTTTAAGCGACTACTAATGGAAAAATTACAAACGGCATAAACTATGACACGTAAACAAATTCAACAACAGATTGCCGCCTTCACGGGCGACTGGAAGACAGCGGCAAGGAAAGCGAAGGTGTTTGATGAGAACTGTTACGTTCCGCTTTCGCAGGTGACAAATATAGAATTGTCCTTCGGGCACTGCACACGCAACGGCATCAGGCAAGTGACCCACGATACGCTTCACTTCCACTATACCACACGGGATAAAGAGAAATACTGCTTCTCTATCCTGGATTGAATGTGAGATTTTGAAAAGATTTTGTATAATTTCTGGGCGAAGCCCACTAAAACAAAAACGACTATGAATAAAGCAACATTTTTCCCTGGTGTCAAAGCAACTTGCGAGGATTGTCAACACTTTGGATGTACTGGCTACCACAGTTACTATTGTTCACATAAAGAGCGCGATGCGGGACCTTTCGACACCATTTGTGAGTGCTACATCGACCGTAGGACAGGAGAGAGAATTAACCAATAACAAAAACGATTATGGCATGGAATTACTTTTTTTTAGACAATGGAGGTCGGGAAATGAAGTTGTCTGATGGAAAAAAATGGAGAAGGACATCGAGAGAGATGCACTATTGTGTCACTCTCGAAGAAGCTGTAATAGAGGCAAAGCAACTGACCTTTGGTAAGCAAATCGAAATAAGTAGGAGGTATGGTTTCCTTCCACCAATTGTTGTAGTGGAGCCAGACGGCAGCTTACACGACAATAATGGTAATCCTATTCGTCTGTATGACAGAAACGGAAATAAACTATAAATGGAAATAATATGGCTAAGTTGGCCGAGTATTTACAATCACAGTGGCTATGACACAAGACTTAATCAAAGAGGGTTATGACTTACTCTCCCAAGCACGAGAAAAAATGATCACCGCTATTACAGATGTAGTGGAGGCGAAAGGTAGTATCGAGTATTACGACCGCATAGAGTTTGGCAATGAACTACGTGTTATCAAGTACAACGAGGACAAAAATCTTTTCATGTTTGATGATTGTGATAACGAGTTGGTTGCCGTTGATAAATTAACGGCCGACGACCTATATGACATCTGCTTACAACTAACCCACTAAATTTAAAACTATGGAAGAAAAACTTATTATTGAGGATTTGAGTGAACTTCTTCTTCTGGACAGGCTTCTTGACAAGTGGAAGGATTGCGCAAGGCGTGCAGATAATGACTTTCACACGGGTTACAAGCTGCATGACAGAATAAGGAAAGTGTTACACGTTAAGCTAAAAAAAGAATAAAACGATTATGGATTACATAAATAGAGAGCACCAGGCTGCACAGTATATTATCGAGGATCTGGCAGCACAGGTTGAGAGAGAAAATAGACTATGTTTAACAAAAATTGAAAACCAGCATGAACAAGGAACAACGAAAACGCCTGAATGAACTTATAGAACAGGTTGAAGGCATCGCAACGGAAATACAAGAGATGGCCGAAGAAGAACAGGAGAAGTATGATAACATACCGGACAATCTGAATGAAAGCGAACGTGCCATGTCTATACAGGAGGCCGCGGATAACCTGCAGGAAGCGTCTGGCGACCTTACGAACTGGTGCGACGATACACGGTGCAATCTTGAACTGTAAATGTTTAACTTTTAAAAAGAAGAACTATGGTTGAAAATTGGATTCTTGCAATCATTATGATCCTTGCCGCAATGAAATGCGGTGTAAAGTGATGGATTATGGATGGGGTTTACGGACTTACACTTATGTCACCCGATGGTAGGGAGCAACGCACACTCGCATGGCTTCCTACCGACGAGGTGCGACAGAACTTCTATGAGAAAGCCCGACGGAACGGGATAAGTATAGTGAAAAGTGAAAAGTTAAAAGTGAAGAATGAAAAGTAAGATCTACACCATCGACGTACAAGTGGACGGCGAATGGAAGGAATGGAACGGCATAGACTATGCCGAAGCCGTGCCGCAGGAAAAGGCGGAGATGCGTAGCCAGATGCGCCTGCTGAAGAGCAACGGCTACAAGGCACGTCGCCGCTGTGTGAGAGAAGCAAACATTGAGTTTTTAACCGTTAAAAGAAATATCGCATGACAGAAAACTGGTTTATTGCAATTTTGTTGTTACTTTGCTGGATGAAAGGAAAGCAAACAAGAAAAGACTATGGCACAACTGACTTACGGAGTAATTCGCGGCGAGCGGGCATTTGACGCTTACTGCCAGCGTCGCTGGAAACAGCGGGCGAGGTTCTGCGAGAGCTTTGCACACATCGAGGACGTGACGGTGGAACGCTTCTATGAGAAGTCGCCCACTGACGACGGCTACACAGAGTATTTCCTGATGACTATGCCCACCAACCGCGACACGGGTCTATGCTGGCACAACGACATCGCCACGATGGTGAAAAGGGAAATCAGTGAAGGAACAGTAAAATTGATTAAGTGAAAACTTATGGGAAAGATTAAAGACAAACTTTATTTCAAGTTCTTTGCTCCAGGAGCAAATGAAGAACTTACCTGCATGGTGAGAGTGGAGGACGTTGACGTTGACGAACCATATTGTTGGCGATGCCACAATGTGTTCGTTGATAATTTGAACTACGGGGTTTCCGTTTGGGGTAACATTGACGCAGACAATCGCCCTACGGACGAGAACCTGAGCGTTCAAGTAAATTATATTGACGGTAGGATTGATTACATCAAGGATATTGAAATCATTAAATAGTAAAATTGGCTATGGACTTTAACCCAAAATTTCACGCAGTCATCAAGGGATGGGATGCCCTGAACCGCTACTGCGAGCGTCGTTGGAAGGAGCAGCCTCGCTTCTGTGAACATTTCGCCCGTATCGGCAATGAAGTGCATATCCAAAAGATTGAGGCGAAAGCCCCGACGGATGAGTATTGGACAGCTTATTTCCTGCTTGTTCTTCCCAGCCAGTCCGGGCGCTTTGTATGGCCGGAAAATGTGTATGAGAATATCAACAACGGAACAATTAAACCCATGAAAGTATGAACATCTACAAATTCATCGACCGCCTTCAGGAACGCGCAGCGGAGCTGGAGCCGGAAGCCGAAATCCTCGTGGAGGACGAGGACGGCACACTCTATGACTTCACCATCGAGGACACGGAGGAAGCCTTCGACGGCTTCGACACGTTCTACCCCGCCGGGCTGAAGATTGTGAAACATGCTGAATAATTGTGCATTGTGCATTATGAATTATGAATTAAAAAATGAGACCTATGAATGACATCATGGAAATGTGTATGATAACGGCCCTGTTTGGGGCATTGTATCTGTTGGCTGTAGTCAATAACAGGAGAATGACCTCCAGCAGGAGGGCTTAGAATATGTTCTGCAACACAGAATGGCAAATAAAACGTCAAAGCGCTTGTCTATATCGAGATAAAACACGAAATTTGCAAACGCTACAACAAGTAATCACAGTTTAAGACCCCGGACTGATCGGTTAAACAGTTAAACATTATGGCAAACGTATTTTGCATTACCTATGGCGGACGTGCCAACAACGGGAACACCTACATTCCCTACAAGGCAATAGCACACACAGCAGAAGAGGCTATTGCAGTCATCAACACCTGGAAGACCTACGGCAGGAAGACATCGACGGACTGCATCGTGGTGAACGAGCGGACGGCAGAGAAAATCCGCGACCTGTTCCGCGACGGCTTCGGCACCGATCCCAGAGGTGTGCCTCGCACCTACGCCGGCTTCCGCACCACCGGCTGCGGAGCGTGGGATATTGTTTTCCATCCGGCCCTGGCCGACACTATCGAGGAGCATGAACGCATCTACAACGAGCGTCGCGAGGCAGCGCGTAAGGAGCGTCTGCGACTGGCAGAGGAAGCCAAGCAGCGCCGCATGGCAGAACTCATGGAGCCGAAAAAGGGCTGGTGGCATGTGGAACTCGAACTGACAATATATGTATTCGCCAGTCATGGCAACGACTATTTTGAGGACACTACCTTCGAGGGCAATGTGATTGCCAACAGTGGGGCTGATGCCTATGACAAGGCTCGCAACTACATCAGGGAACACCCCGAAGAACTTGAAACGAGCCGTATGAGACACCGTGGTGACTGGGGTGTGTTGCAATCATGTGCAGAAATGACCTCCAAGGGCTACGACTGCACCTTCCTCGGCGTAAAGACCGACGATGGATACAGCGTGGAGAAGTGGGAAGAGTGGAAACGCAATGGTGAAATCTAAAAGAAAGGAGGACTTGTTATGGCATACTTGAATAAGGAACAATACGCTTATCGCCGCGAGAGTGCGGAGCGTAGGAATGCCGACAATGAGGTGGTGGCCGTTGAGCACGGGATGACGGAGGAACAGGCGGGACTCATCTCCGACCTGTGCCGTCTGCGTCACGAACTGCACACAAACATGGACGCCGTGACGCGCTCCGATGACCTGCGCATCAAGGCGCAACTGGTGGTGGCTAATGCTGCCATCAAGGAAAGCGGACTGACGCCAGTCCCCTGCATCCCGACGGGCGATGGCGACTATATCGACATCGACGACATCGACGAGCTGCTGGAGATTGAAGACTGGCCGGAGTCGGGCACCGATGAATGGCAGGAGAAGTGGAACGAGGAATACTCCCGCATCTATGATGAACTGGAGCAACTGAACTCGGACATCGAGAAGTACCTTGCCGAAATTGACCGGCAGTATGGTACGGCATGGTGTCCGAGCGGAGCTTTGAGAATCTTCTGATTATGACCTACAAACTATCCATGCTCTCTGAACTGGCACCGATGTCGGTGGAGAGAACCATAGAGGCGCAGAATGACCAAGAGGCTATTGCGGCGGCTGAGCATGTATCCGATGCGGTGCCCGTACTCATCTGCATGGACCTCTATGACGAGATTGGCAAATTGGTAAAACACTGGTAAAACCATAACAACTATGAAAGAAAGTATCATCAGTCTGTGTGTAGTCATCTTCCTCGTTATCCTCTGTGTGGCATCCTGCTCCGCCGGCGGCGAGGACAGCACGGGCGAGAACTGGATTCTGGCCATCATCCTGCTATTGGCGTGGCTGAAGGGGAAGTGAGGCGCGAATGAAAATTCCGTAACACTGCACGCAAACAGAAATTTGTGTGCAGTGTTACGGGAATTTGAGTGCAGTATAAATTGAACGAATAAAACGAATAATAGCAAGAAAGTATTATGGGAAAGCTCAAAGATAAACTGATTGCCTTACTGAATAATCGCGATGCGATTACGGAGGAAGGAATAAGGCAATTTCTGGAAACATACTATCAAGAGTGTGGATTAAAACCATACGACGGCAGTGTGTATGTAGGAATAATGAAAGGGCATTGGCAAAGTCGAAATAGATTGACCATCTATAAGACGGATTGTCCCAAGCTCCCAAGCAACAGTCTGCGCATCCGTATGTCCGGGTATGGCATTGGTGACAAGGCTATGTTCTACAGCATCGACGGCATTGAGTTTAATTCTTTGACCCGTGAAGATGAGCGCGAGGTAAAAATCTGGCAGGACCTTAACGACGGGATTGTAGGAAAAATGTATCACTAAAACAAATAACGACTATGAAACTATTTGAGCAACTGGACGTACATCCCAATGAGTTGGCAACGGTCTGCTTTGGGTCGTAAAAAATGAATAATGACAAATAAAATCTGAAACAACTATGAAGAAGTTATTGACAATCGCGCTGATGCTGTTAGCGGTGCTGACAGCAAGCGCACAGGGAGTGTGGAATGTTTCGCATCGTGAGGCCGACCCTATGAAGGGGCAGGAAGCCAAGGATGTGTATATTTATGATGTCGCAGGAGTTGGCTCTATGGTTATCTGGGACTGGGATAAAGCGGATTTCCGGCTTATCACCGAGAAAGGAATGTTCAGGACGTGGGTTTCTTCTGGTTCTGTATTTGTTCCGGTCAAGGCAGGATTTTACGACGAACAAGGGAATATGCAGAAAATGGTGACAGTGCATCTCCTGCCAGAGGATAATCACATGGGGCAATACATAGCGACCGCCGATTACTATATGTTCGGGCGAAAGGACATCCGCAAAATCATAAAGTACTTAAAATCGGGGAAGGGTTACGTGCGATTTGTGGTCGAAAGGTACAACGGAACGGATTTCGACATGAAGGTGACACCATATAATCAATGACATTACCTATATACATAACGTGCGTGTGCGCGTGAAAGCACACCATAGTTTTCATAACTATAGTGATTTTGAGTTTTGCCGTCCTTCGCTGTGATAGCGAGGGGCGGTTTTTGTTTTAGGGCTCGGCTGCGTTTTGTCCCCGTTCAGCAACTCCCAAGGGGTAGGAATAGCCACGTGAAAAGTCTTTTTGGGGGCTCTCCTGCGGAGAGTGGTTGCGGAGTGCGAAAAGCTGTTGTGTTGGCTGAAAGGGAAGTGAAGAGTGAAAAATCGCAAGCGCAGTGGTTACACTATCATCTGGATGCCCATGATGTTTTGCACCTGGAATGCGACGGAGGTTTTGCTTCCGTCGCGTTCTACGTTACAGAGGTAGGTGTCCTCAGTGGCTTGGACGAAAGCGCGGCTCTGGTCGCGGAAGGTGAGAAGGAGGTGGGATGTTGTGCGCTCCAGGGAGAGAAGGTCGTTCCATACGGACAGGTCGCGGTCGTCGGCTTCGCATGTGACGGTGACGGTATGGAGGCGGCCTGCGGTACTGTCAGACTCGTCATCCTTGGCTTTGCCTGTCTTGCGCATGATGGGGATGAGTGTGGCGCCAGTCGTGGCGGCTTGAAGGCCGATGGTGATTGCGTTGGTGAGGTTAGGGGAGAAGAGGTCGGCTTCTATGGTGGGCGTAAGTTGCCAGGTGGCTGTGCTGGGGAAGAAATCGGTGACGGGGATGGCGGTGATAGCCATCACGTCATCGAGGATAAATTCTTTGCAGTTGTTCATATCTTTTTTGCGACAAAATCGCAAAATACAGGGAAAAAATCAAGGGCAGGGAATCTTTGTGGGGACACCGCAAAGCGCACTAAGGGCATAGCAAGGGCAAGATGGCATCATAGGCTATCTGCCCGATGTAGCCTTGAAGGTAGGCGGCATCCTCAGTACCTTGCGGAACGCGGTAATAGGAGAGAATGGCATCCTGCAGGTGATCGGTCTCGTGCATGAAGCTGTTGAGGAACTGAGCAGGATGAGTGACGGGCGAGACGACCATGACAGACATGCGTGTCCAGGGCGCGTTCCACACGAAGGCTTTGTTGGGACGGTGGAGGGTGTGCCATGCTTTTTCGATTTCCTGCTCAGGACAACCGAACTCACGGAGAATGGGGCCGAGCTGTGAGAAGTCGGAAGGGGTGGCATCGTAATAAGCGAGGATGCCCCAGTGGGAGTCTATGTCGAGATAATCCCTTATCATTTACGATTTGCCAATTTGCAATTTACTATTTATTTACGATTTGATTATTTGACGATTTACTTGCGGTTGGTAATTTGTAAATCGTCAAATCGTAAATCTATATCATGTCTTCCCAATAAGGGATATATTTTGGGCCGAGGCCGCAAAGGTCGGACATCCAGCGGTCGAAGATATAGCCTTCGGCCTTGTCGATGTCATCTATGTAGTCGCGGATGGCGAGGGCGTGATGCTTGGCATCTGGGACGCTGGAGCCGAGTTGGTCGGACTTTACCATATTGGCGACAAACACGTGGTCGTAGAGGACGTTGTTTTTCAACTCTACGCCGTTTGTTTTGAGGAGGTTCTCTACTTCCTCGCGCGTCATTGGCGTGATGGCTTGCGGTTTCCCGTCTGGTCCTGCTTTCTTCATAAGGGACACGGCGTAGTCGCAGAGTGGCTTTGAAAAGTGGTGGCCGTACTGAGCAAGGTACTTGCGCAGCGGTTCCGGCATGATGTCGTATTGGCGGAGATTTTCCATAGTTGTTTTATTTGGGCTGCGATGTCATCGCAGCATACATGACGATGATTGAGAAAAGTGGAGGGGGCGGCGGCGATGCGCCGCCCGCTCCGGGGAGGGAGAGGCCCGACGGAGAACCGCCGGGCACGGTGCTCAACCGCTGGGGCTTAGTAGCCGCGACGGTCACCGTAGCCGGTGTAAGCCGGGTTCTCGCGGTACATGCCGCCTTCGCGGTAGTTGCCGCCGCCGTAGTTCATGCCACCGCCGTAGTTGCGATAGCCTACGTTACCATTCCAGCCCATGCCGTAGCCGCCACGATAGCGGCCACCACGCTCCTGCAGTTGCTGAAGCTCGGGCATGTGTTCGGCCATCTTCTCCCAGAGGTCACAAACCGCTTCCTTGGCAGCCTGTGCCTTCTCGACGAGTTCCTGCTTGTCGTGCTCGTCGCGAAATTCTATACCGAAAATCATAGTCGTAAGGGGTGTTTAGTCGGATTCCCGTTTGCCTTTTGATGAGGAGCCTGAAATCTTTTTGTTCAGATCCTGCATCATGGACATCATGGTGTTCATCGTGTTCACCACGTCACCCATCTGACCCTTCAGGTTGGCGATGTCCTGCTTCTGCTCTTCCTCCTCCTTATAGCGGGGATTAAGCGACATCAGGAACTCCTTTCCTTTCACCAGCACTGCCTCGTGATAGGGGTTTTCCTCGATGTGCTTACGGCTCTTCTGCATCATGGAATCGACGGCAGGCAACATTCCCTCGGTAGTGCAACTGATGGTGGTCTGCCCGTTGTTGTATGTGGCAGATGAAGCGGTTGGAGTCAGGTTCGAGAACGGAATGTCCTCATTACCTACGCGGGCAACTACCTCCACGACGGGTTGCATCATGTTGGTGCCGGCATAGATGCCAGGGGTTGCTCCAGGTGTCTGCGTCATGTACATGGGCTTGGGTTCGGGTTTGTTCACCACCGTTGCGATGGTGAGTTGCGGTTCGGTGCCACCCTCCTGAAGGATGTAGATGGGCGAGCCTTGTTTTAGGCTTTGGAAATCCATTTGTTATTGCTTTTTGTTTGTTAATACTATCCCGCCGCTGATGCGACGGGCACAGTGGCTGTCAGACCACGGTGCGACTCATCAGCTGGAGGATGCCGTTCTCCGCATCGTTGAATACGAGGAAGACTCCAGTGCCGCCGATGAGGTCAGCCACGGTTACTGCAGTTCCATCGAAGAGGGTGAGCGCACGGGTCGTACCGTTCCGCGTCAAGGTGACGGGCAGCGTTGGTGTCGTGCCCGTCGGGATGGAATCGGCGATACGCACCGTGAAGTAGCCAACGGGAGGAAGCGGACGGCGATACGAACCGAGAGCGAGGTCAACCGTCGCAGTGCCTACGGTAGTGTTGCTCGTGCGCAGGTAGGGAATCCCGTTGATATTGGTTGGTATATTAGCATAACATCCCATAGCTCATTCCTCCTTTCTTAGAAACCGAAATTACCGTAGCCGCCGGGGTATCCGCCGAACATGCCGTTGGGGTAGATGCCTCCGCTGACATAGGGCGTAGCGTTGACGGCCACGAGGTTCGGGTACTGCACGTTGACGGTATTAGGCAGCTTGCACTTGATGTCGTCAACCTCCTTGTTGAGTGCGGCGAGTTGTGCGTTGACCGGAGCCATTGTCTGACCCACCACACCGGCGATGTACTGGTTCTGGTTAAGTTGGGAGATTTCGCCTGCCAACTGCGTGTTCTTCTCACGCGCGGCATCGAGTTTGTCCTGTAGCGCCTGAGTCTGCATGGCGTCGAGCTTGGCGAGGACAGCCTGCGTGTTGCGGTTGGCACCATCGGTGAGGGCGTAGGTTTGCTGGCAGGTGGCGAGTTCGTCCTTGCCTGCGTTGAGCGCCATCTGTGTCTGGATGCCGGAGAGGCCGCGCTCTACGCCGTTGAAGCCCTGATTCAGGCCCATCTGTACGCCGTTGAAGCCGCTGTTCATGCCTTGCTGCAGTTCGCTGGTCTGCTGCGCGATAGCATACTTGTTGTCGCAGCAACATTGACAGAGTTGCTGGCTTAGGGCAGCGTTGCCGCTCTGGATGGCGTTGATGATTTGCAGCGGAGTCATGCCCTGCTGTGCAGCGATTGAAGCGAGCGAAGACTGGATGAGCTGGATGCCGCTGTTGACGAGGTTGAAGTCCTGGCCGAGCATCGTCGAGAGGGTTTGTGTAGCCGTGCGGCTTTGTTCGCCCTGACTGGTCACAGCCTGCATAATCAGGTCGCGGCCATTGTTGCCGTTGATTTGACTGGAGAGGAAGGCTGCACCGCTGCCGCCGCCCATGCCGTCACCATTGCCATACCAGCCGAACATGCGAGCGAGAATGCCCATTGCGAACAACTCGGTGATGTTGTTCATGTTCATGGCATTCCAACCATAGCCGCCTCCGAAACCTCCGAAGCCTCCCATGCCGCCATTCATGGCTGCACCGAGCATGAAGGGCACGACACCGTTACCGAAAGCGCCGCCTCCATTACCGCCGTTCGTGTCGGGAATGGAAAATACTTTCATGTCACTCATAATTGTGATGTGTTTGTGTTGTGGGTAAAAATGTGAATAATCTCGCGGGTCTTATTGAAGAACCCGGCGGCAAAATTACGCACTCATTCCACTGACACAAAGACAATTACATGAGAGCACACGAAGACAACACTTCATCCCCGAAGCACCCGTTTCAACATACTGCTATACAGGAGTTTTGAGATGGTTTACAATGTTGTACACCTGTCTATCGCTGATTCCATAACGCTGGGATAGTGTCAAGAAGATTACCTTTCTATTCCGCTCTGTGCGCGACATTTCAACATAGTCTCGATACAAGTCACAATACTTGTAATCTTCCAGTTTTACGCCCGAATACTTCAGCTTTTGAAGCAATTCTTTGTTAAATTCAATAATTTCTGCACGTATCATAGCTCTCTTTTGAAAAATAATAACTACATTTGCAATCTCTTACCTACACGCTGACAAAATAATCTGCCAATCGCGGATGAACGAGGATTATAGCCCCCGACCATCTGCGATTGGCAGATAGCGTGTAAGAAGGTAAGAGAGCTTTACGTGCAGGTCGGGGACTTTTTTGTGTCCTGTCCCCAAAGGAATTTATCTGCAAGATAAAGTCTCTTGAATGTTCGGTCAAGGGCAGAGGTATCGCAAAGTAGCCTCGACCCCAAACAGAACCCCCTGGCTTCATGGCGAGGGGTTTTGTTTTATTGTTTGGCTTGGATTATTCAGGTTCAGCAACTCCCATGTGGTAGGAGCAGCCATGTGAGATTTCTTTTTGGGGGTGCTCCTGCGTGTGGAGTTCACGGAGTTGCTGCTGAAGAGCAAGGATATAGCGCTCCTTGTCAGCAAGCTGGTCGCGAAGTGCAGTTACGGTTTCGTCCTTTGTGGTCAGTTCACGCTTTAGCGATTCTATGGTTTCTTCTTTTGCGGCGAGGGCGGCGTTGACAAGGCTTGAATGGTCTGGTGAGTTTACCATATCGGAAAAGCCAGCTGGTGCGTCGGTGTCGGAATGTGTTGCTGAGGGTTGCAAATCTGCTGTGAGCATCACGTCACTATCGCCACGAAGCCATGCTGGGTTGAACACGTTGTCGAATGCAGAATTGACTTTTCTTAGTGTTTCTTGTTTCACTTTTTTTATTCTGCCATTTAACACTCGAGAGATGGTAGCCTCAAATAGTCCTGAACGACGGGCTACATCTGCCTGGTTGTGAGCTTCGGTGTTGGCATAAATCCAATCAAGCATCTGCTTGAAAATTTCATTCTCTTTTGTTTGCATAGCTGTAAATATATTAAAAAATGTTAATACTTGTTTTTGCTTGCACCACTTCTCACTTATTCTTCTTATCTTTGTAATCCCGAAATAAATAAATTAAGGTTTCTTTATGTCGGGAAAACAGGAAGGGTCTGTAGGCGCAACAAGGTACGTCTTTCAGCGGAAAGCGTAGTGCCGCCGATGCTAATTTTTTGAAATCTCCACTGCAAAGGTAAGGCTTTTTCCTGTATTTTGAATATAATATGTGTTAATAAATAAAGCAAAAAAAATGCAAGAACGAGTAACAAGACAAGAACTGAGGGATATGCGTGTCGGTCAGACGCGCATCTTTACGCTGGCGGACAAGAAGAAAATTGCGTCGGCAAGGGTGCAGGCCAACCAACTGAAGAACGAGGAAGACTTGGACTTTGAGGTGAAGGCCGACTATTCGTCGGCCTCGGTCAGTGTGACAAGGACGAAATGATGGACCTATTACATAATACCAATGAAACTGAAACGCTATCTAAGGAATTTATGGCTTGCCCTGATGGGGTGGAATCCGTATCAGGTGGAACTGGCGGAAACGAAACGGCATCTGGATGACGCAAAAGTCGATGCCCATCGCTGGACTGACGTGGCCAAGAAGGCTACGGACAGTTTGGTCAGGAAAGAGCAGGAGGTGAAAAATTACCAAAACCTGACGGAAAACTTGCGCCAGCGCATCACGGATAAGGACATAGAAATAGACCGACGCAAGCGAGATTACGCAAACGCCATCGACACACTGCGTGAGCAACATCGTCTTGAACGTGAAGAGCTGAAGCAGAAAAACCAGAATCTTCGCGATGACCTCGATGCCACATTGGAAGAGCTTCAAAAGGTTAACCACGACATGGGCAGGGAGATGATGAATACGAACCTACTGGCGAAGACTAATGCCGCATTGAACGACCTCTGCCAAGCGATGCGTTCGGCGGATGTGGAGAAGATGAAGGCGGTGGCGGAGTATCTGGACTGGAGCAATCTATTGTTGCAGGTCGCGCAGTTGCATCTCGTCGTTTTGCGCAGAAACCTGGAGTTGGAAGAAAGGCTTAATCACAAGTAATCCAGACGGGCAACGTCCGCGATGGAATCGTGGGGCAATAAACGAAATATAGTTATTCAATAATACGAAACGAAACAATGAAAAAGATTTATGTAAAACTTGGAGCGGTGGCAGCGGTGCTGCTGATGGTTTTCTGCCTGATGGCGTGTGAGGAATCTGTGCCGTCTGAGGTGGGGCCCAGAGAGGCTGTGGTGGCTGGTGGCTACGACAGCGAGGTGTATGCAAAGAAGCTGAACATCGGCAAACATGCGTATATTGTGGTGTACACGACGTGCGATGGGCAACCTGGGCACACGGTGCTTCAGTGCGGAAAAAACCATTGCTTCCTGCGTCATAGTCCCGACTGCCCATGTCAGAAGGCAGGGCACCAGGATGCGTCCATCATTGAGGATGAAGCCACTGAGAGTACGGATCCTTTTGACTGGTAGTTCTATGATTTACGCACGACTTCTGAGCATGACGCTCATTCCGTTGGCGGCAGTGTATTATCTGCTGTGCGTGCTCCAGCTCTTCGGGGTAATCCGCTTCACCAAGGCTGACATCCGATTTCCCCGTGTATTGATACCGTTTTATTATTTTATCTATTCATCAACTAAAAACAAAAAGAAATGAAACCATTTGAAATCAAGAGAGGCCACATTGTTGGCATCATCGTCGGTGCCCTCGTTATCTTCATGCTCTTCCTGTTGCAGGGAGCCTTCGAGGATTGCGACAAATCTAAAATCTATGTCAACCAGTACCCCTATACGGGCAACTACGCCGTGTGGACCGATGGTGGACTGCAGCAGCAGTGGTGGGGCAACATCTACGAGTATCACAAGACATCGCAAGTGGAGTTCACCGGCGTAGAGAAGAACGAGGAGGGATATGTGGCAGTTGGCGACAATCCCGGTGCAGCCGTCACCTTCAACGATAAAGGCAAGGGATTCATCATCGGCTCGCTGCGTGTGGTGTTGCCTACGGATGCCGGCCACATGTCGAAGATACAGCAGGACTTCGGCTCGGAACAGGCGCTGATTTCCGCGCTTATCCGTCCCACGCTCTACAAGGTTGTCACCTCGTGTGGCCCGCTCATGTCCTCGTTGGAGAGTGTCAGCGAGACCCGCACCGACCTTATCCAGTACATCACCGACCAGCTCAACGACGGCGTGTATAAAACCAAGATGCACAAGATGACGGTCATCAACGAACTGACGGGCGACAGCGACATCGTGGCAAAGGCCGAACTGATTATGGACAGCAACGCCCCCGGCGGCTACAAGCGGCAGGAGGTCAGTCCCTTCTCACAGTACGGCATTGTCTGCAACCTCGTCAGCATCACCGACATCAAGTACGACAAGATGACGCAGGACCAGATTGACGCACAGAAAGCCGCTAACCTGGCACAGGTGACATCGAAGACCAAGAGTCTTGAAGCCATCCAGAAGACCATCCTCGTGACGGAACAGGGCAAGCAGGCCGCCGAGACTGCCAAGTGGGAGCAGGAGAAGGAGAAGGCCAAGGCCGTGACCAAGGCAGAACAGGAGTTTGAGGTGGCCCGGCTGGAAGCCGCCCGTGCCGAGGAAGTAGCCAAGCGTGTCAAGGCAGAGGGCGAAGCCAAGGCCGCTGCCAACCGCGCCCTCGTCAGTGCCGGACTCACGCCACTGGAACGCGCCACCATCGAGAAGGAGACAGCCATCGGCATCGCACACGAACTGGCGCAGAGCCAAGTTCGCTGGGTGCCTGAAATAATCATGGGCAACGGTGCTGGCAGTGGCAGCGCGATGGATGCCGTCGGCCTGAACATGATGCTGCAGGTGGTGGAGCGGATGAATAAGAAATAGTGTCCACGCGCTTATCCGTGTGGAGGTTCTCGGATGACAGCCGGAAAGACGGCAGGCTGTGCGGAAAGGAGTAAAAGCGCCGGACGCGCAGCCACATGGGAGTGAAAGACCCGTAAATGGGCAACGGGCAAGTAAGATTGGCGCTGAGCGGTGGTTCGATTCCACACACTCCCACAAAAGAAAGAAAGGATATGATAGAACTTGATACTATATATAATATGGATTGCTTGGAGGGGATGAAGATGATTCCTGACGGGATGGCGGACGCGGTAATCTGCGATCTGCCATACGGGGTGTTGCATCGGAACAACCCGAATGCGCAATGGGACAGGATGATTCCGATGGAGCCGCTGTGGGAGCAGTACAAGCGGATTACGAAGCCCAATGCTGCCATCGTGCTCTTCGCCCAAGGGATGTTCACGGCACAGCTGATGATGAGCAATCCGAAGATGTGGAGGTATAATCTGGTGTGGGACAAAGGGCGTGCTACGGGTTTTCTCAATGCCAACCGAATGCCGCTGCGTTATCACGAAGACATCTGTGTGTTCTATCAGAAGTTACCAACCTACAATCCTCAGATGGAAGATTTGAACGGACGTGAGCCTAATCATCCGCAAGGTCACGGCGACCATGTGGAAAAGAACTCATGCTATGGGAAGGTGGGACGCATCAATCCGACATACGAAGACAAGAAACATCCGCGCTCCATTATCACTGTGAAGGCTGTGCATTGTAACGAGGAGCAGTTTCACCCCACCCAGAAGCCCGTTGACCTGCTCCGCTATCTCATTCGCACCTATACCAATTCGGGGGGGGGGTAGTATTGGACAACTGCATGGGCAGTGGCACGACTGCCATCGCCTGTCTGAAGGAAAAGAGGCACTACGTCGGCTTCGAGCTGAACAAGGAATATTACGACAAGGCGCAGGAGCGCATAGAACGGGAACGACAACAGTTGACGCTGTTTTAGGACGATGAACAAACAAGACAAACATATACCGAAGAATATCTCCCTGGTGGATGTGATGCGGATGAACGGTTACGAACCGGCCCACATGCCTAAGAAGGCAGGTGCGAGGGTGCTGTACCATTGTCCGTTCCATCATCCCGATACAAATCCGTCGTTCAGTGTGGAGCAGCAGGCCGATGGCGGCCATGATGCGCCTGGTTGGATTTGTGGCGGTTGCAACAAGGCGGGATATGGTGCCATTGCGCTGCAGGCGGCGCTGATGGGACTGGACCACACGTCGCTGACGGGCGAACAGATGCAGAAGGTATGCCAGCGCTTAGTGGACGATCACAATGTAGAGATTGAGGGGACGGCACCGACGACACCGGAACAACGCACGACGGTGGTGAAGGCACAGTCCGACTGCGACTATGACCTGACACCGTGGACGGCGGAGCATCTGCGGGCGCTGGGCTTCACGGTGAAGTTGGCTACCGTGCAGGGCGAGGACGGCGAGCAGGTGACACGTTTCTCGCAGCCCGATGCCGACGGCCTATGGCACTCGCCCGACGGCAACCCCGAACCGCTATACCGTTGCTCGCTGGATCGCGAATACTGGCGGGGCAGGGGAGAGGCACGCACTGCTGCAGAGTGGGGCGAGGTGGTGGAACGTGAGTTCAGGACCTATCCCGTAGATACGTTCGTCACGGCAGCCACGGAGCCGAAGCAGGGTGGCAAGATTTCCCTCTGCATCAAGAGCCGTCCGTCATACCCCATCTTTGTCATGCCATACGAATGGGGTGTGAAGAAGTACGAGCCGAGGAGCAAGACTGGCAACAAATGGTACTGGCACAGCAAGGAAGATGTGGGGACGAAGGTATATGGCAGCCGGACGGCGATGGCTGCGCTGGAAGCCTTCGGCGGCAGAATCGCCGAGCACACGGGAGAGCAAGGTGGAAGCCCTTGGTGGGCTGACGTGCAGAAGGACTTGCGGCATCCGCTGGTGAAGATAATAGGGAAGGATGAGAAGGGCGATGCACGCACATATTATAAGATGAAGCGTCTGTGCCTGTGCTCTGGGCCGAGGGATGCGATGCAGATGTGGGCAGCGACGGACGCACACGTCCTATGGCTACACAATGAGTTGGCCGGCATACACGACGGCGTGCTTGACGAATGGCTTAGGGCGTTGCTGGTGAGAATGACACAGGTGGCGGTGGATGTGTATGTGTGCTATGACCTGGACCAGACGGGTGTGGCTTGCAGCGGAAGCATTGCGCTTGAAAACGCTAACGTGCATTGGGTGAGGTTGCCAAGGGAGATGGCAGAACCTGTCGGCAAAACCGACGGGCACAGTGGCAAACCCCTGAAGGATGTGACGGACTTCGTGACGCATTTCCCGCAGATACAGAAGCGGTTTGCGCCGGACTTGCGCAAGGCAAACCCATCGGAAGCACTGATGCGACTGCTGAAGAATGCGTTGACGATGCAGTTTTGGATTGACAAGGCGACGACGAAGAAGACACGCGAGGGCGACGAGAAGGAAAAGAACGTGCGCTATGTATTGAGCGTGGCGAACCTCCTGCAGTTCCTCGACGCGAAGGGCATACGCTGTCACGGCGACGAGCGCGGACAACGTGCGTTCTACCAACTCTCTTTCCACAACACATACCGCTACCTTGACACCTCGCGGACGGGCAGCCAACTGGAGGCCGTGAGCCGCACGGCGATGCTCGACTGGATAGATGCACACATCAGCGAGGAGGATGCGCCCTTCAAGGCCAACCTCGTCAACACCATCTTCACGGGCAAGGGGCTCGACCTAAGGACGATGAGCACGATGCCCCCGACATCCATCAACGAACATTCGTGGGGCGAGACGTTCGACCATTTCTTCTTCGAGAACACAGCGGTGCGCGTCGATAAGGACGGCATCAAGGCTGTGGCATACGAACAGTTGGCGTGGGTGACGAACGAGGAAGCCATCATGCCGGGCGAGTTCCAAGAAATGAAACAATCGTGGCGTATCGTCATCAATCCTAAATATGAAACTGAGCGGAAGCGGCACGAAGAGATAAGCAAGCAATGCACCACGCCCGCCATGCGAGCCGCCGAGAACCTGCGCTGGAAAAACTACGAGAACCTGTGGAAGTACAGGCTCATCATGGACAAACCCTTTGATGAGATGCCGATGCACTTCCAGTTCGTGTATAACACCTGTCGCATCTTCTGGGAGAAAGAATCGTTTGGCGAGACGCTGACAGCCGTGGAGCGGCAGATGCAGGACATGCACTTCATTAACAAGGCACACGCTGTGGGCTATGCCATCACGCGGCACAGGAGCCTTGCCAGCCAACAGACTGTTCACATGACCGACTATAGCGTGACGGACGAGAACAAAGCCAGTGGACGCAACGGCAAGACTGCCTTCATTGACCTGATGGCACTTGTGCGCCCGTCGTCGGCCAACGTCGCCGGCAAGAGCATGAAGAATATCTCGATGGAGGTTCTGTTCGGCTCTGTAGTGGCCGGCCTGCACACCCTCGTCTGTGTCGATGAACTTCCCAACAACTTCAACGTGGAGGACATCTACAACATCGGCACGAAGATAGTTTGCAAGACACTCTACAAGCAGCCCATCACACTGACGGGCGACGAGGTGCCGAAGGTGTTCCTCACGTCAAACAAACCTTTCGACCGCTCGTCAGGCTCTACCAAGGGACGTATCTATCCCTGCTACACCTCTGACTACTACCATGCCGCCACAGACGATGGACGTTGGCTCGACCACGCTCCGAAGGACGACTTCCAGGAGAAGTACGGTGTGGCCGAGGTGGCCCGCAACCTGCCACCCGCGTTGCTCAACGAGGTGCAGAACCTGCTGCTGGCCTTTGCACAGTTCTATCTGCAGCACCCCAACGAGGTCATCCTGCCGCCCACCGAGGCGCGCAGCCTGCGCCGCGAACTCTACGCCATGACCAAGGACGGCGGCCTGACCGACTGGATGCTGCAATACTTCGAGGATGTGCCCGACAATCCGCGTATTGGTCAGCCCATCCCGCCGCAGGAGATGGCCATCAGCCTCTTGGACAGCGAGGGAGAGGCGGTCACTTACGAGACAATCGAGAAGACCAAGAAGCGCATCGCAAAGTACCTGAAGCCCTGCCTGAACCGCATGGGCATCGTCATGGACCCCGACGTGGTACTGACTACGGCATCGTACCGCCGTCATGGTGGCCGACAGATGCGGGCATGGATGACCCAACTCGACGGCCTCGGTCGCCCGCTGGAGAAGATGGTGAAGAACCAATATCGCCGCGAGGTCAGCACCGGCGAGCGTCTGCCGAGGGAACTGAGCAACCACGTTTTTGTGCATTACTTCTACCGCAACAGGCCGGGTGAAGTGCCGACAAAGCCTTACACGCAGGGAAAGGAATATGAAGAGGGATATGTGCAGGCAGCTCCGGAGAAGGACCCGGAGGCCAGGGCCAATGAGGTCTTGGAATAATGAAATATTGCAAGGTGAAGAAGAGAAAGGTCATAGTCATCCGCCGTTCGTGCCTCACGGGGCGTGTGGTATGGGTGTACCAGGGTACGTCGCATGAGGCAGCACGCAAAGCCTACTGGCGGGCCTGCCGGAAAGAAGTGGAACGTGTGCGGAAGTGGGAAGAGGAGGTTCGCCGCCGACAGGCCCACTATGCCAAGCTGCTGGCCGACATGTTGGCTGAGTTGCCTATAGATGCAACGCTGTCGCCCGAGCAACAGGGGGCTGCCAAGGAGCTACAACGGCAGGCTCAAGAACAGACGGAGTGTGATCGTGAGTTTTACGACCACATCATGGAGATGAACCGCCGTCGCGATGAGGACAGAAAAATACGACAGAGGATGAAGAAATGAAATTATGCGAATGGATATTATGTTTAATCGGGTTTATAACAATATAAGGGAAAAATACAGCCATGAGTAAGCAGAATTTTATTATTGCTGAGGGTGAGGTTACTGAGGCATTGGGCGGTGACCGTTTCCGTGTGGAGTTGGACAACGGTGTGAGCATCCTTGGAATGCTCAGCGGCAAAATGCGGCAGCGGCACATCCGCATCATGCCAGGCGACCGAGTGAATGTAGAGTTGTCCCTCTACGATCTCACAAAGGGACGCATCAGTTATCGGTATAACGTCAACAGATAACCGACATGATGAAGAAATATGTATTTACCAACGAAATCATAATAAAACGATGAACAACGAAGTACTTCAATCCATTGCCCTCGTCATGGGCATTGTCACCTACGCAGCGATGACCTTTATGGCTGCGTTCGCATTTGTCCGGCTACGAAATCAGTCCAACGACCTTCTGGTGCTGAAGGTGGAACTCTTCAAGGTGTACTCTATGCTTTCCGCCACAAAGGTGAAAGAGCAATTCGCAGAGGTGGAGAAATTGAGGAAACTCCTCCCCCACCTGGTAAAACGAGAAAAATTCGCCGAAGCAGCCAAGGTGAAGGAGCTCATCGAGCAACAGGAGGAAGCAGCTATGAAGGCCCTGAAATGGCTCAATGAGACCTTTGGCGACAACGCGGGAATCAATGTAACCAAAATCTCATTATAACTATGGGACAGAAGAAACTGAAAATCTACATCTCGGGCAAGATTGCCCACATGGACCTCGACGAGCGCCGCCGGAGGTTCAAGATGGCAGCCGACTACTGGCAACTGAAAGGCTACGACGTGTTCAACCCTTTCGAGAATGGGCTGTCTCAGGAGGCGGACTGGCATGAGCACATGAGGGTCGATATTCGCGCACTTGTGGACTGCGACATCATCTATATGCTCAGCGGATGGGAGCACTCCAAAGGGGCGAAGCTGGAGTTGGACGTAGCCAGCAGTTGCGGCATCCCTGTATGGTTTGAAACAAACAACAGAGAGTCATGATATACGAAGAGAATTATCCCGAAATCTGGTACAGCTAAAAAACGTGATATATGACCGTACACCGATTCATGTCAGAGGCAGAGTATGAATGCCTCATTAGCGGCGGCAAGCTGATGAACGCCACCGACCATGCACGGGAGCGGGGACAGCGGACGGATGCCGTGGGCTTCTGCTTCTTTACGGAGCCGCCCGAAGAGGCGATACATTGGCTCTCGGGCTGCTGCTACCCCGACTGGTGCGTGACGATGGAGGTGCCCGACACACTGCTCCGCCCTGCCACCGCCACCTACCGCGACCCGAAGAAGGACGACCTGATGAAGGGACCCATCTTTAGCGGCAACCGCCCCACGATGCAGAAGCGGGAGTGGTGCTGCACGCAGTATGGCCTGGCCGACGGGGTGAAGGTGATTGCCGTCACGCAGAAGTATAAGGTGAGTGCTGAGATACGGCGATTGCTGCAACGGATGGGGATGATGCCCTGAGATTTTTTTCAGGCCACGAATTGAAAGAATTGCACGAATTGATATGGCAGCAATGAGCAACCCGACACATAGCACTACCCCACTTCCTGCTCTCCCCAAGAGCTGGAGCGAGCTCACCTGGCAGCAGCTCACCGACTGCTGGACGGTGAAGATGCGCTTTGGCGGCAACTCCGACGTGGCGCGGGCGGCGGCACTGCTCACCCTCTGCGGACTGACGGTGCGGCACGATTCCGGCGCGTCGTTCAGCCGGCAGACTGGCGAAGCCACCTACTCCCTGAAGGGCAAGGATGGGCGGTTCTTCACGGTGACGGCAAGAGAACTGGCCCACCTCGCCCGCCATGCCCTCACCTGGTTCGACTTCCCCTACGGCGATCCGGGCGAGAAGGAGGAGCGCGACGAGCAGGGCAAGGTCACGAAGGAACGGCGCGAGGCAGTCAGCGGGTACGTCAGCGGCTTCCGCGACGCGATGGAGCTGCCCATCGACAAATGCACAATTTACAATGCAGGGTTCATAATTCCCGGCGAGAAGCGCAAGTGGTGGCAGAGACTTTCAACTCTCAACTCTCAACTCTCAACTAAGGTGTTCTCCCTCCCACAGGTGGCAATGAACAACCTCACCTGGCAGCAATACCGCTCCCTGCAAGCCATCGCCCCCCAGCTCTTTCAGGAGGGCAACACCGACGGACAGGTGCTCCACCTGCAAGCCCAGTTCCTCGCCCACTGCCTCGTGCCACGCTCCTTCGCCCTGCTCGACACCAGCGGCGGCAGCATCCGCCTCCGTCCCCACTGGGAGTTTCGCTACAATGCCGAACAAGCCGATGGGCTGGCCCGGTGGTGGGAAAGGCGGCTCTCTCAGAGTAATCAGAGTAATCGGGATACTCAGATTTCTACCCTCTTCCACATCTGCTTCCAGTGCTACCAGACTGCCATCCAGTATTACTCCCACGTCTATCCCCTCCTCTTCCAGGACAGCGGCAAGAGCGACCCCCTGCGCGACGCCCTCACCGGCGAGGTGGGCACCATCAACATCGTGATGAAGTACGCCGGATATGCCGAGCAGCAGCAGGTGTATGACTCGAACCTCCCTTTCGTCCTCGACATCCTGAACACGATGACCAAGGAGGCCAAGGAGATAGAGAAAATGAATAGTAAGATTAAGAAGAAATAATAGCCTCAATAAAAAGCTCAACATTATGTTAATCATGTTCACATCACGCTGCCACATGGGGTGTCCGCACTGTATGCAGGATGCGAAACACTGACCATAAGAATTAATGAATATTTATTGCATAAATAGATTCCCGCATGGGATATTATTAACTTAATTATTACAACTATGAAATGGAAAGAACTTGACTGGAAGGTGCGCGGCATCATTGGTATTGTCGCCGTCGCAGCTGTGTTGTTCGGCTTGGCCATGCTGTCCTCGCTGACGTAAAACGAATGGAGAGAGGGGCTCGCTCCTCTCTCCTTAACCCTCAAATTAGGATGAAAGAAATTGAAAAAAGGGCTGCTGAATGTTTGAAAGCGGCAAGGAAGATGTACAAAGAGGCGTATGACATGGAATTGTCTGAGTCCGAGAGTCAGCAATTACTTCAGAATCTTATTTCATATATTGCTTATGATGATGTAATCCCCCACATGGGTAATATTGAGGCAGATATGGCAAATATGAAAGCTGTAAAAGCGTATATAAATAAGCAGGTGTAGCAAGATATACTCCACCAACCGTCCCAACATGCAGGAGTTTCTTGGAGCCTTGCAGCCCTTCTGGCGCGACCTTCAGCAAGAGCGTGGCAGGTACCGTATGGAGATGCAGTCAAAGAAGCGGGAGCGGGACTATGCCGAATGGGAACGCACCCGTGCCACCAAGGAGCAGATAAAGAAGATGATTGAGGAAGGCAAGTTGCGCAACCCGGAGAAGTGGGTGGCTATCTTAGGACTTAATTTTGAGGAATAGAAAAAATCCATAATGCTTATGAAACTGATTACAAACATCATCGAGAGAGTGAAGCTGCGTGAAAGGCGCAGGAGTAGCGAACGTGTGAAGGAGGATTTCCAGATAACGGAGCGAGACGGCGAGATATGGCTTACCTTTGCCGGGTGCCCCATCCTCCCCTCATCCATGCTGAAGGAAGACCCGATAGCAACTCTTACAAGGGTTAGGGAATTGCACATGAACGACAAGTATTAACTTTATAAATCAAGTAAGCTATGACAATATTTTTAAACATCATCCAATCCGTTTTGCTTATCGGTTTGGTCATCATCATTACGATTGAAACGAAGAACCTTCTTCGTGCATCTAAGGCTGTTGATATGCTTGAAGGGCTCACTGACAACTATTTTGAGGAGTTGGAAAAGGTGCAAAGGATTGCCAAACACTTCCGTGAAATAGAGGATGAGGTGCTTAAAAAGTTGCACAGTGAGAATCTCAACCATGCCAACGAGGAAGAATAAACCCGTAAGGGAAGTAATACAATTAATTCACATCACTATGAAATGGAAAGAACTTGACTGGAAGGTGCGCGGCATCATTCTTATACTTATCTATTGCTTTTGATTACACATTAACTATAAAATAACTATGGCAGCAATAGACAAACTGTATGTTCATTCATACTATGAGTATGATGACTTAAGGAGATGGGCGATTGCTTATTATCCTGAGCTGTTGTTCTACTTCTATGATATTATAATGACTTATCAGCAATGGAAAATCAACAGTAATGCTTACGCAAAAATACACATTGCTATTGCCAAGAGGGACTATGAGAAGATAGGAATAGAAAGTCGTGCGGTGGAAAACCTTATTAAACACTATAAGGAATCTGTTGGCTATGATTGTCCAAGAGAACAAGCTGAGGAGGAAGCATTTTCAATTATAGATGCCTACCATAAGACGGCAAGAGATTGGGAGGATTCATATACTTGCCCAGTATTGAACACTCCATTTGAAGTAGATAAGAAACTCTTATGGATTTGTCCAGTTCCTTGTGTTAGAAAGTATCTTGAGGAACAATGCGGATATAAGACTCGTTGGTATCACAAATTGTTTTGGAGAGGTAAAAAACATTTTTAATAAAGTCAATTATTAATGGATAAAATCAAGAACTGATGAAATCATACACAGACATAGAACAAAGCAAGAAACTTGCAGAGATACTGCCACTTGAGAGTGCAGATATGGCTTGGTGCAATAACTCTATAAAAGGGGTTAATTATACAGATAAATTCTCCGCTAATCTTTACACCGTAAAAGAAATGCAAGACGTATTTAACGAAGCACTCCACGGATGGGATAAATATTGGGAACTTATTCCTTGTTGGAGTCTTGTGACATTGTTTAGTTTAATTAAAGATAAATGTGGATATTTTGAATTTGTTTATCTCAAACGAACCTCTGATGGTAGGGCGAATCTGTTGGAAGATGTTTATAGACTTTCAACCGATATATATGATGTGTATAATAAAGAAGCAGTTGATGCTTGCTACGAAATAATATTAAAGTTGCATGAACTAAACTTATTGTAATATGGAACTTAAAGATTATACAGCCGAAGAGTTAAAAGCCGAACTCAAAAGAAGAACTGAAATCGCCAAGGCGCAGAAAGCGGAAGAAATGAAGACTGCGTTGCGGTGTAGGAATTGCAGGCATTGTGCTCCTAATCCCAAGTGGCCCATCCAGTACCAGTGTATGGTAAGGACATGGGGCAAGAAATACCCTCGGCACTATTGTGTGAACCTTTCTAATAAAGCATGTGATAAATTTGAACGAAAGGATAATAAACTATGACTATTGTACTTTGAGGCGCAAAAGTAAAATAACTAAAATCTTATTGTAACTATGAATACAGAAGAAAAAGCAAGAGCCTATGATGAAGCTCTTGAAAGGGCCAGGGAGGCAAAGCAGAATACCGAAAGTGCCGTCACAATAGGTGTACTTGAGGAGGTATTTCCCCAGCTTGCCGAGGACTATGATGAAAGGATAAGGAAAAACATCAAGATTGCTCTTATGAGTGTGGAAGAAGAACTTGCAGACTTTTATTATACACACCACACTTCGCAAGAAGAACTTCTCACTTGGCTTGAAAAGCAAGGTGAACCGAAATCCTACTGGAAACCAACTAAGGAACAATACGAAGCCTTAGATTATGCCTATAATAGTTGCTCCGATACTGAAAAAGGTAACTATTATGAAGGTGTTTTGGAGACCTTGATAGAAGATTTGCATAGGTTTGAAAAGCAAGGTAATCCTGCTGATAAGGTCGAGCCAAAGTTCCATGTAGGTGATTGGATTATATCGAACAAAGCTCACGAAGATTATCGTGTTTGTAAAATTACTGATATTAAGAATGGCTATTATACAATCGAGTCTATATATGGATATAAAGGCTATAATCACTTCAATGTGTTTGAGGAATCCTATAGACTTTGGTCTATCGAAGACGCAAAGGTTGGCGATGTGCTTGTTTATGAAGATGAAATTTCACTATATAAGCACGATATAAAGAATTGCACTAAACAAGAAACAACCTTTGGCGGTTTTGTTTATTATTGTTGCTATGATGGTAAAAGATTTATAACGGATAGTCTTTATTCCCTAACAGAACAAGATAAAATGGATATTCATCCAGCCACTAAAGAACAGCGTGAACTTCTATTCTCAAAGATGAAGGAATCAGGATATGAATGGGATGCAAAGGAGTCGAAGAAAATTGTAGAAAAACATTCTTGGAAACCTGGTGACATTGTTAGACTCAAAGATGACAATGGAAAGAGATGGCAGATAGCAAAAGCAGCTGACCCTGAAAATTATGAAGAATGGTTTATTTCCGAAATACGAGAGAGTGGTATTGCAGGAGGTTGGGTTTCAACCTATATACTCGATACTGATTATGTGTTTGTAGAAAATCCCGCAGATGATGCAGCACTACTTGTAAAGAAAGAGTTCGAGAAGGTTAAAAGTGCTGTAAGTGACTGTAAAGAGGAAACAAGTTGGAGTGAAGAGGACGATAGGACACTGGGCTATCTATTGGCCGTACTTGAAGACGGCATCCCGACCGACTCCGGTAAGATGGGAAAGATTGTCGATTGGCTAAGAACACTTAAACAAAGAATAGGAGGATAGAATTATGGATTACACTTTAGTACAATACGCATGTGACAACTGTGGCGCACTGACGGAAGTGTTAGACCCAGACCAGCCATTACCAAAAGGATGGACGTATGGCAATGGCCTTCACGTTCATTATTGCCCAAAATGTTCAAAATAAAAGAATTATGATGACAAAAAGGGATAACAGTATTTATGCTGCCGCAAGAAAGCATAGCAGTAATTGTGACGGCAGAACGTCTTTTATGTGTGGCGCAAGATGGGCGGATAAACACCCAAACGCTGTGAGTATGGCTTATCTTCAAAGTTGGTATCAGGCTTCAGTTGACGAAACCAAAGAGCCAATCTGGACTGATAAGCATATAGAAGAATTGTTTAACGATTTTTACTTAATACCTAAAGCATAAAGTTATGGAAGCAAAAGATTTAATGATTGGGGATTGGGTGTGTTATAGCAGGCCTAACAACTACTGCACAAAGGTAGAAGGAATCAATCGTACATCAGATGGTGAGTTGGATTATATAAGATGTCATCGTGACCCTAATGATAGGCTTAGTGAGAAACAAAGATATGAAGATTTTGCCTTAGATATTCTTAGCTTTATTCCCCTCACTCCAGAGATTCTTGAAAAGAACGGTTGGGTTTACAACAACGAAGATGAAAAGTTCTTTCCGCAAACGTGGGTTGGTGGTGGATTGATGCTTCAGGGTACAGACGATTGTGGCTATCGCATTGTTGTCACTTCTGACTATGACGATGAAGATACCAATAACACTCCGTTTATTATCCTCTACGTCCACGAATTACAACACGCATTGAGGTTGCGTAGAATTAAAAAAGAAATAGTTTTATAATTTATGGATGCACCAGAGAAGATTTATTTTACTTCAGTTGAAGATGGTTTACATTATTATACAGAAGAAATACCATTTGAACGAGAATATATTGAATATACCCGTACCGATGCTTTTATTGAGAAGGTTTGTGATGCGTATTGTAAAGTTTGTGGACACTATCCTCATACAGTACCCATTCACATCTGTAGGCATGATTGCGACTATTTTAGTAACTTCAAAAAGGCAATGAAAGGAAAATAAGAGTATGGAAAAAGAAGTTAAAGATGTCACCCAAGTAATGATGGAGTACTATGGAGAAGAGCTTCCATTTAATGATGGAAGAACAAAATCCGCTTATTACTTCTTCTCTGCCGGTAGAGCTTTTGAACTTAAAAAGATAGAAGAGGAGCGGAAACAGCACCTAACTGATTTGCTTGACGCCTACCAGAAAGGCAAGCGGAAGGCAGTAGAAGCGCAAATGGACGAAATTGGGAATCAGCTTGCCGCTAAAATATTTGAATTAGGTGATAAGTTTCATTGGGGTTTCGGGCCAGGTATTGAAGAACACCAACCGACTCTCACGGAGCTGGACATCCTTAAGCGTCAGAGGGAAGTACTCAATGAACTACTGCCCAAGTACACGGGTAAGACGTTAGACAACGTATTAGTAAACATTGAAGCGAGAATCAAGGAGGAGGAAAAATGAAGTTACAACATTTATCCCGGATAGAGATAGCCGTTCGTTGTATCCTCGTGGTGATTGCATTACCATTCGCCCTTGTATGCCATCTATGTCGTCTAATCTCGCGTCCCTTTGAATTTGTGGTAGATAAAATAGCAATATTTGCCTGGTGGATAGGCAATAGCTTGCTAAAACAATCCGACGAGGTAAGGAATGGCAGTGTGAGAAATGAGTATGGTATAAGAAGATATACTGCCTCATTTGCGTGGAAGGAATTAAAACGAGGAGTAAACTTAAAATAAAATGGAACTATGAAGTATATTGATTCAGAGAAAATAACAGCCAAGATTGATGGAATCATCGACGGGCTAAAACGTAACTGCACCCCCGACCCAATGGGCACGACAGAAGAATGCCTGGTTGCTGCCGAGATTGAGGCACTGGAGCTTGTAAAGAGTGCCATCGAAGAGATGAAGCAGGAAGAACCGACACCTCCGGGCATCGAAGAGGAAAGTCAGAGGAAAGGCTGGCTCGACTACGGACTAATGATGAGCGAGATTGGATTGCACCGATACAATGCGATACACCGCATCAAGGCGCACAAGGAAGAGTTCGACCCTCTCACCATTCCAAACCTCTATCATGTCGCAGAATATTATAAGGCTGTTGGCGAAGAGGTGGTCTGCTGCTGTTTGCAAGCATACGGCAAGGATTTTATCTTCACACAGGATGAAGTCAAGGAAATCATAGATAAGGAGGGCAAGCAATGACTGCCAAGACCTTTGAGCAGGAATGCAGGGTGGGCCGCTTTGCCTTCGATCCCAACCGCTCGTTTGAGCAGCGGTGCGAGATAGTGAGGCGCACAGCCATCGCCACCGACATGACCTACGAAGAAAGACTGGCAGCACAACGCCGCCGGTATGGACTATAACAATTAAAACATCAAGGAACTATGACAATTAATTACGAAAACATTCATCAAGCCATCGCAGCACTAAACCAGTGCGTGAAAGAGAACGAGAACAAGCAGACGGACACGGGAGCCATCAGAGTGAGCGACCTTTGCGCAGATGTGTCCTACTTCTTATGCAAGGTTAGACAAGATTATAAATATTGGCAAGAGACGAAGGACGGGAAGATGCACGTCTATGTTTTCAACAACAGCAACGACGAAATCATTGCCGACCTTTGGACGTGCAGCGTGCCCGATGTTGACGAGCGCATTGTGATATGGAAAGATGGCGCACACCATCACTATGAGGTGGTACATCGCATCTATGGTGCCAATGCTGAAGAAAAGGTCGGAACGTGGAATATCTATGTCAACCCATTAAAGAAACCAAAGAAATGAAAATCGAAATTGACTACAACGGAGCCTTTGCCGTGTGCCGAATTGAACCGATGGAAGAGCCGGGCAAGATGGTGAACTTCAACGAAGCCGACACCAAGAGTCAGACCTATGCACTCAGCGCATTTCAGACTATCAAGGAACATTGGCAACGCGAGCAACGGCTGGCACGATTCAAGAACCTGCCCGTGATACACGTCAAGCGAGAGATTGAAGTTCATATCAATAATTTCAACCAACTTCAGGAATTGGCGAAAGAAGGTGTCATCGCTGAATGGTCGTTTGATATGTCGCGGACTCCTACACTCAGCGTGAAGATGTCAGACAACCACACCATCGTCGAAGATAACGGCTGGCTCATTCAAGACACCGAAGGCCGTTGGTGGGGCATGGATAACGGCTACCACCGTATGCTGGAGGAATATCAGAAAATCGTCATCGAGCGGTAGCCAAATTCTTCACTCTTCACTCTTTTAATTCGTGCCCATTCGTGGCGATTCGTGTTAAAACAAAAAATCAAGGAACTATGAGCGAGAAAGAAAAAGACAATCTGCTGAAAGACGCAGTAGCCGCCATTGGCGTAATCAAGGCACAATTTGATGCTGAAGTCATCAGGGACTACGAGGTACTGCCACTTGTGAACATGAACACGGGCGAAGATATAGGCTTCGGGGTTAAATTGCAACTAAGTACCCGATATGACTACGATGAGGAATTGCTGACCGAGTGGAAGAGGTTGCTGAAGGCTGACGATTGGTATGTCAGCGTGAAATGGAATCGGTTTCACATCACATTCAAGTTGAGATATAAGAAGGAGAAATAACAATAACAACCACTAAACTATGAACGACTTCAAACCAATATGTATGACAGAGGAGTTCTGGGCTAACAGCCAATTCTCCATTGCCCGTTATTATGGGCAAATCAAGGTGGGCGGCCACCGTTATGTAATCGTGAACAAAGAAGGCAAGGACATATTCCAATGCTCCATTGAGGCTGAGAAGGCAGGGCGCGACAAAGCCATTGAACCTGGAGAACCCTGCGACCTTTGCCGTGAGGACTTTGTAAAGTATTACCGTAAGCTGGGACGTGACAAATTCCTGGCGGTGCTGTATAGTCACCCTCACGCAGATGATAAAGAGCTTAAAGTTATCTATGAGCAGGCGATAAAAACAAAATAAACGTAAAAAATATGGTGAATAAATGCACCATAAAAATTGTAAGTTATGAATGAACTACAAACACAAATGTTGAGAGAGTTGGCAATTAGTTACATCAACGGATGGCTTAAAGATGTTCCCTTCAAGGTTGAGCACAAGGTGACAAAGAAGCCCGCAAACGTGAAGGTGATAATCGAAGTGTCGAAGGAACAAATGGACGAAATGATTAAGGCTGGGTTAAAGACGGATATGGCATTATGAGCAGAAAGAAACTATCCGATATGACCCCCATCGAGCGCGTTGACCAGCGCATGAAAGGAATGTCTTGGGAGGAGGCAGAAGACGTAGGCGTGGAAATACTTGCACGATGCCTATCTTTCCATGTGCATGTGCGCGAAGATGGGGAGGAATACATCGACAATCTTCTAAAACGCATTTTCGGACGCGCTATAAAATGGACGGAAGAACATAGTTATACACTCGCTATGGCGAGGGTTGGACTGAAATTAAAAACGATAAAGGAGGCAAAAATTAATGAGAATAAATAATTAAAGTAACTATGGCAGCAACAGATTACATCATCGTGACGGGATTCGCCAATGCCTATCTCGCCAAGAAAAAGAAACCCACCAAGCACGGCCATCAGACCATGAGCCAAGACCGCCGACCTATCACCGAGGGCGAAATGATTGGACTCTCTGAGTTTTATCTGCGCAACTATTGTGACGAACACAACACCGACACCGTGGTAATCACCGACGGCGACAAGCCCATCTTCAAGATGGTGCTGATAGATAAAGGCAAGGAGGACTGACGTATGAAAGCCTCGGAATGCAAATGCTGCAAATGTGGCGCACAGGCAGTGGCCTTTTGGCCCGTCATCGACCCCGACATCCCCAGCCACCCCTACTGCCGCAAATGCTTAGACAGGGAGAAACTGAAAGCCATTACTACCATCTTCGGCGTCAAAGAAGGCAGAGACATCTTCGACGCATGGAATAATAAAAAACAATAAATAATAAGGCGATATGAGACTAAAACACATTACATTCACTGGCGTAGATGCCCGTACCGACATCGAGCGACTGAAGAAGATTCAAGAGTGTTGGCCGTTGGCAGAGTTCGGCGTGCTGACGAGCTACCACTGGTATGAGAACGGCAACCGATATATCAATCCGCAGTTCCTTTGCAATCTGTGGGGACAGAGGCTGAACCTTGCTTTGCACGTATGCGGCCGTGCAGCTTCTGACGCAGCGGACGGGTATTGGTATAGACTCTGTAAGCATTTAAATTATTGCCTTGGACTGTTCAAACGCGTTCAACTGAACATAGCCAACCGGGCTGATATCCCGTATAGGCTTGCAAGCACGCCCTATAATCATACCGAGGTTATTATCCAGCAGAGAGGCATTCATGACATCGAATTTTATGAGCGAAGCAAGTGGGTGAATACATCTATCCTGCTTGATGCCTCTGGCGGACAGGGTATAAATACTCCCATTGAAATCCTCAAATGTGACGGTAAGGTTGGTTATGCCGGCGGCATCAACGCGGAGAACGTGGCCGACAAACTGCGCTACCTCTTTGAGAACGTCCGCCACGGTGAGTTCTGGATTGACATGGAGAGCGGCGTGCGCACCGACGACTGGCTGGACCTCGACAAGGTGGAGCGCGTGCTCCGCATCTGCGATGAAGTGATAAAGAAGTATAAGGAGGACTGAGAAAACAAAAGCAAAACAGCCAAAAACGCCAGTACAATTAAGTCTAAATTTTTAACATGAAAAATAATATAACTCTACTATACATCGACCTCTTCTGCGGGGCGGGCGGCACGTCAAGCGGCGTGGAGTATGCCCGTGTGGATGGCAGGAAGTGCGCCGAGGTGATAGCATGCGTCAACCACGACAAGAACGCAATACTCTCACACCAGGCCAACCATCCGCACACGCTCCACTTCACTGAGGACATCCGCACGCTGGAGCTGACCCCGATGTTGAATCACCTACGGAAGATGAAAGAAAAATACCCCGAAGCGAAGGTGGTGCTGTGGGCATCACTGGAATGTACCAATTTCTCAAAAGCCAAGGGCGGACAGCCACGCGACGCCGACAGCCGCACGCTGGCCGAGCATCTGTTTCGCTACATTGAAGTACTTGACACAGACTATATCCAGATTGAGAATGTGGAGGAGTTCATGTGCTGGGGCGCACTCGACGAGAACGGCAAGCCCGTGAGCAAGGACCAAGGCAGCGACTACCTGAGGTGGGTGAAGAACGTATGCGAATACGGCTACAACTTCGACTGGCGCATCCTGAACGCCGCCGACTTTGGGGCCTACACCTCGCGCAAGCGGTTCTTCGGGCAGTTCGCCAAGAAGGGACTTCCGATAGCCTTCCCCGAACAGACCTACGCCAAGAACGGTGACGAGGGCGGCATGTTCCGCATGTACCACAAGTGGAAGGCTGTGCGCGACGTGCTCGACCTCGACGACGACGGCGAGAGCATCTTCACCCGCAAGAAGCCCCTCTGCGAGAAGACGCTGGAGCGCATCTATGCAGGGCTGGTGAAGTTCGTAGCCGGAGGCAAGAAGCAGCACGAGGCATGGATATTGAAGTACAACTCCATGAATCGGCAGAACCACCACAACGCACCCTCTATTGACGAGCCGTGTCCCACGGTGGCCTGCCAGAACCGCCTCGGACTGGTGAAGTGCCAGTTCCTCTCGAAGCAGTTCAGCGGCGACCCGGAGAGCAAGAACATCGACATCGAGCAGCCGGCCGGCACCGTGACCACCATCGACCACCACGCCTTCGTGACGGCTTACTACGGGAACGGCTACAACTCATCGGTTGACGCACCTGCACCCACCGTGACCACGAAGGACAGGATTTCTCTGGTGAGCACGAAGTTCATCGCCAACGAATATAGCGGCGGCGGTCAGCTCTCCAGCATTGAACAGCCGAACCCCGCCGTGCTCACTACGCCAAAACAGAAAATTGTTACCTGCAAGCCGTGGGTGATGAGCACCGACTTCAATAATGTCGGAAGATCTATCGATGGGCCGGCACCAGTCATAACAGCATGTCACAAGTATCATTACTTGATGAATCCTCAGTTTGCATCAGCAGGCGGCTCTGTCGAAAAACCTTGTTTTACGCTCATTGCGCGTATGGATAAGATGCCGCCCTACCTCATTACCACCAAGGAAGGCGCGGTGGGCATCGCCATCTACGAGAGCGACAGTCCCTGGACACGAAAGGTGAAGGAGTTCATGGCCGCCTATGGCATCATCGACATCTGTATGCGTATGCTCAACATCGGCGAACTGAAACGCATCATGGGCTTCCCCACCGACTATGTGCTGGTAGGCACCCAGGCCGAGCAGAAGAAGTACATCGGCAATGCCGTGGAAGTGAACATGAGCCGTGTGCTCTGCGAGGCACTGAGCAAGAAACTGAAGAATATAAACAAATAAAAACAACAAACAATGAAAACAATTACATCAACCTGGTTCGAGTGCAAGGTGCGCTACGACCAAACGCAGGAGAACGGCCTGCAGAAGAAAGTGACAGAACAGTACGTCGTCGAAGCCCTCTCGTTCAGCGAAGCAGAGACACGTTTCATTGAGGAAATGAAACAATACTTCAGTGGCGAGTTTGAAGTAACCGACGTAAAGAAGGCCGCCTACAAGGAAATTATCCTCATGTCTGACGTTGCCAAGAAATTCCAAAACGAAGTGGAGGAAATGACTCGTGCATTCCAGAAAGGAGATTTCCTGGTGGCAAAGAAAGTATTTCACCGCCCCTTGGAGCAGCAGAACAACTCCGACTCCCGCTGGTTCAAGGCCAAGCTCGCCTTCATTACGCTCGACGATAAGACTGCCAAGGAGAAGCGCACCAGCGTGACCTACCTCGTGCAGGCAACCTCGCTCGACAATGCCGTGCAGAACATCAACGTCGCCATGCAAGGCACGATGATTGACTATGAGAAGTCGAACATCAGCGAGACAAAAATCCTCGACGTGTATCTCCACAAAGCACCCTCCTCCGACAATGAGCAAGCATAAAGACCTTCACCCCTGGCTCGACTACTTCGAGATGCTGCATCAGTACGAGCAGCAGGGTTTTCTCGAAATGAAGCAGGACAAGCATGAGGCATACGTGACCCGTGCTGCCCTGCACGCCATGACCCCCGGCGACAACCCAGTGCAACAAATCGAGATCGATATACCTGAAACGGTGCGCCGCCTCCGCGCCTATGCCGCCTACCTGCCACCTCGGTCAGGATGGGACTACAACAACGCCCCTTTCGCCCTCCATGTCGTGCAGGAAGAACCACCCCACGACCTGCTCTACACCCTCCTGCTCACCCGCAGACGCCGCTGGTTCTCCCCCTGGAAGAAGAGCGACTGCATCGAAGTAATCAGCTACAATGACAAAACAACGAAATAACGTAATGACGAAAGAAAAGAACGCTCCCACCTTTGCCGAGTTCTGGAATCTCTATGCTCTGAAGCGCGACAAGATAGCCGCCGAGCGGGCATGGAACCGTCTCCCCGCTAAAGACAAGCAAGCCGCAATCAACGGCATTGACCGCTATTGTGAGGACTGCAAGAAACGCGGCATCAGCCGCATGTATGCTCAAGGGTATCTTAACCACAGGCGTTGGGAGGACGAGCCAGAGGAGGATATATCTGCAAAAACAGCCGGAACGCCACAGCCGCCCCTGCAGGCAGCCGATGCGTTCGACCAGATGGAAACATGGTAAACCGACGAAATCTTGGCATAACAAATAACGACATGACGAAAACAGAGACTATCCCCACATTCTACCGCGTGCTACCCGACCTTCGGAACGCGCCGCTCGACGATCACCTGCTGCATGGCTACGAGTCCATACACGACTACCGCCGTGCCCTGCTCGCCCTTGTCCGCCATTGGCGCGACCGCGTGGGAGAGGCGGTCGATGAACGGCACGGTCACCTCCGCATTCGCTTCTGCGACACTCCCGGCGTTCGTCCAGACGAAGCATGGCTGCCACGTTTTCTTCTTGAACCCACGGTCATGCCAGCCCACCTTCGCCCCAGTCCAGCCGACCCAGCTACGGAGGAATTGGACCACGCCTTCGGTTTCGACTGACCTTGCCACCGAGCCTCGCGCTACTCCGCGAGAAAAATGCAAAAAGCCGCTATCCTTACGGACGGCGGCCTTTTGCATTAACTAACTTAAAAACCCATGAAGAACGTAAAGTGCTACGATACTATTTCTTGACCTTGCGGGCGCGGTTGGGGTGCGATGTCACGGCAGGCTCCACATCGTCAACCTCTGTGGCTTTGCCCAGGTCCACCATCGTCCGGTTGGGGCAATCCAACCGACCACAAAGGAAAGGGCGCAGGGCGGTCATCATTCTACCATTGCGGGCCACGTCGTATTCCAGTTGTCGTACTTTCTCATCCATGTTGTTTAGGCGTTCCCGCAACTCGTTGTTCTCGCGGCGCATCTCCTCACGGTCGGTTACCAGGTGGTCGCGCGTTTCTTTCAACTTGCCGATGTAATTCTGCTGGTCGGCCAGGGCCTGTTGATAGACATCCTGTACCGACTGCATGGCGTCGGCGTCGGCCTTTCGCCTTGCTGCGCGTAGGGTGAAAATGCTGGCCAGTCCTCCGCTGGTAATGGCACTCAGAAGCGCCGTGATAATGATTTCGGTCATAGTCTTTGCGTTATTACGTTATATCGCAATATCGAAATATCGCCCACAAAAATCAAGGGCAGCCTACCCCTCCAGCGCCAGTGTCACTGTGAAGTCCACATGCGGCATCTGCTGTTTTGTCTTGTCGTAGATGCTGACGCTGTTCTTGGCGGGCTTTACGATGACGGGAACAAACATGTCTCTGCCGTCGCGCCGGTAGCGCATCCACCACTGCTTGCGCTTACCGCTCAGGAACTCCATTGTCCACCAGTCGGCCCACTCGCGGGTAACGTAGCCGCTGGACATCTGCCACGACCGTCTGCCGTCGGTGCCGAAGGCCATCAGACTTCGGCTGGGGCGGAACGTAGGTTGTTCCACGCGAGCATATTGTGTGACGTTCACGTCTATTTCCATAGTCTCCTTCGTCATGCCGCTGCATGTTTCGATGGCTCCGCGACGGTTGATGAAGAGAAAGTCTGTGTATGGAATGCTATCGCGTAGTACAATCGGTGCATGGGAGGCGGGGCTGTCGGGTGAGCCGTTTTCGTGAGCATAGAACACACATTGCGTCCCGTTGTTGCTCACATCCACCCAGGATGTGATGCTCTGGCTGCCAACCCGTTCAGGTGTGCTTGTCGGCTTTGTGCTGGCGTCTCCGTCGCGCTGGTTCGTATTTTCCAGATGAGAGGCGTCGGCATCCGCTTCGTCCACGATGTTGCTGCGTTCCCATTCCGTGAGCCACCCAATCATGCACCTCCCCCCTGGTATGTTCGTGTTCCCGTTCTGGTCAACACACTGCGTGACAGTGAACACGCCGCCGTCATCGCTGGACAAATACTCAGTGCTAATCCGCAGGTAATATGTGCGGTATTTTCTAATCCCATTTGCATCGAAGTCGCTCCCTCCGCTTGGGGTGAATACTCCAGATGCAGCGGATTCTGCAGCATTGTTCGCCGCTTCAACCTCCTTGGCAAATGTATAGTCGCTCCATATTGCCCGGAGGGCAGAGCCAATATCAATGCTGACTTCAGTCTGTCCTCCAGCATCGGCCCGGAAGCTGCCCACTATATTGTTGTCATATAAAACCTCGATATGTACGATTGTGAACGGACTGCTTTCAGGCCATTCCAGCCCATGAATGCCTATCACTACGGGTGAGCCGGCAAAATATGTCTTGTCGTCGCCGAACATCCCTGAAATCGTTACTATGTTTTGTGCCATACAGTGTCTATACTGCGATGTAATCGCTTTTTAGATGTACATAATATCCATTTCAACCATTCCCAGTCCCGTCTTGTTGCTTACGGTGTATTGCATTTTCAGAATAAAACCTGTAATGTCACCCACGTTGACACGTACCGTTTTATCAATGGAGAGCAGCTGCGCCATCCCTATGGGAACTTTCCTCCTGGCGATGCGTGCATTCCTCATCCAATAGCTGTATTCCTTGTAGAATTTGTCACACAAGCCCCGGCCGCGCAGATTCGGCGTTGTGATGTCAAGATAGCGCGGATTGTCTTTTACACTTATTGGCTGTATATTCTCCGTGCTATCGGCATAGTACATTACCTGTAGTTCCTGCAGGAGCGAAGACCTGCTCTCCGATGTGTCAATATCTATCATCAAGGCGTAAGCCTCATGGTCATACGAAGATGCAAAACCCATGGAAAAACCATTGAAATATGTTGCATAGTTTTCCATTTCACTTGGGGTCAAGACGTCCCCGTTATTTTTGATTGGAGTGAACAACACGTCGTGGGCTTTGCCTTTGTTGTCGAGTAGAGAGTATATAATGCCATACAGTGTAAAGTAACCATCTTCGTTTACGTCCCAGCCTTTTGCACGCATGACCGTCCCTGATATCTTTGGGCGATTCAGTAAATCCGCGTTGGAGCCTTCAAACATTTCAGTCATTGTCTCTGCCGCTTCGGCCTTGGTCTCAACGGTCCTGTATTCAGGTCTGTTCGGATCGAAGTTCGGGTTGAGTTTTTCTGCCCGGAGCTTAAGGGAGAAACGTCCCTGTGACACATCCGTTCCACCACTCACGGTAACTGGCCCTCCATTGGAGTATGCCAGTTTCTGCAGATTAAGTAGCGTCTGCGCCCTCTCTCTGGAACTGTCAGTTTCTATGAGTAGGTTATAATGATTAGTGTCCCATTCAAGAATTTGCTCGATGCTCTTTCCCTGTAGGTCGTTGATGTATTGTTGACGCATGATGCCTGGCATCAATGGAGATTGGTCCTTAGTAGCTCCAGCCATGAGCAAAGTGTGGGATTTTCCCGTATTGTCGGTAACGGCCGGAAGGAAAAATCCTGTCATATAAGTGCTGGATGAGCGGGTGGTAAGACTAAAGTGTGTATCAGGGAACATGGCAGACATTGCCTCCACCGCGTCAGCAGGACTGGTACAGACACGCTTATAGCCAGTCGCCCCGTCATAGTCCCACTCGTTCCCGTAGCTGTCACAGGTGTCCGGGTGTACAATTGCCCCGTTCCCGGGAACGATTTCCCACGCATCATTCTCTTCGCCGTCATCCTGATCTTCATAATATCTCACATGGGCATCGCTTCCGCTTCCGCGCATGATGCCAAAGCACAGGCCGGGGTCCGCCTCGTCGAATGGAGTGCCGCCGTTGCTTATAGCGTAGTTGTCAAGCATACGGATCTGGAATCCTTCGCTAAGGAATATTTCGAGCTTGCCAGATATCGTATAGTTACTTGCAATGTCCATTCCTGCATACACGGTTTCGTTCGTAAGTTCCTGAGGCTGGTAGGTTGCCCTGGCAAAAGTTCCTATCTTTTGCGCAGCGCCTGACGGTGCTTTCAGATCGCTGTCGAACAGCGAAGCGTATGTCCCATTAATTTCGTTCATTATAACTGGTGCAGCCACACACTGTATTTCCTCGACGGTTTCATCCGCTCCGGAACAGTCGCCGTCCTCGGCATCCATAAACCCTGCCCACTCGAACAGAGATGGGAAAAGTACATCTTCATCCTCATCGACCTGTACACCATAGGCATTTCCGTTCACCGGAGTGACATAGCATGTCTTGTTAAAGGCAGAAACCTGCGAATTGATAATATCATAGTCCGCATCAAGGTTCCATTTTGAGTAATCGTGCTTGTCGGTTGTGTCCTTCCATATCTTTGCACTTCGGACGAACAAGTCGGCAAACCCCTTATAATAGAAGCTCGTGCTGTCGCTTCCCTTCCCGTATGTCATGCGGAAACCGCGTATGTTATTCTCTTGTTTAATCGCAGGGAGGACATCGCAGTTAATGTGCTGTACATCGCTATTTCGGAGTATGTTGCGAAGCAGAACTATGCGAACTGTTGAATAATCACTATCGAAAATAAGGCGTATGCCGAACATTGACTTCATGGCGTTGACAATCTCGCTTATCTCCACATTTGGGTAGTTTTCCCCCGTAGCATAAGCGAGGTAGGCAGAGTATCCGCCTGTTTCCTCCTCATGCTCATCTTTTATAAGTTCAAACTGCAACCCACCTTCAAACGGGAAGGATGGAATATTGGATTGTGCTGTTGCAATCCGGCACTCAACAGATCCAAAATTTTGAATGACACTGCCCCTCTCTTTTAAAACCAAATCTCGCAACAGTGCCTTGCCTATTATTTCTTCGTCCGCAAGAACCTGCTTCCCTGCATTTTCCCATCCAGCTACAGGCAGATAACCACCGGCACGGCCTGACCCGGTTTGAATAAGTGGCAAATAAAACTGACCATATCGTCCAACCTTCTTTCTCGGAGTGGCATGGCTGTCCATCTCGTCATCTTCATACTCATCCTCAATCTCTTCGTAGTGGCAACCGTAGTTAAGCATAAATACACGTCGCAGGTCTTCCACGTTCAGGGCCTGATTTTCTGCGACGTGTATTCCAAGGTCTTTGAAAAGTCTGTCAACAAAATGCAGCAGATAGAAATTGGGCGAGTTGTTGAAACGTGTCTGGCGATCTCCGCCATCAGTGGTTGCGGTTCCATGTGCAAGACGAATGGTATAGCCACGACCGGCAACTTCCTCCGACTGTCCATCCGTAATTTTCGTTGCCTTTAATGGATAGCAGATGTTGATATTACAGAACGGATGCCCTGCATCGTAGGGCATCTGGACATTAGTATAATCCTTATTTTCAGCGATACCATTGCTGTCATATATATTTCCATGGCTTTTCACAAGTTTCGGCCAGCGTTGAGCGTAAGGGGTTCTTACCCATTCGTCATACTTCCCTACACTAAAATAACAAAAATATCCGTCCAGCCCTTCATGGTGATGATTCTTTGCCACATACGCAGCAAGGCCATCAAGCCTAAATACTCCGCATGGTCTTTTGATTCCTACGACTCTTTTACGGTTCAGTGCCACGCCAATTACCACGTCGCCGACGCTCACCTCCCTGGCTTTTGTACCCTTAATCATTTCATCGAAAGTCTTATTGCCGCTCTCAAACCTTACGTCAACATTACCGTTCTCATCCACGTCAACTTCATCGTCCAGCATGAGATAACCCATATAAAGCGGTAAGCCTTCCACCCACAGCCGTGCCTTTCGTTTGTTGATTTGATCGTGCAGACGGGATCCATGCAGATCACCGCTGGTACCGAAGATGTGGACATTGGCAGGAATATTCAGAGAAAAGCTATGCGACCATACATCTCCGCTGGCGAATATCTCACTGGTGTCGGTGATGGTGATGCTGGCATCCTCAGGCAGCCAGGCGTACTTACTTCCCGTTCCTTCGCGGTCGAATATCTCGAGAGAAAGATGTTCCATATACGAATTAGTCGTTATTCTTTCATGCCGATATACATTATCGGCACAGAACAAATTTATCTCACCAATGTTCGCCGGTCAAGGGCAGAGGCTTGCCCTTGACCGGCACCCACTTCGTCGCTTATTTTGCATTTAAAAAAAGAATGCCACGCACATCACCAGTTCACTATATAGCCCCATCCGCAATCAGTATCACGCCCAACTCCAACAACTCTTACAACGATTTGTCTGTGTACATAGCGAATGGCGCCAAAATCAAGGTGTGGTCTGGACGCGCGGGTATTGGTATGGTGGATAGCACATATCAGGAGTGGACACTGAAAGGACGCAACAGAAGATTGGCGGAAAGTGGGAAGCCCTACACTATCTATGCCCGCCTCTCAAAGTCCGACAATAGCAATGCCTACCTGGTATTTGCGCCGATGGAGATGAGAGGGTCGAAGTGGACGGACAAATACCCATGCGTAACCACCGACGGCGAGAGCAGGGATTATTACGGCACAATAGACCCTGACAACTGGTATGTCCGCATGGGGGAGGTCAGTCTTCCAGAAAACAACCTGCGTACCGTGAACCTTGACACGGGAATACTTGGCACAGACGAGTACAACAAGGAATGGAGCCTTGACCCCGACTCTCTGCCGCTGCGCGTGGAAATACGAAGTGAGGGCATGGATGCAGGCGTTCCATACCTGAGATGGGGGGGGAGTATCATTCTTAGTCCGGTTCTGATAAAAGGATTTGACGAGGCAGCAACTACGAGTGTTGACCGCTGGATGATTACAAGGAATACCGGCAATACAAACACGGACAACCAGTGGAACGCAAGTAAGGCTAATGGATTTACAGATAGCATAGAGCTGAAGCATGAGGCTGGCAGTTCCGGAACCGACGACTTCTCGGCCTCTGTTTCTGCAACATTCTATATATCAGCATGCGTTGCCGACGAGTCGGAGATTACCGGTTTTTCCACAATTGCCACAGGCACCATTACTATAATTGCCGAGACAAAGGAAAAATTCGAGATTGAACTATCCTCGGGGACCGTAAGCTACGACGACACCTCTGGAAGATATATCCCGGAAAACAATATCAACATCTTTATCCGCTCTATTGCCCAGGACGGAAGTGTATTCTATATTAATGAGGCATGGTTCAGGACGGCCGGCCTTGCACTTTTCTATGATCCCGTTGACAGCGAGGATAGTAGCGATGACACTCCGCTTGTTTTCTCCGGCGCAACCACCGGAAAAGCAGTTCTTCCTATCACCGCATTTGCATCTCGGAAGAGTCTTAATGTACATCTGGTTGTCAATAATACAAATGTGGAACTTGCAATTGTGACCGTCAATTTCATTCCGGCAACACGAGACATACATTATTATACGACAAGCGAAACAAAGGATCTGAATGAAGGCGGTGTTGGAATGGGCGCGGAGCTTGTGTACTGGAACCCGGACCAGTCTTTCTTTTCCAACGAAGAAAGCGCATACTTCTTTAACGAGTTCCGCCCTTACATGTGGCGCAAGACGCTACAATATCCCATTCTAATCGACGGGACGATAGACGATATCGGGGATCATTACGAGGATGCCATCTTGCCAGATGGAGTCAAAGAGACAGAAGCTCCACACGTCATCGGTGTGTATGGTGAGACGGGCGTGAACTACATCTGCCAGACGGAGAAGGACTACATCGCCATAGACACGGCGACTGACAAGGGAGAGTTTGGCGGCTCCATCAGATTCTATACCGACAACGGCGGTGTCCGCGCTGCCTTCCCATGCTATTGCCGGGTGTATAAGCGGACGGGTGACACGCGAACACTGCTCTTCAACGGTGCAAACCTTGCTATCTTCTCCATGCCCTACAGGGAGATTGAGAGTTCGGTTGATGTAGTGGAGCTGTTCGCAGCATCAAGTATCAACGCCTCCAATCCTGACGAGATGGTGGACACCTACCTCATCAAGAAGGAGATTCCACTTATCAAGGCGGCAAAGGGAGACAAGGGTGACAAGGGAGACAAGGGGCTTGCTGGCCCCGTTGTCCGCGTGCATCAGAATGTCATTCCTAATGGCATGAACTTCTTTGACGGGACTGAGACTGCCGTCGCCGTGAGATATAAAGACTACATCGTTGTTGGCTATCCGCAGAGTTTGGTACAGAGCGGCTACATGGCGTATGAGTGCATCTACGGGTTCCATTATCAGAGCGACAGCGACTTGGACTTGGCGGCTACTTTCCTGACACCTGGGGAATTGACTCAATATCTCACAACAACGGGCAGTGGGACGCTTGCCGGAGACCTGAATCTGACACGCGCTCCGTTCCAGCCCATCTCTGTCAATGCGCTCAGCGCATTCTTCACCTACCTCATTGCCCAGAATGCCTACATACGGATGCTCACAGGCTCTAACTTTGTGATTACGGACAACCTCGGAACTGTCCTCGCCGGAATGGGCAACCGTGTGGACGGCGATGGCAAACAGTATTATCTGTGGAGCGGTGGGCAGGATGCCGACAGCGCCACCTTCAAGGTGTTTGCCGATGGCACGGTGGATGCAATGAAAGGAAATTTTAGCGGTTTTGTTACCCATAAGACTACTATTCTTCATGAGTTTAATATAAAAGACTTTACGAAGAGGGAAGTTAGTGCATGGACGGGGGAATATGAGAATACTATACAATATAAAAATCTTGGACAAAGTTTTGCCTTTTATGCGACACCAGATGGGAATCAATATTATTATAGCGGTTCTGGAACATTATATAAAGGCGATGTATATGTATTCCCAACGGGGTACGGGTATTTAGACGATGGTTTACCAGTAGAAGATTATGCAGACTTTAATGGTCAAGTTTCAGGAGACTTCTATATAAACCTTCCATTCTTTATACCCCTATCAAATGATATTTATGGGCGTTCTCAATATATGTCTTGGTTTCCATCGAAAGAGAATAATGTGTCCTACAATGGACTTGGATTATATAGAAATTTCAAATCGGACATAACTGCTTCATACGGTGGGTCATCTAATGTAGGAACAATGTTATATGACGAAACTTATCATACGGCCGATGGAGAGAATGTACTTAATAATCCCGATTGGATTCATTACCTAAACAAATTTATTGGGGAAATGGCTAATGATGCACGGGAATTGCTCGGAACTAAAATAACATTGTCTTTTTATGGTGCATCTGCATATACAGGAAGTTCAACCGTAAAGGGCGGCCCAGCATTATATATTCGTGGAATTTATGAGGAAGTTGAAAATGCGAACACCATAAACAATGTAAATCCAGAAGAAGCATACTTTGTCGGCGACCCAATTCCGACGACGGATTATATAACTCTTGAATGTAAGGAGTTTGACGATAATGGCACTAAAATTATTGCATGGTCTATTTCTTCAACTACTCGTGGCTACTATGATAGATATACTCTTGGGCTTGACGACATAACTACATGACACTATGGACTACAATGAGATTAACTTTCACAAGATTAATAGGCGGCCAGTAACGGACACAACCTACCAGATTGCCGCTGAAGAGTGGAATGCGCTTGGCACAGAGGTGTCCGAACACAAGGACATGCTTGACACAATGGGAGACCTACAGGATGTATCAGAGCTGACGTATCAGGACATTATAGACGTTTGCGGGTTTTAACATGGAGAAGAAGTTATACATATTAGGAAGTCACAACTCATGGAGTTACCTGCCACCCCAAAAACGGTGGCAGAGGATGATTGCTTTCACGGCCCGGTGTCAGAACCTGGCTATTGGAGCGCAGTATGCACATGGTGTCCGTTGCTTCGACCTCCGTCTGAAGTCCATAGGCGGTGAGCCGCATGTCGTGCATAATGCTTTTGACTATGGCACACTGTATGACATACAGGGGAGTCTCCAATGGCTTGACTACAAGGGGGACACCGTTGTCCGCGTTGTGCATGATGTACGCAGCCGGAAGGATTGCACGGCGGAGTCGAGGAAGCTCTTTGCGCAATGGTGCAAGGCGCTTGAAGAGTCTTATCCGAACATCACATTCTGGTTTGGCCGCAACCTCTACAACTGGGAGGTTGACTACGACTTCGCCTACAAGCCGTCCTGCGAAGAGAGATATGCCTCCGTATGCTCTCCAAGGATTCTTGATGACTGGTGCCCCCTTCTATACGCGAGATTTAACAACAAGAAGATTCGCGAGAGAGGGACGGATATGGATATTCTATTAATGGATTTTGTTGAGGTGTGAGGTCATGGGAGATACAAGTGGACATCGTTTTCTTGGAAAAATCAGTCTCGGATGGCTGTGGAGCAGGATAACTACCCTGCTTGAAGATAAGTCGGACAAGAAGAATCAGTTTATAGCGAATGGTTCTTCCACCTTGCCGACGAAGACAATACAGATAGACACGCCATCTGGCCCGTCGAGTGCTACGTTTATCATGGACACAGCGGTTGACAACGCATTTGGCGCGGCAAATGAGGATTCTGCTATCCCGACATGTTCCAATGTAGTCAACTATGTAGCAGGTGCCATACAGACGGCACAGGTAGGTGCTACCACATTCCACGGGACACTGACATCACCTTCACAGTTAAGCAACCTCACTTCATATAAGGCAGGATGGTACTGGGCAGTTGGGACAGCAGGAACTTATGCTGGCAAGGTCTGTGAGGCGGGAGATTTTGTGTTCTGTATCTCGGACTATTCCCTCCTGTACAATGAGAATGATTTCTCGGTTGTGCAGAATAACATCGACATTACGAACTTCACGGCCAAGAGAACGGCAAGTATTCCCTTTGGGAAGGTGGATTCTACATCTACGGCTACTGTATTCACCGCTACGGTGGCAGGGATAACTAAACTTGAAGATGGTGTGTGCTGTTACCTTACCAATGATGTGGTGACAAGTGCAAGTGGGTTTACACTGAACATCAACGGACTTGGGGCAAAGCCTGTATATACCAACCTTGCTGATGCTACAAGGGACACCACCATCTTCAACAAGGCATATACCATGCTCTTTGTCTATAACAGCACAAGAGTGAGTGGTGGGTGCTGGGACTGTTACAGGGGATATGACAGCAACACCAATACCATCGGCTACCAACTTAGGACTAACAATGGTATTCTTAAGACCACTGATGCCTTCAGGTATTACAAGGTGCTCTTTACCTCTGCGGACAACACTCATTGGGTTCCTTCAAGTGTGGATTCTACCAACAATGCCACATCTGCAAAGGCTGTGAACCAGAGGCCAATCAACCCATTCGGCCCTATTGTGTACTGCCATTCCACCTCTGCATTTGCCGCCAATGCCGATGTGACTGCCACTGCTATATGGCAACAGTATGCCATCACTCTTGGCTACTCTTTCAACAGAACTGGTGCTGCCCTTGCCCTCACAACAAAGGCGCCTGTCTATATCAAGTGTACCCCACAGAGTGATGGTAGTGCAATCATAGATGCTGATACTCCCTATGTGCAGACATTGCCCTCAACTGAGGATGGTAAGATATACATCTATTTTGGTATAGCCTATAGTGCTACTGCCGTGGAGCTTCGCATGGAGCATCCTGTGTTTTACTACAAGGGAGGTGCCATAAGGGTGTGGGTCAACCAGGCACAGGCGGTAGGGAAGGTAGAACTTGAAAAGTACAACTCAGATGCAACAGAGTCAAGCGAAGGCACTCCTGCTAATGGACAGACTGATGTCAAGGTTGACAATGTTTCCATTGGCACAGTCGTCACCTCCTATGCACCAGGTACAGCGCAACGGCCCTATGTGGCTCCCTCATGGTATGCCCTGAATACTAAACTTTCGGGCAAACAAGACACCATATCCGACTTGAATGAAATCCGCAGTGGTGCAAGCAAGGGTTCTACTGCCATACAGCCAACGGACATTAGGGATGAGTTAGACCCAGGTGGCAATGGAGAGATAGCAGATAGTGCCGCTATTGCTGCATACATAGAGGGAAAGGCTCCAACCAAGCCAACAACATCTACTGACAATGCTATCGCGAGATATGATGGCACATCTGGAAATTTACAGAATAGTGGTGTGACTATTAATGATAGTAACCATGTAAGTGCTGCCAAGTTTATAACGAGTGGAGGGAATGCTAACCAAGTAGTACTTGGTAATGGTAACTTAGCTAATGCTTCAGAGCTTACACAATATGAAGCGTATCTTGCGTGGGGAGGCAAAAACTTTGCTGGGAACTATGGCCCAATTGATGCTGCTTTAGTTGCTGAGCTTGGGGCACCCCGAACTATGTTCGCCAAAGCTGCAGGCATTGTTGTCGCATATTCTACTGATGGTGGGGAAACTTGGCTTGACTATGAGGCCACAGATGATGCGAAGGTCGGATTGTTCTCCTCTGGTAGAAACTTTTACATCGGGAAGAGTTCAACAGCAGGAGGTAGCTCTACCGATTATATGCTCCGTGTGACACTTCACACAAGTGCCGCTGGAATATATACCGTCTTAAATAAGTTTATCATCTTTGTCGGAACAAATGGTTCTACTGGCTGTTATTGTACTATTCGTTGCAGAACCCAGCAGAACTATGAGAATAATGTAGATACATGGGTTACACGAGCAGACCAAGTTCCTATCACAGGTTGGACTGGATATAATGTCATTAATATTGTCGGGACTGCTACCTATGGTAATACTAAAGGCTCACAATATGGTGAGTGGCAATTTATATTCGGATGCACAGGCTATTCTGGTAGTTCATCAGGACTATATATCTATAAAATATTTGGATACGGAGGAGTAGGTTGGGCAACTCCTTCCACTATGGCAAAGACTGGTCATATATATGCTTTTGATGCCTCTCAAAATGCCACATTTCCTGCACAAGTTCAAGCCACTTCATTCAAGAAAACAGGTGGCACATCTTCCCAGTTCCTAAAGGCAGATGGAAGTGTTGACAATAACACTTACCTGACGGCTCAGGACATAAGTGGCAAGGCAGATAAGAGTGCCCAGTCTGTCACATCTGTTTCCAACAACGAGACTTACAACATTGTAGAAGGCAAGAAGGTCACTATTGCAACAAATGGAGGAACCTCAGATGTAGATGTGGTTCAATTGGGGAGTGTCAAAGGTGCTCCTTCCGCAACATCAAGTGCCGCTGCCAAGGAGATACCCACATGGCAAGGAGTCAAGGAGTATGTACAAACTAATTCCCCTGCACCTACAGCAGGTGATGGTATAAGCATTAGTGGTTCTACGATAAGCCTGAAGACAGCATCCACAAGTGAGGTGGGAGGCATAAAGAGTGTCAGCGTTGATGTAGAACCGAACATCTACAAAGTGACAGTCGATGCTTCGGAGCAGACGGCAGAAGTGCCTATCCCTAATGCTTCGGCAAACAAGACAGGTGTGCTGACTAAGGAGGACTTCGCTACGTTCAGTGGGAAGCAGGATGCCTTGACTTTTGACCCTGCCCCCACAATCAACAGCACCCGCCCTGTCACTTCTGGAGGTGTGTATGAGGCCCTTGAACAGAAGGCAGACAAGACCAGCACATACACGAAGACTGAGGTCAACAACCTTGTGAGCACCATCCATAATGATGTGATTATAGGTGCTCTCCCATCCACGGGTGTTGCCAATAAGATTTACAGGGTTCCTGGCACTAACTCTTATGCTGACTATGCTTGGGACGGGACCCAGTTTGTGAAGCTGGCAGAGTTTGAGGGAAGCATATTTGTGCAACTTACCGAGGCGCAGTATGATGCCCTGTCTGACACGGAGAAGAATAATGGAACATGGTATTTTATTGAGGAAGAGTAATGATATACATTGGAGATAAGGCAATAGGCGCGATTGAGCACCTTAAACAAGGGATGGCATTTGTCTATCACCTGGGCAAACTTGTATGGTCGAAAATTCGCAGCTGCTACGCTTCTGGGGTGTGGCGTAATGACTTTCCCTGGACAAACGATGATTGTTGGAACAACGGATAAAACTAAAGGCTATGGCTAAGAACTATTTTCATGGAGAAATAACCAGTGCGGAAACGGATTGGGCTGTAGGGGACGCCAGTACCAATAACCTGCCTTGCAGTGGAGAGAGTGTACAGAGATATATTAAGGAAAGGCTTGCAAGCCTACAGTCAGGACTTGCCACTAAACCCAGCTATGGTGAGTTTACTGGTACGATGCTTAACTTCTATGCGCAGGAGGGAGATACTACACCCTTGTTCAATATCAGCCTGAGTTCCACTCTTTATGTAATCACTATAACCAATGACCTCGGCAACAGTTTTTATGTCCTTACCAGTGAAACTGAAAGGTTGATGACCATTTCAGCCACCACACAGGAAGGCAGGATAGGCTCGGAAACCTATACCGATGTCAATGAAGACTACAATTATATTGTTGCCATAGATTCGGGCAATGGATATGTCCAGAGATATGAGGGAGAACTTGCACATGGAGGTACGGCAACTTTTGACATCCGTCCCTTTATTTCAACAGGCAGCAACCGTGTGAGGGTAACTGTTACTGGTCAGACTTCAAACACCACGAAAACTAATGTCTATACTGCCATTGTCACCTCCCTTTCCCTCACAGTTACCCATACATGGAATACTCCGTGGATTCAGGGTAGCGATTATGTTATCAACAACATCCGTTTTGCAGGCAATGTTCCCAAAACAGTTCATATTGCCGTCGATGGCACGGAGGTGGTGACTGAGAGCTATTCTTCCAACACTTCCTATACCACTACTGCTACTACCCTGACCATAGACAGCAGTGACTTCCCCCTTACCACGGGGATTCATGCTATCCATATATGGTTGAGTAGTGATGATGTGGTTCTCTCTGGATATACTTACAATATCATGTGTATAGAGACCAGTGATGTCGGCAGTGTGGCCCTTGTATGTATCAACAATGTGGCAGAGGCAGCTGTGAACTTCACCACTTCTCCTGTCTTCTCCTATGCCACCTACAACACAACCTCGGTGCTTGTTAATATTACCCTTACAGATGCAAACGCAGGCAAGACTACAAGCATCATTACTGACCAGTTGCTTACCGTGGCCAATGCAGAGACACAATATACCTATACCCTTTCACTTGACTATGATAGCGAAGCCTCAAGTGGCCTGAGCCTAAATGTCTCAGCAGAAGCAACAGACAACACAGAAGAGACCACAATTCCCGTTGACAACTCTCATGCCTACATAGCTACTCCAGACGCATGGTTCTATATGCGGCCGGGACTTCGGGACAACAGTGAAGAGAACAGGGAAAACTTCGTCAACATTGTGAATGGAGATGAGTATGAGGCGACATGGACAGGGTTTACCTTTACGCGCGATGCCTGGTACAGAGACCTTCGCGGGTTCTATTCCCTTGTAGTTCCAGCTGGCACCCATGTCAGTGTGCCCATATATCTCATACCTAACCTTGAAGACTCAGTATGGACTGGCTACACACTTGAGATGATGCTTCAGAGTGGCTACCCATCGGACTATGACTCTCCCATACTTTCCATTTCCAATGGGACTGAGGGCCTGAAGGTGTACCCGACATCCATAGAGATAACCAACTCTGCCAACCAGTCAAAGACGGTTCAGTATAAAGAGAATACCATCACCCATCTTACTGTTGTGTGGCAGCGCAACTATGCAGGTAAGAATGATGGCGCCCACCACCTGTGTACTGTATATATCAATGGTGTAAACAATATTACATTCGCCTATGACGGTGGGGCAACATGGGGACATGGCGAACTGGAAATTGGGCAGAACTTTACAGATACCTATCTCTATATGGCAAGAGCCTATAACAAGGCACTTGAAGGAGACCAGGTTAAGAACAACTATCTCAATGCCATGATAGACGGGGCAGAGTTTATAAGGAGTGAGGTTGCTGCCAAGAATGATATTGTAGATGGTACGGCTGTTTCCTATGACCTTGTTAAGAGGGCAGGATTCAATACCATGGTTGTGGAAATGACAAGCGGCAATCTGCCCAGTGTGCTTAACCAAGGTGCGGGCATGTCAAACCTTCGCTTTGAGTATGCCAAGCATCCTGAGTGGAATGTCTATATTACAGATGCTCCTATTGACGGTCAGGGCACAACTTCTATGATGTACTACCGTTGGAACCTCAGATGGAAACTTGCCAAGGCAGATGCTTCAAAGGGTACTCCTGCGAGTATCTGGCACTATTCAGAGGCAAGCGGTCTGGCAGACACCACAAGGACTGGTTGGTTTGATGGAGAGAACAACCATCCGAAGGTTCAGAAAATTGTGGCCAAGACCAACTATGCTTCTTCCATGCAGGGACATAAGATGGGTGCCTGCGGCCTCTACAATGACTTGGCAGCACAGTTGGGACTGTTCAGCGAGAATACTATCCCATCAAGTGCAAGAGCTGCCATTTATCAGCATCCCTTCTTTGGTTTCCAGTACAACAGCAATGACGGCAGTTACACTTTCATCGGACTGTTCACGGTGGGCCCTGATAAGGGGGATAAGGGAACCTTCGACTTTGACACTGATGCCTATTCTTCCCTTCTTAGCCTTGAAGGTCCTAACCATGCTCCCTTGGGCACGCGGTTCCTCACTCCTTGGCTGAGTAGCAATGTTACATACAGTGCAAGCGGGGAGAAGGCTGTCAAGGAGAAGATTCTCTTCAATGGAGAACAGGGCTGGGAAGTATCTGTGGCAGGTGACTATGGCACAGATGAGACTTCAGATGAGAGTGCTATCCTTGCCTTGGCAACAAGTGAGTGGAAGCCCTCTTATGACTTTGTGTTCTACAACTCTCCCTATGTAGTTCCTCTGGGCAGTACGGGCTATGCAAGTATAGGGGCCTTGAACAGTGATATTGAGAACTTCCGTAAGGGAACTTCCACCATAGTCCTAAATGGAAGGACTGTCACCATCAGTAACCAGCTTGTACAGGTATATGACTCCTCCTATAATCTATACGGCTTCGCCAATGGCATCTATGTCAGCTGTAGCCATAACATAAAGACCTACCTTAGTCTTACAGGTTCTCCCACGCAGGCAGAAATCATTGCCGCGAGAGGAGCAAACTTTGCCGCTAATGTGGAGAGTGATGGGCACTTTAGCAAAGACTGGCTGGTGTATCACTGGTGCTATTGTGTGAGGTATGGTGTCTCAGATAACTTTGCAAAGAACAGTTATCCTGTCAAGTATAAACTAACAGATAATGGGGGTCTCTGGGCATGGAGAGAAGATGACATGGACACCCTTTTTAAGACGGATAACAATGGCAACCAGACTAAGCCCTATGACATAGAACATGGGGACACGGTAGCAGGTGTGGAGATATTCCAGGGAGGCAACAGTGCCCTGTGGGTTTTGGTGCGTGAGTTCCTTCAGACCGAGATTCAGAGCATGATGTCAAGGATGACTGCGGCCATAAGTGCCATGGCTGCTTCATTGGGTATTGCCATAGGCAACACCTGGCAGCATGAGTTCAACCTTATAGACTACTATTTCTGGAAGCAGTCTGCCCAATACTTTGGAATAAACGGATATAACTTTGACCGAGAGTTTAAGTATATAGTACCTTGGGTTGAGGATGCTGCTGCTACCTATAATAATGTGGCTCCCCTGACACAGGCTCTTGGAGACCAGTACGAATGTGAGAGGGAATGGGTGACAAAGCGACTGGCCTATATCTATGCCAAGTATCGCCTCACTGGCATGTCGGGTGATACCAGAGGGTTTGGCAATGCAGAGTTCACACTTGCACAGAGCTTTACCTTCAACCTTACTCCTGCCATCAATTACTACCCCGTAGTGTCTCTGGCCAGTGCTAACTACCCCGCCACTGCCACCAAAATCATGGCAGGTGAGACAGTCAGTGTCACTGTCCCCACGGGTGGAGATACCACGAACTATCTGCATGGGATGAATTATCTCAGGGACCTCGGAGACTTGTCTGGTATGCTTCTTGGCAACCGTGGTGGGGATGCCTCTGTGGGCATTACTTTCAGCGTGTCGTCAGATAGGTTACAGACACTTACTGTGGGCAAGGAATCAGGCACAGTTACCTTCAACGCTGTGGAGATAACCTTGTCCAACTGCTATTCCCTCCTTACTGTGGACGCAAGGAATGTAGTCAGCCTTAACCGGAATATTGACTTACGCACTTGCCCCAGAATCCGTGAGGTATATCTTTCGGGCACATCCATTCCATCCCTCAATCTTGCCAAGGGTTCAAGGATTGAGACTCTGACCCTGCCTGCCACATTGCAGTCCCTGTACCTGAACACACTTCCCAGACTTTCCACCCTGACCACAGAGGGTACAACCAATATTCAGAGATTCTACCTTGCAGACTGTCCCAATGTCAATGTGACTGACCTCTTCTGGGACCTGCTTGGCAATATCATGGCAGCAAGGGAGAATGGCAGCACACTGGTCTATTACATCACAGCCTTGGGACTTGACATTACTGCTACGGTACAGCAGATGGATGTCCTGGCATCATTCTTCGCCTCTCTGGAAGAAACTCCGGCCCTGTACGGATATGTGGGCTATACGGAAGAGGGAGATGTGTATAACCTGTTCTCAGGGTTGCCCTCTCTGAGCGGAAGGCTTGACTGGGGATATATCCAAAATCAAGACATGTTTGCCCGGTTCAACCTTAATGTCTCACTGTATTACATCAAATTTAAGGACCCCGTGATGCACAAGATTTGCATGGAGAGGTACCAGTCGGATGATACGAACATTACTGTCACGTCTTCACTGGCGGATTCCGATGCTCAGGAAGAAACACTTATTGCACAGGGGAAGCTGTATTCTCGCTACGATGAGTACGATGAGAATGACAGTTGGGTATCTACTACCTTCCTTGGAGCATTTTTGGCAGAATCTGCATTGACTCCAACAGGCAGATTCGCAACCCTACAAGATACAACTTACCAGACCCTTGTAACCTCTTTTGACGAGTTACAGTATTTTACAAATATTACCAGTCTGGGTTCCACTGCATCTGAAGCAACATTTAGAGGATGTACAAATCTTAAATCTGTAAAACTACCCCCAAGTCTGACAGTGATGGGGTATTCCTTCATGGGTTGCTCTTCTTTAGAGGCGATAGAGATTCCCGATAGCCTTGGTTCTATTGGGCAAGGCGCATTTCAATCTTGTACTTCACTTAAAAGTGTTAAATTTGGCACAGGACTAACCTTTGTCACTATGTATGCTTTCTATCAGTGTACGTCGTTGGAAAGAGTTGATGTTCCCAGCATTGAGGATTGGGTAAAAATAAGTTGGGGTGGAGAAGCCAACGGGTCTAATCCTCTACAATATGCAAAGCATTTATATGTCGGAGGAGAAGAACTAACAGAGTTTATATGTCCTTCTACAAAAAACGGTATTAATCAGGCAAGTTTTGTTAACTGTCTGGGGCTGACAAATGTCGTGCTTCACGACAATGTTACAGAAATTAATGTTGGAGCTTTTAGTGGATGCTCAAATATTCATTCCATTTCACTGGGAACGGGCCTTACTCACATACGAGATAGGGCTTTTGTATCCTGCACTTCAATAAGACATATTTATATTAGTGATATAGGAGCGTGGAGCAGAATATCCTATGGTGGCAATTCAAGTGTATTTGGCAATACAGCGACATCTAAACACTTATACTTGAACGGAGAGGAAATTTTTGATTTGGTGATTCCTGAAGGAATGACATCTTGCTATAGTTATCTTCTTCAACACTATGAATCCCTTACATCAGTTAAATTCCCTGATAGTTTACAGACAACTGGGTCATATAGTCTTAGATACTTAACTGCTTGCGAGAAAATTGTACTCGGAACAGGCATTACCTCTATTAACAATCAATATTCCATAGGTCGTGATTGCCCCTCTCTTAACTATTTTATTATTAAGGCAGTAACGCCTCCCTCTTGTGGCTCAACCAGCATATCATATGTACGTTCGGATTGTACTATATATGTCCCAGAGGCAAGTTTATCAGCTTACCAAGGTGCTTCAAACTGGGCGGCAAAGAAGAACCAAATGGTGGGAGCAACATTTGAAGAAGAGAATGGTACTATTTATGTGAAAGTAAACGGGAATAAAGTTAATATAGGTGACGGAGAATACTTAACGGCTTAATTCATATAACTATGACAATAGACACAATAACTTATGACTACACCTTAATCAAGGCAGATGAAGGCAAGGTGTTCAGGAGAAAGGGAACGGAAGAAATCTTTGGGGAGGAGATAGCACTTGGCTACTCCTACTACATTGATGGTGTTAAACTCGATGAGCCTCACAAGGACGTTCCAGAGGACTTTGAAGAGATTGACATTCCAGAGGGGTACTGCCCAGAGGAAGAAAGTGAAGATAATGAAGAATATGTCGAATTTGAAAATATTGAAGACAATGAAGTACAATCGTGATTTAAGGAACAAGGTGGGTATGGTGCTTGCCTTTGTGTTGGGAGTGTTGTTCAGTGGCCTTGGTATGATGGTCATGGCCCTGAGGGAGCAGTGGCAGAGCAAGAAAGGTGGGTTTCAGATAGAGGCTGACGACCTCTACAGGTACTCCCTATGCTCTGGTGCCGGGGCAGTGGTCAATGCGCTGGTTCTGTATCTTATTATGAAGTGAATAGTGAAACGGTAAGTCAAGCATAGAAAGAATTATGAAAGCTGTTTTACTATTGTTAATAATATACGCCGCCGTCATATTCGGGCGGTTTGTATGTTCGGAGTGGAAATTCAATAAAAAAAAGAAATAGGCAATGAAACTTTCTGAAAATTTTACATTGGAGGAATTGTACGCCTCCAGCACGGCAGCGAGGAAGGGCATTGACAACTATCCCTCGCCTATTGTACAGCAGAACCTACAGATGCTCGCGAAGAAGGTGTTGCAACCCATACGCAATGCCTATGGGCATCCCATCAAGGTAACATCGGGCTATCGTTGCGCTGCATTGAATAAGGCCGTTAACGGGTCAAAGACAAGCCAGCACCTTACAGGCTGCGCCGCAGACATCAAGTGTACGCATACAAGCAAGGCATATCTATTCCGCCTTATTCTCCGCCTTATTCGTGAGAAGAAAATTGTCGTGGGCCAACTTATTTGGGAATACGGTAATGTGGATGAGCCTTCATGGATTCATGTCAGTCTTCCGATGGCCACGAAGAAGAATCAGGTTCTATACTTATACAAGTAGGAAGATGAAAAAAGGAGACAAGAAAGGACTGCTGTTTACAGTGTTGTGCGTAATTATCATTGCCCTGCTGTGCTGCTCATGCAAGGCAAGTATGTAATGAACGCAAAGAGGGCAATAACTACCGTGTGATGGCACTGGATTCATTTTGGAAGTCTGCTGAATGTCGAGCGCAAGGAAGTTATTGTCCTCGTATTTTTTGTGGCCATTGCCGTGAAATGACCGCCATAGGTCAGGTTGATGGGCCCACATAGCGCAATGTCGGGCAGAATAATGGCCGTGTCGTTTTGCTGGACGTTTTTCAGTGTCAGGCGGTCGGGAAAAGGGTTCTTCTTCAACCATGTTGATGCCAGAGGCGATCGCTTCTCCGAGCAGTCGCAGACGAGCATGAGGTGACGGATGGTGTTCAGTATGCCCTTCCCGTCACGCGTAGGGTATTGTTGTTCCATCATCCTGCGCACCACCGCAGCGGCGGCATCGGGAAGCGAGGGTGTCACCATCAGCATCTCCACTTCGCTGTAGCGCGTCAGCAGCGGCGGCAGCAGTTCGGCAAGAGAGAGGTCGCCATAGCCGTGCCATAGCGTCGTGCCGCTCTCACCGAGGATATGGCGCAAAGCCAGCAGGTGTTTCGGTGTGCAGCAAGGTTCAATCAAGTGCATTGTTCAATCGTGAATTATGAATTGTGAATTAAAAATTATAAATCAACAAAGCCCAGGCCGCTGTGTGTGCCTGGGCTTCGCTATGTGTACAGACCAATCGCTTAGTCCGTGATGGTAATGTTGTCGCTGGTGTCGTCAACAAGCGCAGCAGATTCTGGATCGGCCTCCTTGGTGATGGTTCCGTACCATTTCACCTCTGGATAGAGCTGGTAACTGTTCACTACTTGGAAGGTCTGTCCGTGGTCGTCACCGCGTGCCGCACCTGTGTCACTCGTGACGGTGAACTCGGAGTCGCCGAAGGGGTTACCGACGACGAGCCATTCAGCACCATCCTCGGCGATGTTGCCGGTCGGGAAGAATACGAGGTACTTACCGTCCATGTTGCTCAGAATGCGGCCGACGTAGGCCATGTCGTCGGTGTTCTTCTCCACGCGGCCAGTGCCGGTGACTGTCCAGCCCTTGCCGCCGCCGTTGTCCTCAGAAGTTACTTGACCAGTCTGGCCCTTGAACTCGATGCGGAATCCTTTCAGAGCGGTTGCAGGTGTTCCTGTAGTTCCGCCAGCAGGTGTGATGACGTACTGGTTCTTGGCATCGTTCACACCGATGGTGGTGATGTGGTCGCTATCCAGTGGCACTACCATGCAGTAGTTGGAAAGACCTGCTGGGTTCTCCTTGCAGCCTGCTGCCGAGGAGATTACGTTTTTAAGAATGCAAGCCATATCTGTTTGTGTGTTATTTGTGTTAGTGTTGTGACTGTTTTTTCGTTTGTTGCGATTCGGTCGCAACCTCAAATCAGAGGGCGGCGGCCAGGCGGCGATATGGACCCAGCCGCCGCGCACCTCCGATAGCGCTTAGTCCTTCTCGTAGTAGGTCTTGCCAGACTCTACCTCGGTGTCCTCAGTCAGAGAATACACGTCGCCGCTCTTCTCATACCAGCCCTGCTCAGCGGGGTTGCCAGAGGGGTTCTCTACGGCTGTGTAGGTGGGAGTCTCGGCGCTGCCGCCACCTTCGTTGCCGTTCTCAGGCACTTCCTCGGTGAAGCGGGCCTGCAGGTCAACAACGCCACCCGTGAAGGTGTAGTTGTAGGTTTCTGTCTTGCCACCGTCGCTCCAGCCGATGAAGACGTAGCCCGTCTTCGGAGTGGCCTTCACGGTGATGACATCGCCCTCGTCGTAGAGGTCCTTCTGTCCGCTGGTGATAGCCACCGTGCCCATCTTCTCGTTCGCGCTTGTTGCGGTGAAGATGTTGGCGATGTAGTCGCCTACAGGCAGATCGGTGTAGGTGTTCACGGCATCGTTGGTTGCGAACACCTCCGGACTGAAGTCGCGGATGCGGACAGTGGCACGACCGTTGGCCTGGTAGTCGAAGACGCGGAGGTCCTTGTTCACCTGGCCGATGCTGATGAGTGCGGCATTCTCGCGGTTGTCACACAGGAACTCGATGTTCCCCTCCAGGGTTGCGATGAGCTGTCCGCCCTTACCCATAGCGGAGTTGGTCTTCAGCACCACGTTAGGCATTTCGGCGAACTTCCAGCCGGCCTGCAGCACGGTGGGAGCAATCTGTGGATAGGTGAGCATGTAGCCCTTCACGGCCTTGCGGCAGAACTCGTCAGAGGCGTAGATGAAGATTGTCCGCTCAGGTTTCTTCAGCGCAGCGGAAAGGCCGCCGTAGAAGGTTGTGAGCAGTTCGTAAACCTGGTCAGCCTCCAGTCCGGCGATGTCGCCAGTCTCAATGAGGTTGCCGTTCTGCTTGCTGATGGTGCCGTCGGTACGGCGCTTGGCGATGATGGTATAGACACCATCGAAAAGGGCGAGGCCGTTCCTTACAGCGTTCTCCTGACTCTCCTCCAACTTGCGGTTGGCGAGGCTGCCGAAGAAGAAGTTGGCACGGGTGTCCTCGGCGAGGCGACCCGAAAGTTCGTTCAGCAGGAAGGTGGTGTGCTCTGCGCTCTCGGCTACGTTAGTCACATCGAAGGGTCCCTTCTCAGTATAACGCTCGATGGAGTCGGCAGTGTGGAGATAAATCTTCTCCACCTTGGCGGGGTTGTCAACGAACTTGCCCAGTTCGCTGTCCTTCACGTTGCCGACGACGTAGGGGCGGGCCTGAAGACCCTTGCGGTTGAAGAGGTAACAGGTGTCGATGTTCTCCACATCGGTTGTCACCTTCACGCCCAGGTCCTCAAACATGGAGTCGGTGAGCAGGTAGGCCTTGGCTACCAGCTCGGGGTGGATCTGTTCCTTGACGGAAGTGATCTGTGCTACAGAAAGTGCGTAAGCCATAATTGTGTTTGTGTGTTAAGGGGTGAATACTTGTGTTTGTGTCGTGTGTTTCTTTCTGATTATTCGGAGTCCTCTGATTACTCGGAATACTCCGAAAACTCTGATACTGCGAAGATACTGATAGTGCCTTCTTGGGTCAAGGGCAAGTAGCAGAGGCAACTACTCCCCCGCCCTTTACGGGAGGGGCCGGGGGAGAGCCTGCTATTTCTTCTGCATAGCGCGGATTTCCTTGTAGGTCATGCCGCTCTTGATGCGCTGCTTCTGCTTCGGAGCTTCGCCCGTGCCGTTGTCTGCAGGAACGCCGGCCTGTGCATTGACCATCGGAGCGGGTTTCTCACTGAGTTCCTTCACCTCGGCCTTCAGTTCGGCTGCCTGCTTTGTCAGTTTCTCGATGAGCGAATCCTTCTCGGCGAGGGCTGCGTCCTTGGCGGCGATGGTGGCGACGTGCTCGGCAATCGTCTTGTCGCGCTCCGCGATGGTGGCCTTGCCTTCCTCGATGGCAGCGTTGACGGTCTCGATGGTGGCCTCACGCTCAGCGATGGTGGCGTTGGCCTGGTCGCGCTCGTCCTTGATGCCTTCCAGTGTGGCGAGGTTTTCCTTCAGCGTGGCAATCTCCTTGTCGCGCTCGGCAATGAGTGCTTCGGCAGCGGCCAGTGCTTCCGCCTGTCCTGCGGATTCCTCCTGTGCGGGGGCTTCCCCCTGCACCGGAGTTTCCTCCTCAGCGGGTTTCTCTTCGACAGCGGGTGCTTCAGTCACGGGTGCTTCCTCGGCAGGCTGTTCCGTTGCAGGAGCCTGTTCCTCCTGCTGGGCTGCTGGCTGCTCGGCAACCTCAGCGGCCTTCTTCTCTTGTTCTGTCATAGCGGTATTGTTTGGGGTGGTGTTTCCGATTTCAACTGTTTCCGGACCAAATATGGAGTCCACGCTTTTCTTCACGTGTCCTTTATCGACAATGACCGTGGCTCCGGCATTGGCAGCGACGGCTCCTTTCTGCTGTTCACTCAGCGTCGCCATGTCTTGCTGCTCTTCGGGCTCTCCGCCTTCTGTAGGTTCGTCAATGACGGTTGCTTCTCTGGCTGTCTTCAGGCTTCCGCCCGCCAGGTCGAACACGGCTTGGATGGCGCGGTTGTAGTCGCCCACTTCATCCACCAGCGCACCCATCACCTCGTCGGCATCGAAGGTCTTGCCCGTCAGGTGTTCCTCCTTCACAAGCGGCCGGTTCTGGCGCACCGTTTCGCGGAACTCCTCGCCCAGCCTGTCCAGTTCGGCTTGCAGTTTCTCCGTCTTGCCATCTACCGCCTCGCGGTATTCTGCATTCTTGTCGGGCGAGGTCACGCTCACCAGTTCGATGTAGCGGTAGCCGTCCTGATCCACTGTGTTGTGCGGCACGCCCCAGAAGGCGCACATTGTGCCAATACATCCCATCGTGTTGCGCCCGTTCATCACGATAGTTCGGTCGCACAGCGCAGCCACCAACTGACCCGCCGAACAACATATGCCATCCACCCACGCCACAGTCGGTTTCCCCTTCTCGCGGCAGTCGGCAATTGCCTGTTCGTAGTCGATGCGGGCCGAAGCAGCACCGCCCGGCGTGTTGATGATGAAGATGTGTCCCTTCACCTGCGGAATGGTGTTGGCATACATAATCTGGTCGCGATGGTCTTTCGAGCCATACGAGCATCCGTCGCCGTCGCGCGTCACCGGTCCGTCGATGGCCACCACGTTCACAATTTCGTCGTCGTCAGCCAGTTCCTCGTCGCGCCAGTACAGATGATTCTCAATCCTGTGGATATTGCCCACATAGAGTTTATCCTGAAACCCTCCCTTAGCCGACTTGCTCCCCTTCAGCGAGAGGAAGAAACCTTGCTTCTTCTCTCCCTCGAAGTCCTTGCCCGTCAGCCACGCGGCACGGATGGCTTCGGCAAATCGCTGCGCGATGCCTACCTCCAGGTCGTAGAAGGTTTCGGTGAAATACGTTCTTGAAATCATATTCTTGTCAGTGTTTGTGTTGTTTTTCCGCAATTTATAATCCGTTGCGCCGTGGGTCAAGGGCAAACGTGCTTCGCAAGTGAAGAGTGAAAAATCTGAGTTTCTTATATTCGTGCAATTCGTGGTTAAAACTAATTGTGCTCCGTGGTTCGGTGCGTCATCGGAAAAGCCGTGAACAGTTTCCTATTCCGTTGCCTGCACGCCTCTTTCCGTCTCCGTGCTTCTGCTGCACAGGCACAAGCCTTGTCCTTCGCCTCCTGTTCTTCACGCGCACGCACGTTATTATATATAGGTGTACCCACGGCTGCCTCGCCCAGCGCGTCCAGGTTCTCCTCGATGAACTGACACGCCATCGCCATCGCCTGCTGCGCGTCCGTCATGCTGTCGCGCCGGGCCAGTTTCATATCCTTCTGCGAACTGGCGGTAGCGTATGTCCCGGAACCTGTAAGCAGGGCTGTCTGCGTAATAGTCGTCCGTCGGCTCTCCACATAGAAAGCCAGGGCTGTGCGCAAGAGACTCAGCAACTCCTCAGCGACGGAATCGCTGAGCACCGAACCATCGCCGCTGCCACTTTGCTCGGCGGTTTCGCCGCCGAGATTCGCCCACTCCACCACCGCCTTCAGCAGTTTTGCTCCCACCCTCGGCTTCAAGTACGTGTCCTGACAGAAGCGAATATCCCTCACCAACTGCACATACGCCATCCGCTCCCCTTTAATGTCTAAGTATTCGTTCAGCACCCGTGCCGTCTGGAAGAGCAAGCCCTTGTGCAGGTAGAAAGCATCCGCCTCGCTCCACAGTTCCGTGAACTGCTTTGTCCCCTTCGCGTCCGCTTCCAGAAACAGCAGCAGCGAATCGACCGCCCGTCCGGCACTCATGTAGGCATCCTTTACCACTCTCTCCATCCTCTTCTCGTCGGCAGACTCGTAGCCGTCGGCGGAAACCATGTTCATGCCGCCGCCCTCGTTGAAGTTCACTGTCAGCATTCCTGCCTTGTGCGAGAGCATCTTGTAAAACTCAATCTGCTGGCAGATGCGGATAAGCCGTATTGTCAGCATATCCTCGTCGGACACCTTCTGTTCGCCCTCGGCAGCACCCTCATACGTCTCTCGGTAGCGGCCCTGCTGAATTTGCTCTAAGCGTTCCGTCACATCGGCATGAGCCAACTGAGGGTCTTGTCTCGCTTTGCCCGTGGGCCGCACGGTCGTGGCCGTAATGTCCGTATATTTACTGCGAAGCCTGTCGTACTCCGTGAGCAAGTGCTGGTACAACCCGTCGCCTAACAGCGGCACCAACGCCACCGCCTCTTCCTCCTCGATATACCCGAAGAGTTGTTGCGGCCTGTCCCACCGTGCCGTTGGCATCAGACTGATAATCTCGTTTTGTGTGGTAATCAGCATAGTCGTTATGTTTTGTCTGCAATATCGGTATTCCGGGCCTCGCGGTCAAGGGCAAAGAAAAAGGCCACGCAATGCGCAGCCCTTCTCAAAAAATGTAAATTGTAAATCGTCAAATCGTAAATGGGTTAGTATCTTTCCCCATACCTGTTCAGGGTTTTCTTTCCTCTGTCATAGCTGTCCACCAGTCCGTCCTTGCCATAGACGTTGAAGACGCCACGGATGCCCTCGTCGAGGGCGCGTTGCAGGAGGTCGCTCTGTCGGTCGATACTTGTCTGCAAGGCTGCCATCTGCTCGGCACTCATGCCCGACCCATAGGTCTCATTAGCCCCATTAGCCCCATAGTCCTCCATGATTTCATCGAGGTTGCCATCTGCAAAGGCTCTCACTCCCCTACCCCTGCGACGTGTGGCGGCGATGCGTCCGCCGCCGCTCAGGGTCTGTATGACGTGCCATATCTCGGCCTCGTTCATCGTGATTTGGCGGGTGGTGCCGGCGTCGATAATCATCTCACGGCCTGCCTCCCCTGCAAGGTGAAACTCAGGACCGTTGGTGAGGTGGGTCCGTGGGTTGCGCCCCATGTAGCGGGCGCGGTAGGTCTTTCCGTCGGCAGCATCCACGTTGTACTGCCGGCCAACCTGTAAGGAAGCCGGGTCCGTAAATTCGTTGACGTTGCCCTCGGCGTAGGTAAGCATGCCGGTAGTGAGTCTGCCAGCGTTAGCCCCACTTGCACCGGTGGCCTGCGCAATCTGACTTTTCGACTTGGCTATCTTGGATGCAGCCAGGCCCATCAGCCCTCCAAGCAAACCGGTAAAGGCTGCGAATACTATCGAGCCGCCAATGGGTCCCAACTCCTTATAAATTTTGCCCAATACGCCAGGCAGGTCTGCCGCCGCTTGACCTTGTTGCTGCGACAAACTAACCGTCAGCGATGTAATTGCGGCCTGTCCTGCGGTCTGCACGGCAATCATACCGAACTTCTGTGCAGCACTCAGATTGTCGTTACTCATGGCTTGGTAAGCAATGCCGTAGAGGTTGGCGGCCTGTGTCATCTTGGCGAATGCAGACTGTGTGCTGGCGGTGATTTTCTGATTCGTATCCTCGGTCTTCTGGCGCATCTTTTCCTGCCCTCCGTTATAGGTTTGCACCCACTGCACGTAACGCTCGAAGGATGCGGGGTCGGCATCAGATACAGAGGGAGGAAGTCCAATGTCGCCCGTGCGCTCACCTCCACTGCCTGTTACGCCTCCAGATTCCAGCCCCATGCCGGTTCCTGACGAGGTGTCTATACCTTCGCCGCCTTTGGCTTGACCTCCAATCTTTTCTGTGAGGCCCAGTATCGCCCGCGTGTTTGCCAGCGTGGCATCCGTATTCGCATCCACGCTCGCGTTCTGCAGCATGGCATTCAACTGATCCGTGATGGTTTCGCTCATCCTCATGTTGATGTCGTCCATCACCTTTTTCCAGGCTTCTGCCTGTGCATTATGGCGTTCTATCTCACGCTGTCGTTCCAGGGCCTCAAATTCATCAAGATACTCATAATGAGCCGTAGCCTTGCTGGTTCCGGCATTGTCTATGATTACATACGTGCCGGCACCTGGTCCGCCTTTGCCCGTTAAGTTCAGTTTTGCCAGTTCATTATAGTACTCCGCATCCCCCGCATGGCTCGCCTCGAAGACGCTTTGCAGGGAAGAGGTAAGCAGACCAGCCCATTCGCGCAGCGCTGTGTAGAGGCGGTTCTGCGACTCCTCCATCTGGTTGGCGATGGCCACGCGCTGCTCTTCCAGCTTCTTCAGTTCCTCCGTCTTGGCCAGGTTCAGCGAGCGGCGCAGGTGCTCGGCATCCTCCAACCGGCCTTCGGCTTTCAGTTGCGCTATGCGCTCCTCGCCAATCTGGCGCATACGGTTGTAGTAGGTCATCTGCATGGCCAGCCGCACCTGCATCTGCTTGATGGCAAGCCGATCGGCCACGCGCTCGCTGGCCTGTCCAGCACCTATCAGACTGTTGGCCCGCTTAACCTGGTCCTCGGCCAGTCCCAGTCGGCTCAGTGCCTTCTCGAAGCCGTCGCGTCGGCTCTGCGTCTGTCCCTCTGCGATGTCGGCCCACCAGATGTCGGTCTGCTTCTTGATGAGCGACGCCTCCTTCTTGATGGCGTTCTGTATCTCGTCGTAGGCCGTGCGCAGTTGCGCCATGAGTGCCTGCTGCATCTGGGTGTCCCCACGGATGGCGTCGGCCCAGGCCTGCATGCCTTGCTCGCCCATGTGGCGCATCACCTCCTCGATGGTCGTTGAGTAGGCGTGCTCTGCCTCGCCCAGCATGAAGGCCGTGCGCTTCAGTTCCTCGGCAGCCTGTCGGCTGTTGAAGTCGCTCATGTCGGCGTTCTCGCGCATCAGGCGGTTGCGTTCGGCGGTCATGTCGGCCGTCAGTATGCCCATCGTCACCAGGTTCTCGCGCAGGTTGCGCGTGATACCGTCGTAGGGCCGTTCCTTCTCGATGATGTCGCGGATAGCCTTCATCTGCGTGGTCACGGCCTGCTGCTGCTTCAGGTAGTCGCGCTCGATGCCTTTGTCCAGTTTGCCGAAGATGCTGCGCATCTCTGCCTCGCTGTGCTTGCCGATGTCGTAGATGAACTTCACCGTCTTGCCGATGGTCTTCTGTATGAAGTCGGCGGTGTCGCCCGTGCGTTCGCTGAGAATGTCGAAGATGGCTTGCTGTTCCTCTTCCGTCACCTCGCCGCTCTTCCGTGCATAGAGTTTCTGCAACTCCGCCCTGCGCTGGTGCCATTCCATTTCGTTGGCCAGCGTGCGGTTCTTCATCTCGGCCTCCGTGATACCCTCCTCCGTGGCTGCCTCCTGAATGCGCGTCTTGCGCTCCGTGTAGTAGGCATCCAGTTCGTTCAGGTACGCACTCCACTCGTCCTTGATGGTCTTCTCGCGCTTCTTGCGACCCGTCGGGTCCATCCAGTCGCCGGTGTTCGTGAGGTGTTTCTCATGCAGCGCATCCTGTATTTTCAGACGCTCGGTGTTGTACCACTCAATCGCATCCCGCGTCGTCTTGATGTTGTTGCGTGTGGCTTCGGTGATGAATTTGGCATCCTCGGAGAGTACCGCCTGCACGTCGGCACCATTCGCCAACGCCCGCACACGCTCCAGCATCTCCTTGCGGCGCGAGACGAGGGCATCGGCATCCCAGTCCTGATAGGGAGAGGTCACGCGGTTGTAGGAGCCGTAGGGGTTGGTGCCACCGCCACCGCCGTTTCCGCCGGAGCCGTTGCCTCCTGCCTGTGGTGTGTAGAGATTGCCAGCCTCTTTGAGCAAGGCGTCACGCTGTTTGTTGATGCCGTTGATGCGCCGTCGTGAGTCTTTGACAAACTGCTCGTAAGCCTTCTTTTCGTCCTCGTTCCGCAGGTCGTAGTAGGTGGGTGCGGCGGCAATCATGCCTTCCAGCGTGTCGGCTTGTTTCAGCAGGTCGGCAGCGGCCTTCTTTCGCGCTTCGCCTGTTGCCTTGACGTAGCCACTCTCCAGCTTGCGGTAGGTTTTGACGCTTTCGTCGTACTGCTCTCCCAACTCCTTCTGCGATTCCTTGCGGTCAACGGACAGCTGTGCATTGAACTGCGATTCCACGTCCTTCACCTGTTGCTCCACGTTCATGTACTCCTTGCGGTAGTTCATCACAAGTTTGAGCAGGTTGGCTCCGTAGGCGTTGATGCGCTGCTTGCCGTTGTAACCTTTTTCCAAGATATTCAGACCGGCATTAGCCAGTGCTTTCTCCACCTGGTCGGCAGTCATCTTCTCGGCCTGTGCCAGCTCAGTGATTTGTTTCAGTAGTTCGGCGCCCGCCGTTTCGTCGTTCGTCCACACCTCTCTGCCGTTGATGGTGCTCTTCGTGCGCTTGGCACCGCGTAGGGCTTGACTGAGTGCGCCGTAGGCTTCGTCGCGACCGGCACCCCCTTCCTCCTCCACACGACTGATGGCGGCTTCCCTGCGTTTCAGTGTGATAGTCTCACGTATCTTGGCATTGATGAGTTCTCGCGCATTGGCCAGTTCCTGGGCCGATGAAATCTCGCTGAGCATGAATCCCAGATACTCGCCATACATCTTGTTGATGGCGCGTATGCTGTTGGTGTGCTTGTCGTTGGCGCTGCGCAGCTCGTCTTCGGCCATCTTCAAGTCGTCCTCGGCCTTCTTCAGCCGTTCGGCGCTCTCCTTCGAGCCGTTCATTTCCTTGCGGGCCTTCTCCAGTGCGGCGCGTGCTGCCTCCACTTTCTTCTTGGCTTCGTCGATGGAGGCCGATGCCTGATCCACGGCTTTGAACTGGTCGTTCACCGCTTTCTCCGACCGCACGATTTCCGCAGCCCATTTGCCCAGTTCCTTTTGCACGTCTATGATGGCTTTCTTCCATTCCACCAGCTTATATACGATGACGGCGATAGCTGTGGCTGCCAACCCCATCACATTCTGCTTCATGGCGGCATCCATCTTGCGCCACTCCAAGGCACCTGCGGCGAGGGCTCTGTTGGTCAGACCGAGATGGAAGAGCAGCGCTTTCAGTCCTGTCAGCACGGGCGTGAAGAAACCCGTTGCCGATGCGCGTGCCTTGTTCAGCGCAACGGGGATTGAAGCCAGTGCCTGACCCAAACCTATCTTTAGCGTACCGAAAGTAAGAGTAAACCAAATGATGGTGGACTTCATGGGTCCCGTCAGCAGGTCGATGATGGTACGCAATCCATCTATGATAGTCCCTAAAAACCTCTGTGCTTGGTCCCCTACAAACATTTCCTCCACCTGGTTCTTCAACCTCTCCCACTTCGCAGCCGTCGTTTCGTTCATGTTGTTGAACTCATTCGCCAGTGCCGTGTTCTCACGGTAGGCTTCCGAGGCGATGCCGAGTTGCTTCTCCAGTTCGTCCACGTTCTGCGAGAGCAGACCGAAGACGATGCCGGCGCGGGCTCCCTGCTGTTCGAGGTCTTTCATCACCTCGCGCATGGTGGCGTTCTTGCCCAGCATGGCTTCCACGTTGTCGGCCATAGCGTTCATGCCCTCCTCTGTCGAGGTGTCGATGTGCTGGATGTTGTCGCGCATCTTTTGGAAGATGAGCACCATCTGCTCCATCGGTGCCAGGCTCTTCAGGTACTTCTCCGTCACGCCGATGCTGTTGGCGATGGCGAAGGAGTTGTTCTTGATGGCAGGAATCATACGCGAGAGTGCTGTTGCCGACATCTCCACGCGACCGCCCAGCGCATCAATCGTACTGCCGAGGGCAGCAATCTGGTCAATGCTGATACCCGCCTGGGCACCCACGGCACCGACGCGACTCACGAAGTCGGTGATAGGTCCGGCAGCAGAAGCCGAGTTGGCACGCAGGGCGATGATGGTAGAACCCACCTTCTCCAGCGTCTCACGCACATCGCCACCGTTTTTCTCCAAGTCGCCCGTGGCATTTGCTATCTTGATAATCGTGCGGGCGCTCTCGTTACCCAGTTCGGGCAAAGCAACAATCAGTTGGTCCGCAGCCTCGGTGAAGCCCTGCACCTGCTCCTGCGTCTTCAGACCGACAGAACCGGCCAGCGATGACAGCTCCATGAGTTGCGTGAGCGTAGTTCTGGTGTCCAACTTCGCCAGGTTTCCACTCAGCCGTCCCACCTCGTCAGCGGTGAAGCCCGTGGTCTTACGCACCTCACCCATCTTGTCCGAGAGTGTCATCAGGTCGCCCATCGCCTGAGAAAGTTTCTGCATCGCCACGGCAGCACCGACGTACAGACCCACGTAGGTCTTCAGTCGGCTCCACGCCTTGTCGAAGGCAGAGGCAGTGCCCTTACTTTGGGCTTGCAGTTCCTTCATGCGCTGGTCGGCGTTTTTCGCGCCCTCTGCAATGTCATCATAAGCCTCTGCGAGTTCTTCCGCCTTCTTGGTGTGTCCATCCATCCGTGCCTGGTCGATACGTCGTCCGAGGGCATCGAGTTCCTGACGGGCACGACCGATGGCGGCCTTCAGTGTATCGACGCTCGTCACGTTCTTGGGGTTGCTGAGCACGTCCATCATCTGCTTGCCACTCATGCTGCCGGCACCCAGTTCCGTGCGCACGGCTTGCAGTTGGCGCACCAACTTCTGATACGCCGCTTCCTCCTCTGCTGTGCCGCGCTTTGCCTTCGCCACCTTGTCGGCCAGCGTCTGCTCCGCACGTTTCAGTTCCTCGGTGCTCGCCGCCCACCCCGTCTTGGTGGTCAGCGCCTGTTCCTCCATCGCCTTGTCTGCCAACTCCTCGGCTTCGGCGAGGGACATCACTTCACCGCGTAACTCCTGCGACTGCTGTTTCAGTTCCTCGATACGCTTGTTCAGTTTGCCGATGGCTTGTTCGTTCTCCATCCATTCGGCTGAGCCGGCCTTCAAGGTCTTGTTCTGCTGCTCCAGCACCTCTACGGACTTCTTCAGGCTCTCCTCGCTCTGGTTCTGCGCCTGAGCCAGTTCGATGACAGCCTCCTGTTCCTTCAGTCGTGTGTCGGCGGCGTTCTCAGCCAGTTCTTGCTCGGCCTGCTTCTGCTTTTGTAGCGATTCCGTCAGGTCGTCGTGCTGTCGCTCCAGGGCTTCGAGTTTCTGTTCCTCTTCGCCCAGATTCATGTTCCCACGCGCCTTGTTCAATGCATCGGTGGCTTCCTGTTCCTTCTTCTGCGCTTCGGTGTATGCTTCTTCTGCCTCTTTCAGTGCCTTGGTAGGACCTTCGGCGGCGATCTTTGCCTCGTTGAGCTTTGTCTGCGCCTCGGCGAGCTGCTGCTGAACCTCGGCTTTCTGCTGGTCGGTAGAGACGGATTGTTGCTGCGCCTCCAACTCTTTCAGCTTCGCCTCCAGTTCTCCCACCTTTTTAGCTGCCTCCCATGTGGCATCGGAGAACTTGTTGGTTTCCTCGCGTTGCTTTTGCAGGGCCGTCTCAGCCGCCATAGTCTTGCTCATGGCTTGCGACTCGGCATCCTCCAACGCCTCGATAGAGCCGACCAACTGCTGCTGTGCCGCCAACTGCTCCTTCGTCTTGGCAATATCCTGCTCGATCCATGCCGTGTTTGTCTTAGCAATTTGCAGTGCGCCCTCAGCGCGTTCACGGTCGGCAGTAGCCTGTTGCTTGGAACGCTCAGCCAATATCTCACGCCATCGTGCTTCGTCTGCATCAGCCGCCGCCGCCCTCTTCCGTGCATCCTCCACGGTGACAATCTCCCCTGCCAGCCGCTTCTCGGTCTGGGAGAGAGAGTCGAAGCGTTTTGTGACGGTATTGAGTTGTGCCTGATACTGCTTCCACTCGTCGGAGCCATACGCCGTGAGGTCGCTGAGTTCCTTCAGCGACTGCTTGGCCGACGAGAGTTCCGACACACTGACACGTCCGCCCTGCTCGATGGTCTGCACCAGCCCGTCGAAGTCCTGCCGCGCCTTCACCAGGTTCTTATCCAAGGCCGTGATGAGTGCTTCCATCTCCTGCCAGCCCTGCGACCCGCGCTCCATGCGGCTCTGCTGTAACTGCGCCGCATTGCGTGCCGCCTTGCTGAGTGCAGCCGACATCTTCTCGACCGAGCCCTGCCCACGGTTGAACTGGATGATGGCTTCGTCCAGCGCCTTCACGCCTCGCATGAGGTTGCGCTGGGCATCGCCCCACTGCTTCGCCTCCTTAGTGGCGGATTTCAGTTGGGCTTCCATCTTTGCCAAGTCCTCGGTGGGGAGGTTGGCTTTTCTGCCCTCCTCCAACTTCTGCCGCAGTTGCGTCATCTGGTCGTTGGCTTCCTTGGCTTTCTGACGTATGCTGTCGATGGCTGCATTGGCTTTGCCCGCATCGGCCTTAAACTGAATACTGGTGATTTCGTGTCGTGTCGCCATATATCGAATATGTGTATGTTATGTGTCTTAGAATCGCCGCTGGTCGGTCTCCGGCTCCAGGAGCATACGGTTCACAGTGTCGGCGGCAGCCTTGTTGTCGCCCATCGCATAGGCCATGTACGTCAGACCCACGAAGGAGAAGTGACGGCGCAGCATGGTGGAGAACTTGCGGGCTTGGGTGCGCATCTCCGTGACGACGTGCGGACGCGCCTTTCGCCGTCGTCCGTCGGGCATGGTGATGGGTTGCCACTTCGGACCAGGAATGTTCGGAGGCAGTTGCTTGAACGGTTCGCCCCTTCCCACAGCCAGTTCCACGAATTTGGCGTAATACTGATAGCGAGCCTCGAACACCTGCGCATCGCCGCCGCTCACTGCCCACGTCTTCCATGCCAGCGAGCGGAGCAGCGTACCCTTGTGCGCCCCCTTGCTCTCGATGCCCTGTCGCTTCACGTTCTCGCGCGAGTTCTTCAGTCCGATTTCGGGCAATTTCTCTATCCACCGCATAACGCGCTCATCGCGCCAGTCGAAGTGGAAAAGCAGCAAGTCGTCGCCGTAGCGGTCGGGTCCCTGCCAATCTCTGAGTAGTGATACAGCCATGTGTGCTCTTGTTAAACAGAAAGATTATAAGTCATCCGTGTTTGGCAAAACCCTTCCGTGTTTTCTGTGCTTCCTGTGTGACCTCATTCTCTGATGTTGGTGGTTCCGAGTTCATCAGCCTGACCGTCACTTCTGCGAGGCAGTGCTGCCAGCGCAGTTTCAGCTCGCCGCCCTCGCGCTCGATGATGTCGATGCGTTTGTAGAGTTCCGTCTCCAGCATCTGCACCGAGCCGCTGCCGTAGAGCGGCAGACGTGGCTTTTGGAGTTCCAGTTCGCAGTTGTAGATGAACCGTGTTGCCTGCCGCGCTGCCTTCGCGTGTGCCTCGCGGATGCGGGAGGCGAGGGCGCGGTAGTAGGCGGTGGTCTGAGCAGTCGGATTATTCTGAGTATTCGGAGTACTCTGATTACTCGGAGTATTCCGATTACTCTGACCGCCCCGGGTCATCAGCTCGAGCACGGCCTGTGCTGCCAGTTCGGCATCGTCCGGCTCTGGTGTGAACGGTGCTTCGGGAATGCCCTCGATGCGGAGGGGCTGCGGTGCGGCATCGGCCTTCGGCTCGTTGCCGTACGTTTTGCGACGGAAGAATGAGAACATATCGGTGTGTGCTTTTTGTCTGCAAGATACTCCGACCGACACGCGAAATCAAGGGCAAGCGCAAAACCAAAGGCACTCAGTCTTTGCTCCCGCGCTTGCCCTTGACCTCGCGGCTCTCATGGGCTATCTTGTGACCAAAAACATAGACACGAAAGACTATGGCGAAGAATAAGAATGGCGGTGGCATACCCGTACATCGTCCGAAGGACATGAATGAGTTCAGGAATCTCAATCAGGAACTCAACCAAAGGCGATACATCGCCATCGACGCACTGCGACCGGGACTGCTACACAGCATTACGCTGGGCGACCGCGACACGTCGGAGACACAGGCACAGGACATGGCAACCTGTATGGGCGGCAGGGGCACCATCAGCAACGGCCCTCTGGCAAAGGTAGCATGGAGTTTCGATAGCAGCGAGAAGACGCCCACCACCATCAGCAAGGACGGCAAACCGCTGGGACGCGGCTACATCAAATGGGGCGCGGGCGACAACCTGCCCTCACAGATTTACGCGCTCTCGAAGGCACTGCCATACACTGCGGCTCCGCTCCGCTATCTCTCCGACCTCGCCACGGGACTGGGCGTGAGGATGATGTATCAGTTTGAGGATGAAACGATGTGTCTCTACGAACATGCCGGCTACCGCATCCTGCAACGCATAGAAGCACTGAAGAAGGACGAGCCGCAGGACACCTACGGCGGCGACTTCGCCAAGGAACCCGACACGCAGCGCATTGTGCCCATCGGCGAACTGGACAAGGAGAAACGTCCCGACCCGCTGCTACGTGGAATAGGCATCGACTACTGGCGCGATGCTTACCGCGAATGGCAGCGCACATGGGAGGGCGAGGACACCACCTACGCCGACAGCACGCCGCGACACATACCCGGACTGCGCGAGTTTCTGGAGAACAACGACCTCGACCTGAACTTCCTGCAGTGCATGAAGGAGGACCAGATGTTTGACCTCTACTTCCCCACGGTGGGCTTCGAGCGCGGACGGCGCGGACAGTGGGACCCACGAATCGTGCGCATCGGTTTCCTCAGCATCGTGCATGGCGGCATACGGTATGAAGTGATGAACGAGTACCGGCACATTCAGAACATCTACTTCGGGGAGAAGTTCCGAGGCAACACCCTGACGGAGGGACACACCGTGAGCGGAAGGGATGAGGACGTGGTGATGTACCCCGTGGCGGAAGCGACGCGCAGACTGGAGGAGTGGCGCTACCAGGTGGAGTCGAACCAGCGCACACACATTAAAAACCGCCCCGTATGGGTGACATGCCCTATCTACTACGGCACACAAAACTACTACCAGCAGCCCGACTGGTGGAGCATCATCCTCTCCAAGGCTTATGACTTCTCTTCAACCATCCTCTTTGACAAGGCCAAGCAGCGTGAGAACTCAACCTCGTGGGGAAAAATCATCTATATCTCGCTTGACTACCTCAATATGATTTTTGCCGATAAAGGCATTGAGGGCGACAAGGAAGAGCAGGAGAAGTTCATCGACGAACTGGACCAGAATGTAGAGCAGTTCCTGCAGCAGCGCGAGAACAACGGTAAGATGATGCGCCAGTTCATGTGGCTGGGACAGGATGAGAAGGAACACCACAACATCGAGATTGTGGATGTGGCACAGACAAAGAGCGACGTGACCAAGGCCGGCAAGGAGGAGCTGGAACTCTCCACCTCACCCATCTTCCTTGCCTTCGGCGTTGACCCACGCGACATCGGAGTGCCGATGGTCAGTGCCTCCAACGGCGGCACGGCACTCCGAGAGATACGCCTGATGAAGCAGCAACTGCTCAACGTGCGCCAACGTGCCTACCTCCGTTTCCTCCGCGATGTCTGCACCTTCAACCGCTACGACCGCCATTGCCGCCCCGTGGTGATGCAACAGACGTTCACGACGCTGGATGCCTCGAAGACAGGGACGAAGGAAACCGTGGCCGGAGAAGGAGCGTGATGATAGTTAAGAGTTAAGAGATGAAAGGAAACATAATGTAATGCACTTATATGTATAATGTTTTTGGATGCGGGCCGCTGTGAAGCGTTCCGCATTTTATTGTTTCTGTGCTTTCTGTGAGACATTAACAACAAATTTGCACTTCTTACATAAAAAATATGCACCGATTTACACGGATTATCACAAATTATACTTATCTTTGCATCGTCAAACCTCTGTGAGGACAGAATCACCCCACACAATCATAACTAATTCGACCGCAAAAGCGTCGGGCTACGATAAGGACCCCGAAAGTCACACAGAGGACTTGACAACGCTTCGTGCGGTCGAATTGTTTTATATATGTTTATGTTATGGCTAAGTGAACTATATGGTCGCATCGGTCAAATCCTGCACGAGCATGGTGACATGCAGGTGGTGCGCTTTCAGGACTTGCATATTGACGGCAGCCTGATAAACCGAGGTTCCGGGTTTATGGGATTCGACAACACGAACTTCTACATTCACCAGAGCAACCTTGTTGATAACAACGGGTTCGGCAAGACGGTTGCCTCACGGAAGAGGTTTGTCATCGACCCCTTCGGAAATGGCGAACGTGACGAAAGCAGATATTGAGTTATGAGACTAAGAACTGCAAGAAAGATATGCAAGTACATGGGGCACGGCTATCCCATCAACAACATAGGAAGGCTTCAAGAAGCCGTCCGTGTGTGGGAAAAGGCTTGTAGGAGATTCAAACATTTCAAGAGGAACGTAAAAATGAGAAAAGAATCATGGGGGAAAGACTATAACCAAAAAAGATATGAAACAGAAATTCAAAATTGATGATATTGTCAAGTACAATGGGAACATCTACCAGATTGTAGGACTCAAGATGAATAAACAAAATCTCATCTACGATGTCAAATGTCTGAAGAACAACTTCCCCGATGAGCCTGTTGTATCATCCATCGGCTCTTGCGCACAAGACAAAATGGAGTTGGTGGATTTCAATGAGCCGACCGAAAAGCAGCAATGGATTGAGAAGGCTTGCAGTTGGCTGTTAAACAACATCAGGTATTATGCGACAAATGCACTTGGAGCGGAATACCTAATTGAGGACTTCAAGAAGCACATGGAGGACTGACCAATGCCTTTGAATGAAAGAATGTTGCCGTTGGGCAAGACGAAGACGGTACGCACGGGCGACTGGCTCTACACGCTGGAAGTGGTGGACTGGAACGACAAGTCGAAGTGCAACGTGTGGCAGGAGAAGTCCAAGCGGTACTCACCCGCACAAAGTATCAACACCTATCAACTTGTGGAAGCCATGAAGGAAAACGACGAATGGGAACACGCGAGGAGGATGGCAAAACGAATAAAAGAAAAGGAGGAATAACTATGAACATCATCAATTTCTTTAAGTCGCTGAAAAGGAAGCGCGAGGCAAAATGCGAGGGCGTTCCGTATCAGAAGCGCATGTGGTACAATTACCGGGCCATGCTGCCAAAAGACACCCTTGCCGAAAAATCCTTCATTGAAATCTTTGATGCGGATGGTCGTTATATCAACTGCCCCGGCATTGGTGGCACTGTTATATACAACGACAAAGGGCGAAGATACTTGTATGAGGTTATCGGGTTCGATAACGATTCATGGAACCGCGATTGGTTGTATGAGGGCGATTGGATTAACCCGATTGTGAGATATGTCGGAAAACAGAAGGAGGAAACGCATGACCAAGAATGAAGAAACCATCCTGTACAACCTTGTCAAGACGTTGCAGGAATATGAAAATGACTGCATTAGGCAGATAGCATTTATGAACGAACATAAGTTTGAGATTGAGCGCGAAGCCGTCCGATATAAGCAACTGGCGTACAACCATAGTTGGCTGGAGGTGGCAAGAGTTATTGATAAAATCAAAAAGTTGGAGGAATAGTGTATGGAGTATTGTGAATTTTTTTTCGGAAATTTTTGGCACTGGATTGGTGGCTTGTTTTACCTCGCCGTAATATTCAATGTTCCATTGATATGGATAGGGAAATCGAAAAAGAGCAAGGAGGAATAACTATGGCAAGAACTGAGACATTCTATTTCGACAACTTCGACAACTGCGTGGAACTGCATCGCCACGACCGCACGACGGCTAACAGATTGGCTGATAACAAGGGACAGGCTCTCGGTACGTTCATCGCCATGCTGGTGAATGAACTGGACCGCCTCGGAAATGGTGAGGCGTTAAGTGTGACAATAACAAAAGGATTGTGAACTATGGCATTACGCACATTTATGATTCAGGAGGCTATCTGCTGCCTTCAAGAAGCAGCGGATAATCTAAAGAGACCTCCAGTCCACATGTTCGACCAGTATAATGCTGTAGAGAAGATTATTGAAGAATTAAGAAATGAACTGCGAAAGGAGGAATGACCTATGAGTTATATTGCAAGACAGCCTAACGGACTGCTGTGCCGGTTCTCAACTATGGTGGAAGCCCTGTCGCGCCTGTTCCCCGACGTCGGCTTTGCCTATGCCGCCGCCGACGAGGACAAAGGGGCGCGGACCATCAAGGGAGTGTTCCGCGACGGCGCATTCGACGGCACCGAGGAGCACCGCACACCAGCTGCCTTCGACATCTGCTGGGAACTGTTCCCTGAGAGCAAGGCGGAGTGGCATCAGCTGCCCGGCGGAATGTGGGAATTGAACGAGGAGGAGGACTGAGCAATGAAAGCAAACGAATTGATGACTGGATTCCTTGCGTATTTCAACTGCTTCGACGGAAGCAAGATTGTTGTGCGCGTGACTGGCTTCAAGGACGGAATCGTGTATGGCGATTCGGAGAAGGGTTCGCATTGGTGTAATATTACGAATGCAGAGCCTATCCCCCTCACGCCGGAGATTCTTGCAAGATTGGGCTGCTTCACGGTTGAGGAAGTGCCGAAATACGACGACACCTATACGGATGACGAATATACTGCCACGATGAAATTCACTGATGCCAGGAAGTGTGAGGTGGAAATCCAATACAATACATATTGGAAAAAATTGAGGGCGTTCAATTTCGACCCTCGCAATAGACTTCAGTTTACCAGTATAGAAACGCATATTGAGTATGTTCACGAGTTGCAGCATATACTAAGAGTGCTAAAAGTTGATAAAGAGTTAGAACTGTTAAATTAAAGGAGAACCGCCCCATGAACAATGCAAATAAGTACTCATTACAGAAAGCAAAGTCGCTTGACGATTTGGCTACACGTATTTGCGGCTTTGGCTATTACACCCATCACAATGACGACCGCGACCACCCCATCCCCAAGGAGGCTGTGAAGGAATACATGGAAGTGGGTGCTGCGTTCCAGATGAAGGAAACAGAACCAAAACTGCAAAAACTGAAGAGGTTGGCAGATGCGATGTACACGGCAGCACAGCTCCTGACTACCGACGCTTCGCATCTACGAAAGGCGATGGAGGAATATCATCAATTTATCATCTACGAATTATAACGGGAGAACTGACTATGCTGAAACCACAAGACATAATGATTGGCGACTACCTGCTGGCTGACGGGAAGGTGATACAGGTGGCAGCTGTGCATCAGAAGAAGGTGGGCTATCACGAGCGTCACGACAGACTGACGTGGGTACGTCTCGACCAACTGGAGTATATCAAGATTACGCCTGAGACGCTGCGGGCTTTCGGGTTTGAGAAGAAGGAAGAATGGGATGATTGGGACTACGAAAATGCGTGGGAGTTCAGCACCGATACGCTTACCTATGAAGAGGGAAGCCCATTCGCCCTGTCATGGAATGGAGAAGAAGACGAAAGGAGTTACAGAGTCGTTACTCGCGGCTATGGAGAAACTGCGTTCTTCCCACACGATGCCATCAGCGAATTACAGCATTTCTTCTATGAGTACACAGGCGGGAACGTGATGCCGATAAAGTATGTTAAACCATAAAATACAACCCTATGTTTACAAAAGTGCAAATTTATAGCGGGCGGGAAGAATGCTGCTTCGACGATATAAGGAAAAGCAAGAAGCCGGAAATTCTCATCAATACTGAACAGATAACTTCACTTGGTCCAATAACCGATTGGGGATTCTGTGAAGGACATGAGGATTATCCTTATAGAGTTCTGAAAATGACAGGTGGCAAAAGTTATCTATGCGTGGCGGAAAGTGCCAACGAATTAGAAATGGAATTACTAAAACAAAAGGAGAAATAACATTATGCCAGACATCATCAAGAGAACAATCAAATTTCGCGGATTCAACCGCAAAAACAACCAGTGGATCTACGGCTTCTACCTGCAGAACCGTGGCGCCCATTTCGTTTGTCCCGACGAGCTCGCCACGGGAAGGTCGTGGGAAGACTATGAGATTGATCCCGAAACGCTGGGGCAGTACACTGGGTTGACAACGGGATGGGGAGATGAGGTGTACGAGGGAGATATTATTGGTATCGATGGCTCACCTGAGTTGGGTATAAGACTCGTGGTGTTCTATGAGGAATCTTTCAATGTAGCCACTTGTCAAGATTACAGTTATCTACTAAAAGGCGTTCACCCCTACTTTAATGACTATACACACATGACTTGCCTGAACGAGTGGTCAAGCACAGGGCTGGTTCGTGTTATTGGAAACATCCACGAAAATCCGGAACAATTAATCGAAAAATAAAATAATTATGGCAAGAGTATTTAAGTTTATGGCAGGCGATCTGGTGCGCCTGAAAGAAAGTGACGGAACACTTACGGCACTAATCGAGAATGGCAGAAAGGAATATAGGGAACATCTGACCGTCGTGTTCTGCTACTGGAATGGCTATTGTTGTTGCTATGTAGTCAACACAGGCGCTGACGACATCTGCTTAATCTGTGATGAAGACTCATTGGAACTGGAAGAAAGACCGACTATGCCACCAGAAGAAGTACAGCCGGAGTGTGCCAAGGAGAGCTACTTCCTCGGCTACGTCTTTCGCATTAAAAATCGCCTCGTGGCAGCAGAGGGACTGGAGAAAGCCATCAAACTGTTCCGTAGTCATCCGTCGCATCAATTCGATACCATTGATGCCATCACCTTGCTGGCCCGAGACCTCGCACTGATACAGAACGGAAAGGAGGAATAACCCTATGATACAAGACTTGACACGCACGGACTTGGTGCGCCTGATTCGCGGATGCGAGCCGGGCATGGAACACGTCGGTATGCTGCAGCAACATGGCCTGGGCATGTATGTCGGCGGCATGAACGACCATTGGGAATGGACGGATAAGGAGAGTGACCACTGGAATGATGTCAGCGAAGAAGAACTGTGGCAACTCTACCTCACCATCACCAACGATGACCGCGACGAATATGCACCGCCGCAGGTGTATGTCGTGATGCAGGGCGACGAGTATGACAAGGAACCGAAGGCTATCTTCACCGCCGAAGCCGCTGCCGAGCGGTACAAGGATGCGGAAGGCGATGTGGAATTGCTGATAGAGCCCTTCGACCTCAATCCGCATTTCGAGGAGCGCGAAAAGGTGTGGAAGGCTTCTCTATGTCCTGCAACGATGGAACTGGAACTGTCTCCGCTATGGGGCGATGAGCACTTGATTGGGTACATACGGCGTTACGGCGACTGGCTTGTCGCATGGTTCATGGCTACAAATCGCAGGGAGGCAACTGCAAAGGCTAATGAGGTGTTCGGCACCGTCACACGCGGCAGGGAGCAAGGCAAGTTCTGCTACCTCAATCAGGAAATATACCTGCCCGACCGACAGTACCCCTACACCAAGAAGTACCCGTACTACGACGTGGCAAGCGGAAAGATAGTCATGGGCGACTTCGGTGCCGTGCTTATCCCGAAGAGTGAGGCCCTCCTGCCCGACGGCACACCGAACCCCGACCTCTTTATCCTGCTCGACCGACACTTTGTGGAACGAAAAGACTAAGCCTTATGAAGACAATTCCCATGAATGCCACAAACGGCGAGACGTTTCCGCGCATCTGGAAGACGGCACAGCATGGCACGTTCGACGGGCTCAACCCCGACGACCCTTACCTGGAGCAGTGCCGTTGGTGGCTCGAACGATTTGAGTGCATCGTCATCTTCACTCGCGACGTTGGCTACCACACGTCAGGATGGTGGAAGAACCCAGACTACGAACGGTGCTATCACCTCTCCATATCCTTCCCCGGTGGCATGAAACGCTCACGTCTGGAGTTTGTCATCAAGCAACTCTTTGGCGACGACCGACGGTGGCTATGGTGCGAGGGACCATATTCGGATGTTGGCCGACAGTGTGGCGTGTTCCACTACCGCCTGTTCTGCGACCCTGCGTGGAAACCACTGAAACCCCGTGGCGAAGTCTATACGCGAGAGTTTACAGAAGCAGGCTGGAAGAGCTTTTCCGAATTGCATCAATTATAAAACAAAACTCACGAATAAGACCTATGACACCAGACATCATCATCAAAGGCAAGGCCCTCTACACCACGAAGGGGGCGGCACGGGAGTACGGACGCATAGGCTGCAACTTCTACACGGGTTGTCCCCATGAATGCACCTATTGTTACTTGAAGCGAGGTGCGCCATCGAAGCAGCTGGGCGGGAATAAGGTGCGGCTAAAGGCGTGCTTCAAGAACGAACAACATGCCGCCGAAATTCTGCTGAACGAAATGGACAAGCATCTGGAGGCTTGCCGCAAGCATGGAATCTTTTTATCATTTACCACAGATCCGATGATAGAAGAAACACGTCGCCTGACTGTCTCGGCAATTTATGATGCCATACCCCGAATTATTCCCGTATGGGTGCTAACGAAGGATGCCACTTTTATCCACGACGTGCCCATAATGACAGCTCTTAATAATATCTATCGGGACAAACGGCCAAGCATCCACTTCGGTTTCACGCTCACAGGTCACGACGAGATGGAACCGCGTGCGAGCACCAACGACAACCGAATCATGGCGATGCGACGGATGAACCTTATGGGTTTCTCCACCTTCGCCAGCATCGAGCCTGTCATCACATGGGAGGCAGCCTGGAGGTTGGTACGCCAGACGCTCCCGTGGTGCGACCACTACAAGCTCGGACTGCGCAGCGGTGCGAAGAAGGACTACTACGACATCGCTGAGAGCGGTGCTGCCATCGAGCGCATTGTGCGGCTGGTGGAATGCTTCGGCAAGACCATCTACCTGAAGGAGAGCACCCGCCGACTGCTGCAACAATACTTCCAGCCTGGTGCCTACGAAGCCTTCCTCTCGCACACCGTGGATATGGATGGGAAGCGGATTGAATTGCAAACACGAATTACTCACGAATTGAACGAATAAACTATGGCAGAAATCATTAACATCCCCAACCTCGGCGAGGCAAGGCTTCCGCTGAATGAGTACGACAAGATGCGAGACCGCATCCGGGAACTGGAGGAGGAAAACAAACGGCTGACGGAGATGCTCGACCATGTTTGCGACGAGAACAAGGTGCGGGTGCGTCGGCAGATCATCAGGACGACAGAACTGACCTTCAATCCCCGTGCCTGCGGTATGCAGGAAATCATCGAGGACAAAATGGTGAACATGGAGGACATCACCGATGAACTGGACGAGAAACTCCGTGCTCTCGAAAAGGAGTGCAAGGAGAAGTGCGAGGCATTGGAAAGTGAGAACAAGAGTCTCAATAAGGCACTCGAACAATGTCAGTTCATGAAAATAGAACTGGCGCAAGCAGTGGACCGTCTGAAACAGCGCGGATGGTGGAGCAGGTTGTGGAACAGATAAAACCTACAAGCATTATGAAGAAGATAATGTTCAAAGACCGCTACGGACTGACGAATGCGGTGCTGGAAAAGAGGAAGACGATGACGCGGAGGGTGGAGCGTATAGACTTCTATCCAGGCAGTACGGAAGAACAAATAGAGAAGTTCTGCAAGCGCAGGGTGACAGACACAAAGGGGAGACAAGTGTGGGAGGGCTTTGATAACAAGGGAAATTGGATCGCTCAACTTATCTCTCACTATGCGATTGGCGAAGAGGTGGCAGTGGCGCAGTCGTACGGATCTATTGTGGAGCAAGACCCAGAAAACGATTACGGCAACTACTACGTCAAGCAGTTCCGTTACGCTCCCGGCTGGACGAACAAGATGTTTGTCCGCGCCGACCTCATGCCCCATCGCATCCGCATCACCGGCATCCGCGTGGAACGGTTGCAGAACATCAGCGACGAGGACTGTGCAAGGGAGGGGATTGTTCCTGCCGTTTTCCGGCAATGGCACAAACAGGCGTTGACCGACTTCTCGCCACAGAAATACACAGATCACCGCGTTTGGACACTGGAGAAATTCAGAGATGGTATCGAAAACCCCTGGGAAGGCAGTGAGCCAGGCGAATATATGGCAGAGACGGCACAAGTGGCCTTCGCCGTACTCATCAACAAGATAAGCGGAAAGGGCACATGGGAGCGGAACCCGTGGGTGTTCGTCTATGAGTTTGAACTGGTGAAATAAAACAACGAATTAAAACGAAAAAGAACTATGCTCATAAAACTCACAAGCAAATGCACAATGATGTGTCCGCACTGCATGGAGGACGCACAGCCCGAAGGTCTGATGATGACGCTCGACACGTTCAAGCAGGCCGTGAGGTTCGGCACATACATCGGCAACGGACACTTCGTCTTGTCGGGCGGCGAACCGACGGAGAACGAGCACATCGTGGAAATGTGCGAATGGCTCGACATAGCTACAAGCTGCAACTTCACCATCGTGTCAAACGGCATGTGGCTGAAGGACGAGACGAAACGGCAGCGCATGGACTGGATTACTCGGCTGCACCACTACCTCGGTATGCAGGTCTATACGCACCGACAGTGGTACCGGGACTACGACTACGTGGTGAGCCACCGCCACGAATACGAGCAGTACCGCAAGGTTATCGTGGACATCGACGACACTATCTTCATGCAGGACCTCGGACGGGCGCGAACCAACCCCGAAGCACAGCGCGAGGTGGAGCGCAACCCGCACTTCATGTCGTGCCTGGTCTCCACGCTGACGGCCATCCAGATAGCCGAGCCGCAGATGTTCGGCATTACGATGATGCTGCACCGCAAGTTCTGCAAGCCGTCGGTCGATTGCGAGGGCAACGTCCACATGTCCGAGAGCCGTCTATGCCCATCGGTGGGCAACGTGAACACCGACAACTTCGCCGACATCTGGCAGCGGATGCGAGCTTTCCGTCCGTGCGGCCACTGCAAGCAGTACAAGAAATTCATGGAAAGCGAGCGCCCCGACATCGCCGCCGCAAGGAGGGTGATGGGAGTGTGAATAATGTAACGAATAGAACCTATGAAAGAATCAAAATCAGTGAAGTGTGGCATGGGCATCGCCCAGGCTTACCACGAAATTATGAAGGTGGACGAGCCGACCTTCTGCAACTTCAATGGCGTGTACCTCTACGGCGGTTGCAAGACACCGCCACATGAGTGCGCCGATAAACAGACGATGCGCACGATGCTTGCAGGGATGGCATTGCCCAAGTGCATCGAGACCGTCAACCAGGTGCTGCTCGCCGGTGGCAAGGTGGAAGCCAAGACCACCGCAGAGGCAGCCGCACAAATGGCAGTGACATTCACCGACGCATTGCTGAGGGAACTGAACAAGGAGAAGGAAGGAGAAACAAGTCATGAATAAAATTGAAGAGATACGTCTGCGAAGCCGTGTGTGTGAACAGGTGACAGAATGGGCAGAAGGTTTCCGTGTGAGCGAAGATGAAATCTGGGATGCCCTGCGCGACTTTGCGGAATACCGGATTGCCCTGCGGATTTCTGAATTTGCAAATTCCGGCAAGGCAAGCGTGGATGATATGTGCAAGGCCATGCGACCCTTGGCTGTAGAGAAAGAAGGAAACCACGAATTTCACGGATTATGAAAAAAAACCTACTCTACCTGATGGCTTCGGCTATGGTTGGGATGGCAGATGCCGCAGAGCATCGGCACATGCCAGATGTACCGCCGCCTCCCAAACGCACTTGCAAGGACTGCTACTTCTACATGGGTGGCACATATTGCAAGCAAGTGAAACATCACGTAAACAAACATACACTTGCCAACGGGTGTGTATATTTCAAGGAGAAATAATTATGGCACAGAGAAAAGTAGCATTGAAAGTAGGCGACCGTTTCCAGTAGGCATGGACGGGCTGAAAGGAACCGATGTGGTTCAAGGTGCTGGCAATAGACCGTGAGGGCAACCGCCTCCATGTGGCGTGTTACAGTCCCCGTGGGTATGGTTGGGAAGAAACTTGGGACGACCTCGATGTGACGGAAAACGCATTCAGTATTGGTGAATATAAAATGATGGAAGTATGACACAGGAAGAAATTGAAGACAGAATGGAGGTGTGCCCTTGGAGAGAACGTCCACGAGGGTATGGTTATGTCTGTACAAGGTATCATGGCACTTTTGTCCCATGTGACGGCCGTTGTTCATGGGTTGTAGATTATCCGAAGTTAAAAGAATTAGAAGCAAGAAAGGAGAATAAACTATGATAACAATCAAATTCCGTGGCAAGGATATTGAGACTGGCGAATGGATATACGGCGACCTTATTCAACGTCTGGGCTATTATCCTGCCATTCTCACCACATACCCTACGGACGAGGGCAAGGTGGGATATGCAGAAAGGGCGGTAAAGGAAGATACCGTAGGTCAGTTCTCCACCTTCCGAGACAAGAATGGAAAGGAAATCTACGCCGGCGACATCATCAGAGCGGGCGAGGAAAAGACCTTGCTCGAAGTGCGCTTTGTGCGTGGTGTGTTTGCATTCCTGTGGAACGGCGACCTCGATGACGAATTTCCCTGCAACGCTCCTACGCAGGAATGGGCAGAGGTGGTCGGCAATATCCATGACAATCCGAAACTCCTTAAACGACATTAAGCGTATGGCAAAGCATCAGTATCATTGCGAGGAGTGCGGCAAGCACCTCTTTGACAGCGAGAAGGATGGCGGCGCGGCTGGCGTAGAGGCACAGCAGAAGGGCTTTGTGTTCAAGATGCCGATACTCTTTGGCATCGAGGGCTGCCACTTCTTCTGTTCAAAGGACTGCTGGAACAAGTGGCTCAACAGCCACACCACCGAGCAGGAGCGTGCCGACGGCAACCGCTCCGCCCGTGAGATAAGGCAGCGCATGGAGGCCGACAAACCGAAACTCATAGAGGGCTTGCAGCGCATACAGCGAGCCTTTGAGATAGCGAGAAATCGCCGAAAGAAGTAAGATAACTTAAAAGGAATACGATTATGGAAAAAGTATATTCATTCACTCAAAGCGTGATGAACGGCACGGTGACGATGGAAACCAGCGTGGCGATCTTTGCCACACGCGAACTGGCCGAGCAGACACTGGCCGACATCAAGGCTGACAACGCCAAGCGCGACCTCGGTGGACTGCGCGTCCGCTATGGCAAGATACAGGAAACTGACGTGTATGAAAACAAGGAAGAGATTCCATTCTATCAATTCAAAGGATAAGGCGATATGAAAGAAGTAACATTGTATGGCGGCACGATTGACAGCTGCCTGAAGGATTTAAGGGAAATGGCCGCTGCCGACGAGAGCGGCGAGGTGTTGAAGGCCGTGTTCAACGACAAGTACCTGCTTTCGACCGATAGCGACGACGATGCCTATCTGCGCATCACGGGCAAGACAAAGGCCGAAAACGACGAGTACTTGAGGAAGTGGAAGGAGGACTACGAAGCCAAGTGGAAGGCGCACAAGGCACGCATCCCCGAGCTGACGGAGCACTACCGCAAGGTGGCTCGCGGCGTGATCATAGAGAGCGAACTGGAGTATTGGGACAAGATAGTGCCCATCCGTCTCGGCGACCTCTACCGTGGCATGGAGCTTGACCAGGTGCTCGACTGCGCCAGGGTGATGCGCGACGAGACGCTGAGCCGCATAGAGCGACTGCGCAAGGCTTACAAGATTTTCAACGATGCCGGTCACAGCGGCATGTCGGCGGGGCTGACGATGGTGATGCTGCGCCGCTTCTGTCCCGACGGCAACGAACTGGCCGATGACTGCAACGAGTTCCGCTACGACCCCGGCCACAAGACGAAACTGTACGTCAGCCGCGACGGTGACGGCAAGCTGCTCCTGCACTTTGCCTATCCGCATTGGGGCGACAATCACGACTTCCGCAGCCCGAACCAAGTGGAGCTGAACCCGCTGCTGTTCCCCGAGGTGAAGCCCGGCAGCAGAGTGGAGTACATCGCAGGAAAGGTCTTTGACACAATCAGATAAGGAGAACTGACCTATGAAAGTGTTATCAGGAAGAGTTTCTTGCAAGCATTGTGGCGCAAATCTCGAATACAATTCCAATGATATTGAGGTAGATTGTGCAAGGCCTGAAGATTGGAATAGCGCACTTAGATACATTACTTGCCCATTATGTAAACATCGAATATATTTTTAGACTAATTCACGCCGCAAGGCATGGTATTAACGAATTAAAAACAAATTTGGCGATATGAAAATGAAACGAGAGATTTGCACGAAATGCAAACACTGTCTTTCTTGTATGTGCGGCGACGAGTTCGAGGATTGCTTCATCAAGAATCCGAACTTGAAGCGAACAATTACCACCATCGTAATTAAAAACAAGGCGCAAGAATAAATAAATTAAAAGGAATACGATTATGAGACAAAGACTATTATTTGAAGGTGAGCTGAGCGACGTGACGCTGGAGAATGTATTTCCGACGCTAATCAGCAAGGCTGTTGAGACCGATGATGACGTATTTCTACGCTGGAACGGTGCGACAATCAGGGTAGAACCAACGGACACCATCGACACGCTGATGCAGAAGTACGACAAGGAGATAAGACTTGTTGGATTGGCCAACAAGATGGAAATGCCTGCAGACGGACGCGACAAGCACCTCTACCGTATTAAGAACCGACTCGCAGAGTTCTACATCGTGGCACACTCGTTTGATGAAGCGGCTGACGAAATGAAGAAGCGGCTCGACAAGGCCAACTACGGTTTTACCTCGTACCGCACTGTGCCAAGCATTGACGATGTGGCCGTGCAGCATTTCTACAACGAGAAGCAGTCATTCAGCGACGGCAACGCAAACTTAATCATTGTGGAGGACTGACCAAATGAACAATTTTTTTATTTCTTCAGCAAAGAAGGACGAAGCCGTTGAAAACTTTGCCAAAAGCAAGAGGGAGGAATTAGAAAAGATGATTCCTGGCTTTGTCGATGACAGGAAAATTACTGATATTGTGCTGAACTTTTACGAGAGAGGAATAAGGGACGGCGTGCAAATGATGCTGGAGCGTATGACGGATATTATTGCGGCAAGAAACGCAACTCATGTCTCAGCCCAAATGTCAGAGGCATCGGCGAGTGGTAAGTTAAATGATGCTTTTAACGAGAAAAACAAGGAGGATTGGTGATGAAAGAAAGACCGATTTTTGAGAGCAAAGAACCGAACAAGAACCTTGTCGAACTGAACGATGATGACAAGAAGGTAGTAACCAAAGCACTGAAAGATCTAATCCAGTCCGCTGGTTTTCTTCTCGACAGGGTGTCGAAGGACACACTGACGGAGGAAATGCGTGAGACGTTGACAAGCCTGATAGCGACCTATAGTCGCGACGGGCTGCGACCGCTGGGCTTCCAAGACCAGGCAACAAAAGACCACGACGACCTGGTGCGCAAACTACGCAATGCCAACATGGATAATGAGGAACTGCGCCAGCAGCTCGGTCAAAAAGTGTCGCTGGAGGACTTACGGGAGAAGATGAAGACAATCGCCCGCGCTTTCCGCGAATGGGGCGACTATCACGGCTTCGGCTACATCAGTGACATCCACTTTGACAATTTCGGGTGTCTGCAGGGCAACATGAACCTATCGACGCACATTTCAGGTTGTAGGGCGGAAGATTTACGGAAGATGGGATTTGAACTGACCGACGACCGCGACGGCGAAGCGATGTTTGCCACTGACGAAAACTTCAAGTTGCTGCGGAAGATGATACGCGACAATTTTGGTCCCGATGCCAGCATGTCCTATGGCAAGATAGACATGCACAGCTTCGGTGACGAGAGGCCGCACATGAGAGAGGTGGAGGTCTATCTGCGTGACCTCGACGTGATGCAGCCTTGGATTGATGAGTATTTGGAGCGCAGAAAGCAGTCGTTCGACAAGGAACGTAACAAAAACAAGCAGGAGGACTGATGTATGAGAGCACCGAGACTATTCATCTGCCGCGACAAGAACACGCAGGGCTGTCTGCCTGGGCGATTGCGCATCTTTATCGGGCAGAAACCGACGTTGAACGAACGGGGCGAGTGGCGCAACTACTCCGCTTCGCCCGAGGACTTCAAGGTAGCCATTCCGCGAGAGATGTACCCCGACATCAAAGACGGCGGCTATATGGCCTACGACTACGAGTATGAGGTTGACCAGCACGAAATGAGCGACCTGCACTACACGCTGTCGTGCTGTAAGCGGAGCATGTGTGATGTGACAGCTCTTGACAGCGAGGCCGAAGCCACCCGCAAGTTCAAGCAGCACGAAACGGCACTCATCCGCATGATTAACCGCAACCTGGAGTATCTGCAACCAAAGATTAAGGAGGACTGACACGATGCAGAAACTATTCAAGCGATTACTTGACCTGCTGAATATCCACCCCGACGAGAACCAGCGGTGGACGCTATCTACTCTGTTTATCGTCGGACTGCTGGATGCCTACGTCGGACCTGCTATCTCGAAGGCATGGGTGACGGAACTGCCTGCAGAATGGCTCGCGTTCCAGTCGCTTGTCTATTCCGTGGTCGGACTGTTTATCGGCATGATATGGAAAGGCTGGGTGCGCCGCAAGGCTATCCAGTGGTTCACGGTGCTCTGCATCATCGAGTCGGTAGCAGGCTTTTGCGTCGGCATGTGGCTCTGCTTCGTGGAGTACAACGTGTGGGTGCTGGCCATCGCCTGCCTACTCTACGGCACGCTGGTGTCGGAGTTCATTGGCAAGTGCCTGATGACGTTCCGACCGAAGCTGTGGAACGAGCACGAACGCGAGGTCTATGACAACAACAACGACGTGGTGTGCGGCATCTACTGCATCGCCGGCTACGTCTGCGCCCTGCTGTTCATGCCCTCGCTAAAGGTGGCCATGTTCATCTGGGGTCTGTGCTGCGCCATCGACAACATCGGCTGGCTGGTAGTGTATCATAGGAACAAGGATAAATTTACGGAGGACTGACCCAATGGATACGAGACAGCAGAAGAATGAAATGGTGTCGAGCGATGAGTGGTACACTCCGAAATGGATTATCGACGAATTGGGGCCTTTCGACCTGGACCCGTGTGCGCCGATGGAGCCGCCCTACCCTATTGCCCCACTGAGCTATAACAAGGAGCAAGACGGGCTGGCACATGAATGGCCTTCCACGGCAGTCGTATGGATGAACCCGCCTTACAGCAGGGCACCGCTTCGGGCCTTTGTGGAGAAGTTGTCAAGGCACGGAAACGGCATGGCATTGTTGGTGAACCGGCAAGACAATCTCTTGTTTCAGGATATCATCTTCCCGACGGCAGCCTCCATGTTGTTCATGCGTCACAGGGTGAAGTTCCTGCGTCCAGACGGCACCAGCGGATCACCGTTTTTCGGATCATGCCTCGTAGCATGGGGCCACGAATGTGACCAACGGTTGCGAAATTGTGGAATAGAAGGAAAGTATGTGGTATTAAACGAATAAACTATAAGAGACAACTATGGGAGAAAAAAACATGAACCCCGCAGGACTTGGCAGCAAACTATACTTTTGCCGTGCCGAGGACCTTGAAAAGAATCCGAATACGCCGATGCAGGAGGTGGAACTGACACCGCACGTCGGCGACATCGCCTTTGCGGAATGGTACGAACCACAGGAGGGCGAGGATGGTCGGAGCAATAAGGGAGGATTCCCGACGACTTTCACGGCAACCATCGAACCTACACCCGAACAAAATAAACTCTTCCGCCGCCTGATGCAGGGGCAAGGGCGGTTGCCACGACGTAGGAAGAAAAAGTTGATGAACCGCGTGCTTAGTCGCGAAAAAATATGCCGCGTAATTGCACGATTCACTGTGCGCCCGATGTTCGACAAGAACGATGCGCTTGACCTCACGGTGCAGGTGATGTTCAACGACAAGGCGCACGGCTTGGAGACAATCATCATCAACGAAGCGGAATACCACACCGCCTACCTCTGCCTGAAACGGATTGAGAAGAAATATGGGAAGTATATTGAGACGTTGAAGAAATGAAGTACCCATCATGCGCATCGGACTTGTTGACATCGACGGGCACGCGAAGAAGAAGAAATGGGGTGCGACGGTTTATCCGAACCTTGCGCTGTGCAAGATCGCACGGTGGCACAGGCAGCAGGACGACGAGGTGGAGTGGGCTGTGCCGTTCCTTCACTACGACGTGGTGTATATGGCGAAGGTGTTCAACTTCTCGCCCGACGACCTGACCTACTACGATGCCGACCGCATCGTGCGGGGTGGCACGGGCTACGACATCCACAGCCAACTACCCGAAGAAATCGACCGGCTGCAACCCGACTACTCCATCTACCCCAACCTCCCGAAGGATACCGCCTACGGGTTCCTCACCCGTGGCTGCCCGAACAAATGTCCGTGGTGCGTCGTGCCGAGGAAGGAGGGGCGCATCCGTCCCTATATGGACTGCGACGAGATTGCCATCGAGGGACGCACGAAGCTGGTGCTGATGGATAACAACATCCTTGCGGCTGGAGACTATGCCATTGAGCAGCTGGAGAAAATCATCCATCGTGGCTACCGTGTGGACTTCAACCAAGCCCTCGATGCCCGACTGGTCGATGACCGCTTTGCCCGCCTGCTGGCACAGGTCAAGTGGATAGACCGGCGCATCCGTTTCGGTTGCGACACGCACGGGCAGATTGCCGAGTGCGAACGGGCCATCAGCCTAATCAACGGCTACGGCTACCGTGGCGAATACTTCCTCTACACGATGATAGGCGGCAAGAGTGACTTTCGTGAGTCATACGAGCGGACACACTACTGGTGGCTACGCAACCACGAACAGCGCGAGAAGCACCTACCCAACATCTACCCCTACGCCCAGCCCTACCGTGACCCCGACAATCCACACAGGCCCATTCCCGAATGGCAGAAGGACATGGCGCATTGGTGCAACAAACATCAGATATTCCAGATTTCGGAGTTTAAGGACTTCGAGCCTCGCAAAGGTTTTAAGTGCGAGTGGTATGTGAAGAATTTGATGTAAAAAAACCGGCAAATGCTTTGGTAACTCAAAATAAAGTTGTACCTTTGTGCCATCAGTTACGGAACCACACCGAGGAAATGGTGTTCCCGAACGTCCTTAAAGGTTGGGTCTTCGCGTCGGACTCTGAAGACAGCGCCTGCGCATCCGACATAAAATAAACACCGGCAGGATCGGGGCAAATAGGTAAATAGCCATTTCGCAGCGCAGATAGAGGGGCGAGCCGTCAGGCCCGCCCCTCGCTTTGTTTTGCCGTCAGGTTGTGAACTTCACTTCACAACCAGCACCCAGTCGTTGGCCAGCACGTCTTGCTGCGACGGGTTCCATCCGCTTTGGATGGTGTTTTGTGCAGTCTTCAGACAGATGCAGCCGCCAGCATAAATCTCGCCGCCGTTGTTGTCGGCAATCTCCTTCAGTGCTGGGTCGTGACACCACTCGCTCTTGACCATCGCTTCTGGTTTCAGCCAAAGCCACATGCCTTTACCATTCCATCCCTGACGCGCCACCTTGAAGCCCCGCTTCAGTGCAGCGACTGCCTGTCCGAACGTGCCTGTTTCTCCTTCTTGCAGGAGTTCCGAATCTGTTGCTCCACAAACAAAGCAGGTTTCCATATCGCCGCGTGTGAATGTCGTGCCGTCCCATTCGGGGTCGTTCTCTCTTTTCGATTTTTCTACGGCGACGAGATACTTCTCAGCCATTTCGTCTAAGTTTACCATAATTGCAGATGTTTAATTTGTATGAACATATTGGGTTAAATCTATTGCTTATGTGGGTGTGAATGCCAAGTTCCCGAACCTTCCTCGGAGTCGTCCACCCACCTTGTGCTTGCTCTCGGCACATTCCTTGATGCCGATGATTAGGTCGTCGAAGGCATCGGTGATGGTGGTGCGCTGGCGCTTATCTCCCCCTATGCCTTCTTCCGAGGTCAGTTTCTCTGCACCTTTGTACTTGCGGAAGGTGCCAGGCACGACGGCTGTGTTTTCGAGTGCTGCCCGAAGATAGACGCAGCGGCCCGACTCGCGGTTGATGAATACGGAGGGCGATGCCTGTCCCGCGAAGCAGTCGTTGATGTACTGGTACTTGCGTTCGTGTCGCCACGACGTGAACTCGGCGCGGGTCACATTGAAGCCGTAACTGGTCAGTTCGTCGGTCACTACGACATCGAAGCGCGACTGTTCCGACTCTTCCAGAGCGTAGGCTTTGCTGGCTCCCTGCTTGATGCTGCTGGCGACGTAGAAAATGACTTCCTTGCAGCCACGGCGCAAGAAGGGACGGTAATACTGTGCAAAGAGTTTCGACAGTCCGCGCAGACGCACGCCGTCCTGCACGAAGAACTCCTTCATCACCAGTAGCGACGGTTTGCCTTGGAATATGCGCGTCTGTCCTACTACGAAGCAGTTGATGTCTGAATTGGCATCCAGTGCTATACGCAGGGGTTCTTTGTAGTCGAGGTCGAGGTCCAGACTGCAATCTTCGCCGTCGTGCTGCAACTGGTCCCACTCCAGCGATTCCGTCTCGAAGTCTGTAGGCCACCGCTGTCCGTCGAGCGCACGTCCTTTGATGCGGGTGCTGTACTTGTCGAACACGAGGTCGGTGATTTCTTCGCTGACGTAGGTGTTGAGTTCTGAGAAGTTGCAGTAGAAGCCGTCCTTTGCCGAACCGCGAGGCTGATTGAGGATTTGCAGGCGGAAGAGCAGGTCGGGCAACTCGCGCTGCATCTGCCGAATCCACGCTTCTCCTCCCAACAAGGCAGCATTCTCGATGCTGGAGAACCGCCAGAAGGTCTCCGACTGTGTGCGCAGGGCGTAGAGTTTGCGCAGGTAGGCATCGCTTTGTGCGAGTTTTGCCGCGAGGTTGGTATGGTGCTCCTTGTCGTAGAGTTCCGCATACCTCACCTCTGCCATCATTTCCTCTATCTTTCGGTTGACATCTGTGGTCTCATATTCTGCTTCTTTTTCCCACAGACATTCGCGTGCGTTCAGTCCGGCATCGCTCACCCAGAGTTGCGAGAGCCACTTGTTGTTCATCTTCGGGTCGGTGCCGTAACCCCATCGCTTCTGCTCTGTCTTGCGGAAAGACTTCGGCAGAAAGTCGCCGCGCAGGGTGGGTAGCACTTCCTCCTTCACGCGCTGCCACGGCATATACTTCGTCTCGTCTCCCATAATGGCCGCAAGGTTCAGGCCGTTGGCACTACCCTTCACCGCCAGCGAAATCATCTGCCAGACAAAGCCGTTGGCAAACGATACGCAGTTCTCCCACACCCTCGGTTTTGCCAGCGGCGTAGGCCATCTGAGACGGGCAGGCGGACGGCCAAGGAAGTAAAGCATACCCTCTACGAAACCCAGCAGGTTCATCACCTTCAGCACGTTGGGCATCGTGCGCGTGTAGTTCTGCTTGGCACTGGCTCCGCAGAAACCGCCCATCATGCGGGCCAGTCCGGTGGTCACGTCAGCCATGTTGAAGGCCAGGAATGCCGACTTACCCGTACCGCGCCCTGCCAATACCTTCGTGGAGCGCGAACCGAAGTTGCGCACTTTCTTCTGCCACGGAGCCATATACACCGTGTTGCGCCCGTCGCCCTGGTAGTCGATGTATTCACCCTCCTCGTCGCAGTCATCGTCGCTGGGGCCGGGCTTGTAGTCCTCCACGTTGGGGAGCATCCGCGACTCAAACAGGTCGCTGCTGTTGTTGGGGTTACTGCCTATCCTTGACATAGTTTCTGATTACTCCGGTTGTTCTGAATACTCGGGTGCCTGCTCCCCTCCCTCCACGGGAGGGGTTGGGGGTGGGTCTGCCTTTCCCCTTGCCACCATCACCTCCACCATTTTCTCGATGCGCACCTCCTTCTCGTCCACATAGCCGCCGTACTTCGCCATGATGCGCTTCATCTCCTGGTCGTCCACATCCTCTTTCGTGTCGTCCGCGTCCTTGACGCTGGTCGTCACCACAGGTGGCAGGAACGCCATCTTGCTCATGTCTATGCGCTCTTCTTCCGGCTTATCCAGCTGTGCCACCTCCATCAGGCGTTTGCTGCCCTTGTCGAGGGCGTTCACGTTGTCCGTCTCCATACCGATGCGCATCATCTTGTCGGCGGCGGCGCGTACCTTCGCTTCGTCTATGCGGCGGCTGGGCGGCGCGATGTGCTCCACCACGAAGTCGAACAGAAACTTATCTTTTTGCGCCATGCGCCACTCGGAGTAAATATCAGCCCCCTTGCCCTTCACCAGTTGCTTGAACATGGCGAAGGGGTCCAGTGTAATAGGGTTCTTTACCCACTGCCAATACACGTGCTGCACCCGTGCGAGGCGTTCCTTGTGTTCGCGCCGTATGTCGAGGTCGGCAATCGGCACCCCCTGCTCGAAGTGCATCAGTGCCCCCGTCATCAGCTTCTGCGATATGGTTACTGTTTCTTCTGCCATATTACCTTTCTTACAATTCGTTTAATTCGTGAAATTCGTGGTAGAAAAATGTCCGCGTAATCCGTGGTTATACTTCTTCCGCTTCCGCCCACCCTGTGTCGGGCTTCCATCCGTCCTTCTCCTGCAAGTACATCACCCGCTGAGAGCCGAGGTAGTGCCAGCGGAAGCCGTGTCCCAGCAGCAGCCGCTCCGCCATCGGCCACGGGTCGCCCCAGTCGATTGTTGCCCGCAGTCCCATCGCGTCGCGCAGTTGTCCGGCATCCATCACCTCCACGCCGATAGCGAAGCCCGGCATGGGTAACCACCGCTCTATGAATCCCATCACCGCTGCCTCCGCGTTTTCCTCCACCGCGTCGATGTCCGTCACCTTCTTCGGTGCTTTCTCTTCTTGTTCCTGTTCTGCCATAGTTCCGATTATTCCGATTACTCACACCTTCCTGTATTCCTTCGTCGCATCAAAACTTGGGCACGCCTTGTTAGCGAAGTCCCGGTGCCCGTGTATCTCCGCCTGGGGGTAGAGTTTGCGCAGGTCGAGCAGCAGCGAGAGCAGTGCCGCCTTCTGTAGGTCGGTTCGCGTGTCCTTCGGTGTCTTGCCATCGGGAGCCACGCCACCCACATACACCACGCCGATGCTGTTAGCGTTGTGCCCCGTGCAGTGCGCTCCGCTGATGTCCACGTCGCGCCCTTCGTGTACCGTGCCGTCGCGATACACCACATAGTGATACCCGATGTCCGACCATCCCTGCAGCTTGTGCCACTGCCGTATGTCCGCCACCGTGTAGTCGCGGTACTCCGGCGTCGCCGTGCAATGCACGATAATCTCCTTGATGTTGCGTCGGCTCTTCTTCAGTCCCAGTGCCGACTTCGCCACACCCGGCAGCAGTTTTGCCAACGTAGCAGGCCCGACGATGCCGTCATCCTTCAGTCCGTGCTCCCGCTGAAACTCCCTGACGCGCTCCGTCGTCAGCGGTCCCCAGATGCCGTCGGGGTACAGCCGCAAAGTCTTCTGTATCTGCCGTACCACCTCTCCCCTACTCCCTTGCTTGTATAGTGTTGCCATAATTCTTCAGTTATAACCGTTTGATGAATTTCAGTTGATAACCGTCGCGGATATGCACGATGCCTGGATATTGCCGTTGCAGGAAGTCCCATGCACGGGTGCTGTGGCGGTGCCACATCGAGACGGGATGCACTCGCTCGCCCGAAGGCAGCAGGTAGAAATCTGCCCGCAGTCTGTCTATCAGTTCATAGTTGGCGGCCCGATAGATAGTTCCGTTGTTCCCCGCCGTGGTGTCGGCGTATGAGATGAGTACCTTCACCTCCGGGTGAGCCAAGCGCATGTAGTGGTGGAAGAGCGAAAGAGTGATGGTCTCGCTGAACTTCGGCATCGTATCGGACAACCACATGCGGTCGAACTCACGCACCTCTTCAGGTCGGTACTCGCCCTTTATCTTCGGGCGTATGCCGTAGCCGCATTGCAGCGCACCTTCTACCCTTCCATGATAGATGACCAGCAGCGACACGAAAGAGTTCTGCGTCACCTTGTGCGAATAGTGATGCTGGCAGATGATTCTGTCTGCCTCTGCTTTCTCGCACTCGATGATGCGGATACCCTTCTCCGGTACCTCGTAGCCGATGCAACGGCCAGCGAGGTCGTAGATGGGCACTTTCTTATATCGCTTCCTTGCCATAGGCTTACTGAGTTAAAAGTGAAGAGTGAAGAATGCGCCAAGCAGCGTGAACACCAGCGCACCGAAAAGAAATCTTTTCATTGTCGTTTTTGTGTTTTGATTGTTAATACTCGGCTTGTTGCCGTTATGCTACATCTTAATCAGCGACTGCACGTTCCGTGGTATCGGTTTCTCTCTGCCTATGTCAATCACTATGCGGTTGCTCCACTTCTCGCAGTGCATCCGCGCGTTCACCCTCATGTCAGGCTCCAGCCCGCAACTGTTCACTTCCCTACCGTCGGCATAGATGTTTACAAACCTTCGTCCGCAAGTCATGCAATTCTTATCCATAGTCGTTGTTTTTAATGTCCCACAGTCATCGGCTTTGCCGCTTTGCTCGTCAAAGAAATCGCAGGAATACGCGGATGCTTAATTCGTATAATTCGTGCAATTCGTGGTTAAGAGAAATCAATCCGTGTATCCGTGGTTCAGTCCTCAATGTACAAATCCTCGTTCACGCACAGATTCAGCGGTTCCTCCCTCGTGAACTGCACCATCACCCCGTACCACCCATCCTCTTTCGGATCAGTGCTCACGAAATCAATCATCGCATTGTCCAGGTCAATCCGTGCAAAGTCCCCGTCGATGTTCTCCGCCATCTCCTTCTCGTGCTTGTCGAGCAGCCACGCCAAGAACTGCTGGCAGTGATACCACGCCTCTTCCCTCGCCTCTGCCGCCGCCTCGCCGTCAGCCATCGCCCTGGCCCTCACAAAGAAATACACTGGGTATGTCCGCTCGGGCCGCGTGATTGTACCGCCGCCCTCCACCACGCTTTCCATCATCACCATCGGCGAAAACTTAGGCATGATACCCTTAGCCATCTCCACCAACCCGCCCTGCGAGTCAGTGAGGTAAAACCGCTTGTTCCCGTTCGTCGGGTTATCCAGCATCGGTTTATACGTCTTGCACCATTGGCGCACAATACTGTGAAATGTCATAGTCGTGTCTGTGTTTTATCTGTTTATCCCTGTTTGTCGTCCTGTTTATCCGGGTTTATTTCTACTCCGAAGTGTTCCGCCGCAGCCACCACCTTCTCATCCTTCAGCGCACTATCCAGCGGTTCCAGCATCAGGTACTCCTTCCAGTTCATCTCCCATTGCTCGATGCGCTTCTCTCTGGCTTCTCCCTCCTTGCCACGTCGCAGGTCGATAAGCCACTTCCGCAGTTCCCTGCGTCTCGCCTTTTGCTCCGAGGTCAGTTCAGTTGGATTACTCTGACTACTCTGATTGCTCTGAGTATTCCGATCACTCTGCCCACCATCCACAACATAAGCATTCCCCAGTGCATCGACGCCCACACGCCCGTCGCGGACGAGCTTCTCCCACTCTGCATCCAGTTCCTTATAAATCCCCTTCAGCGTACTGTCAATCTTCGTCGCCTTCCGTGCCCATGCTGCCCTCGCATCCGGCTTCGCATTAACATCCTCCATCAAGAGGCGCATCTTCTCCCGTGCTTCGTCCAATTCCCGCAGCATCCCCCACACAGCCCCTGCCCGCTCCTGCGTACCCTTCGGCAAAAGATAAGCGTACTGGTCGATGTGCTTTGGGCGTGCAGGCAAAAGACCCACCCCCGACCCCTCCCGTGGAGGGAGGGGAGTAGATACCTTTGCGGTTAGTGTGCCCTGCGATTCCGTCGCAGGGTTATTCTTTTGTCCCGCAAAAATATCCTTCTGTGTTTTACTCGGTTTATCGTTTTGTTTGTTCGGGTTTATCGCTCCCTGTTCGCCAGCCCCATTGTGATTTGTGCATTGTGAATTGTGCATTGCAGAAAGCTCATCCGTGAGTTTTCTCACCGCCCGCCACGCGCTCTTCACCCACAACTGGCTCGGCAGCCACGTCTCCGTCACCGCCATCAGCGCCGTCAGCAGCACAGCCCCCTCGTGCGCCGCCTCGCAGTCCTCCCTCTCCCACCTTCCACTCATCATCATCAGGTTCTGCGCCTTCGCCATCGGCCTGTCCGTCAGCGCCAGCAGCCGCTCACCGGAAGAGCACAACCACTCTCCCACCCTCTTGCGGTACGCCTCGCGCTCCACGTCGGTCATATCCCCGTAGGGTTTCAGGTATTCACCCGTTGTCAGTTTCTTAATCATAAAGCCTTCAGTGTTTAGTTATAAACAGATTGATACTCTCGACCTCCGCACAAAAGCCTATCCTTATCAGGCTTATCGCCAAACCAGTAGTTGTCGCAGTAATACCCAGCCAACGCATCCATAACAGAAGGTGCGCTTATACTGACAGCCCCTCCGTCATCGCTGACATCCATCTCGCGTTTCGACTTTTTTAACCTCCGGCAATTCCAGCAGGAAGGCTTAAAAGGTATGCGGTATTTTCTGTGGCTCATGTCCGTGTAATCCGTTGTTTTTATGTCCCGCAGAAACCGCAGAAACATGTAGATATTGGAATCTGTGCAATCTGCGAAATCTTAGTTATAAAACCTTTCTGCGCTCTCCATTTCTCTGCGGTAACTCTATTTTTTCACTATTCACTCTTCACTTGCGCAGCGTCCCTGTATATCTTCGCCAATTCGTCCGGCAGCAGGTCTCTCTTCAACATCTCCTTGGCCTGTGCTCCCAGCGCACTATTGAGCAACTGCCACAGCAGCAGATGGTCTTCGTCGGTCATACGCTCCAGGGTCTGCGGTTTGTCGTTGATTCTGCACGCCAGGCTCATGTTGTTGTTCTTCCCGAAAAACGTCATGCTGAACTGCAGTCTCACCCGCTCCCGCTTCTTTTGAAATTTCTCCCTGTCAATCTGTTTCATAATCGTAAGTTTTATTTTTAATTTTTATTCTTCATTCCTCACTCTTCATTCTTCACTCAGAAGGCTTTCACTTGTGCAATCATCCTCTCCAGTTCCCTCTTCTTCTCCATTATCGGCCCAAGCTCCAAACGCGACGCACCATGGTTCCACTCCCGGAAGTCCGGACAACCGTCCAACGACCCGAACGTCTCCATGTAATCACAGGTGTAATCGTACCACCGCATCAGTTCCTCCTCCGGCAGGTCGCCCGTCAGGTCCTCAATCATCGTCTGCATCCCGAAGGCATAGTCCCCGAACATACACGTGTTGCAGAACTTATCCACGAAATACGTGTCCCGGTCGTCATACCTCGGCAGTCCATGTTTCTCCGCAAACAGATTCACAATCTCCACCGCCGCCGCACGCAGACCCTCAATGGCCCTCAGTGCCAAGTCATGCCTCTTTTCCTTCTCAGTCACCATTATATTTTCACTTTTCATTTCCAAATTTTCAACTCTCCACTCGGCCCGTAGGGGCGCTTGGCTTGTTCAAGAACTCTCAACTACCTTTCGTCCCCGCTCCCGTCAACCACTCCCCTACTCTTCCTATCTGCCAACTTCGCCAGATTCTCCCCCGCCACATCCTCCAACGCCCAGCCCATCACACGGCACAGTCCACTGAGTTGCCACAGCACATCACCCGCCTCCTTCCGAAGTTCCGTGATTTCCTCGTCCGTCATCACATGGCGGCTTTCCGTCAGCAGACTGTTGCGGTCAATCGCAGCCTCCTGTTTCCTGATGGCCTTCGCTACCTTTCCCGCAAACTCGCCCACCTCACCCACGAGGTTCAGCATCATGTAAGAGAAGTTCCGGCACGACGGCAAACACGTTCCCATCGCCCGCTGTTGATACTCGTTCAGTTCCATATTTTGTTTTTTCGTGCAATATACATGTACCGGGTTTCAAGGTCAAGGGCAAACAAAACGAGAGGTGCTAACTGCGCTCGGCGAAGCCAAGGGCGGACATCAAGCACAAAAGTGGAAAACCGAGGTGTAAACTTCGCTCAACGAAGCCAAGGGTGTCCTCATTATATGTTTTACAACATGTACCGCACATTTTTGCGGTTACAAAGTTGTGCGGTTGCAAAATTCTTCATACCTTTGCAGCAGCTACAACAGAAAACCATCATTATGGTATATTCTAATTTCTCCCTCGTCGGGGACAATGTGCTGTATTGTGCGTCGTTGATTGTGTATTTGTGCAACCATGCAACCGCACAACTACACATTCACACAACCGTCCGTTTTGGCGGTCGCGCGGTCACATACCCACACGGTCGTGCAGTCGGGCAATCGTGCAGTTATGTAAATAACATACAGCACACTGGCAAAAATGCACAGTTGCGCGGTTGCACAACCGCAGGAATGCACATTTTCCATAATGTACGAATAAGCAACCATACAACCGCACAACCACAGAGATGCAAAGTTGCAGAGAAACACAATCGTGTAGTCGCACGTTCACGCAGCCAAGTAATTACACAACCACACAACCGCGTAGCTCTGCGACCACATAACCGCACATTCGCAGAAACCATACATTATTATAAAAATATAAAGCTACAACAACATGAGTAAGAAGAAAGAAACCCGCCTCCGGCACATCGTGGCCGTGAGCAACAACAAGGGTGGGGCAGGAAAAACCACCACAGTACTGAACCTGGCGTCGGCCATCATGCGGCGCGGCTACCGCGTACTGGTCATCGACACCGACCCACAGTGCAACCTCTCCCTCTCCGTGGGGTGGGACACGCAGCGCGAGGGTACGCGCACCGAACCTGGCGAACCCACCATCTTCAATGCCATCTGCCTCGGGCAGAACATCCCCGTCTATCGCAACGACATCGGACTCTACTACACGCCATCCTCGCCACGTATGGAGGATGCCGATGTACACCTCAACTCCGCCGACGTCACCGACCCCGTTCGCGTGCTGAAGTCACTCTTCGCCGAACCTATCGACGACCACACCGGCGAAGGTCTCACGGAGTGGGAGAGCAGTTTCGACTTCATCTTCATCGACACCCAGCCCGCCATGTCGCGCGTCACGGTCAATGTTATCTGCGCCGCCGACGGCATCATCATCCCCGTGGAACTGGAACCCCTGGCCGTCGATGGCTACGTCAAGACAATCGGCAAAATTCTGAAGATAAAGAAAGTCAGCAATCCCACGCTGCAAATCCATGGCGTGCTGCTCACAAAGAAGGATGCCCGGCTCAACTCTGCCAAGAGCTTAGAGGAAATGCTTCGCGAAGAGGGCGACGTATTCCAGACAACCATCTCCCGTACCAACGATGTGCCCAGTTCTCAGGACCGCGACTTCGACCCCCAACCCGGCGTCTGTCACGACATCTTCTCCTACCGCCACGGACGCAGCCGTGCAGCCGAAGACTTCATCCTGCTCGCCACCGAATACCTCAAAAGGTGGGGAAAGTAAAACAACCGTGCGGCTGTGTAATTATGCAGTTGTGCGGTTGCAGAATAAAAAAACACGAAATATCGAAATGCCGAAATAACGTAATAATAAAAGAACATGAAGAAGAAAGAACAACCCCGCCGCCGTTCCCTCAACGACCGCCTCGATGCCGAACTTGCCAGTGCCGAAAGCATCCCCGTGGCAGGCATCAATAACGAAAATCCACCTCAGTCTCCAACAACCGAAACGCCATCGCCCATGCCTTCGCAAGACGGTGGGGCAGAGGAATCTTCATCGCCTTCAGCAGCGGTATCTACCACCTCCCCGCAAGGGAGGGCAGGGGAGGGCCTGCTGCCTACCAAGAAAGCCACCACCATCATGCCCAAGGAAGTGTTCATCGCCCTGCAACGCTACTGCACCGTCACCGACACCCCCAAGCACCGCGCCCTCTACCTCTTCATCGTCGAAGGCCTGCACCGTGCCGGGCAAATCTCCGACGCCGACGCCCAGCACTTCCGCGACATGGCCGCCCTGCTCACCACAACCTACGAAAAGAAATAGTCAATTAGAATTAGACAATCATGCAACAATTCAGACACGACTACACCAAGGTTAGCGAGGCTCTGGAAAGCCTCTATTCTGCCACGCGGCTCATCGCCAACGAATGTTACGATGCCGCCCTACAGCGCATTAACGAAGCCCGCACCACCCTCGGCGAATACCTCGCCCAGGACAACATGTTCCCCGACAACGATGTGTTCGACGGATGGATACGCCACAGCGAAGCCCAGGCCGAACTCGAAGCTCTGCGCAGCAGGGTAGGGAACACCCCTCGCAGAGCGCCTGTCGGTCCGCCAGACGGAGCCGCCGCCTTCCCAGCTCCGAAGGTTGAGCGTCACGGCCAAATCGACCGCCGCTATCTCGAACAGGTGAAGGACGGTGCCGACCCGTCCAATCCCCTCTACGGAAAGATCGCCGTTATGTCCGGCACCTATGAGCAGATTAACATGGAGCGTGACCAAGTGGCCGAAGCCATCCAGCGCCTCGGTGCCAAACTCAACCGCAGCGTCTCGCGCACCATGCAGGTGTTCGTCATGGGCAACAAGGTCGGACCCTCCAAACTCTCCGAGGTGGAATCTCTCCGCGCCGAAGGCCGCGACATCCGCATCATCAGCCAATTGGAATTTAAGGAAATCTGCAACAAGTACCTGAAGGACTAAACAGCGAATTGCCGACAAATCAAACCACCGCCAGCCAGCCACCGCGCCGACTGGCGGTTTTCTTTTGCCTACCAGAGTAGAGTAGGGTATAGACTTCCCGTCGTAATAAAATCCCCCATTTGTCGAAAACTACCCGAAAAGTTACGACCGTCCCGTTTTGTCGAAAATGTTACCACCCCATCGCAGATGCGATACATACGCGCACGTAACCTCCGCGCACGCGTCGCGAGGAATGCCCCGATTTGTCGAAAAAGTTATCACGCCTCATACCCCCCTGAACTATAACCTCTAACCCATAACCTTTCATCAGCAGGGTAGGGAAGGGGGTAGGGGGATAGGTCGGGTCGTAACAATAAAACAGGTTTCCTTCTTAAAATTAAAAACTCAAAAAAAATCTTTCTGATTCTTATTTAAGTATATAAAGAAATGAATACGAAAGAGAAGCATACAAGAGAAGAGTCTATAAGAAAGAGTATATAGGCACCTAAAGCAAAGCACAACCATTTGAAATACAATAAAATACAAAAATATTTTTCGACAAATACGGGGGAATCCTCGACAAATACGGGGATTTCTTCGACAAACGTGGGGTAGGTTTCGACAAATCGGGGCGTTTGTTTCGACAGACATGGGAATACAACAAAGCCGATTTCGACAGATTCGGGATGCTTTCGTCAAACACGTGGCGATTTTCGACAAATCGGGGATGTGCTTATATTACAGCGCTTTCGACAAATTCGGGATAGTCGGTTTCGACAAATCGGGACACTCCGCAGCCTTCTGTTTTTCGGCAAATCGCCCCTCTCTGTTCGACAAATCGGAACACTAATTTCGACAAATCGGGACACTCGATTTTATAAATTATTGATATTCAAAGAAAGATTTTTTTAAAAAAGTTTGCACATTTCAGAATAAATCGTTTACTTTGCACTCGATAGCTACAACAATATTTTCACTATGGTACGAAAGCCAAAGAAACAGGCTGCCGACATCGTTTTCGACAAAGACGGGAAAACCCTTTCCACGCAGCCCAACCAGATTACCGACCTGCGCATGACACCAACGCTCTACTCAGAACGGGCAATGGACGAACTCGTATGGTCGCTCCAACCCTTTTATGCCGCCGCCAAGCGGCGCGAGAACCATCAGCAGCAGGCCACGCAGCTCATGCTTCCCTTCAACACCGAGGATGCCTACCTCGTCACTGCCGACCGTGCCAACAAGGTGCAGCAGGAGGGTGACTTTGTGGCCACCATCCGCTTCCGCGACCTCCCCGGCATCACGCCCAAGCACTACGGCGAAGTGCGCGAGATGCTGAAGAACCTCGTCAAGATCGTAGCCGAGGTGCATACTGACGACGGCGTGCTCACTACCAGTCTGATGGACGTCATCGAGGAATACGAGCAGCAGGAAATCACTGACCCCAAGACAGGGGAGAAGCGCACCGTCCGGGGCAACAGCCTGAAGCGCAACGAGGTGAAGATACGCATCCGCCGCGAAATCCTGCAGCACAACTTCTTCCTCACCGACCAGGGCTACACCCAGTTCTACTTCCCTGCCACCCGTCATACCAAGACCGCCACCGCCAACCGCCTCTACAAGTGGCTCTCCAAGTGGCGCGGCATCAAGAAAGACGAGATGCAGGAACTCACCGGGCAGTTGCCCGACGGCACCACACGCACCATTGGGCGCATCACCTTCCGCGCCGACTACATGGAAGTACGCGACGTCTGCGGCCTCTTCCATTCCAAAGATGGCAAAGTTATCAACGGTGAAGAAGTGGAAACTCTGGCAGCCAAGGCCGCCAAGGCTGACGGTAAGGCATGGGACAAACTCCCCAAGAGCGATCAGAAGCAATACATCGACCGCGCCGCCGACCGCGCCCGCGAGAAGTACGCATACTACTCCGAGTTTGCCAAGCGCTATCTCGCACAGGCAAAGAAAGAGCTCGACGACCTCTCTGCCCGTGAGATTGCCGACTTCACCTTCGACTACCGCGCCATCTTTGCCGACGGACGACAGAAAGGTAAAGTACCCATGCAAGTGGAATTTACCCTCACTATCTTCGACCTCGGGCGCGAACTCTACAAGGACAAGGAAACGGCCGCCAAGGAAATAGAAATCAAACGTCTCATGCAGGAACGTCTTGCCCTCACCGCCCGACAGTCGGGCGATTTCATCCGCCGCCTCCAACCAGGCGACCACGACATACTGCTGCAGAAACTCCAGCAGATTGTCGATGACAACACTGCCGCCCCCAAGGACAACGTACAACATTGGGCCGTCCGATGCCTTAACAATTTCTTCGAGAAGGAACTGCCCCTGCAGCGCGGCTCCGCCCCTTCCGAGGAAGTCAAGGACACTCCGGTATCTGCCCCCGATAATTATTCAGATATGGAAACCTTTTAGCTACAACTATGGAACAGCAACCGAACGCATACGAACAATGGTTCTCTGCCGCCGTGCAGCGTGCCGGTGGGGAGCAAGAAGCCACAGCCCCCACACGCTTCCACATACAGTTCCCCAAGTCAGACCCCACTAAAATCCTGTGGGCCGGACTGCGCACCATCTTGGGTACCGACACTGCCAAGTGGCTGCCCTGCTATGTTGATGTGGCCCGGTGGCTACATGACAATCAGAGTCGTGGTCTCATCTGTGTCGGACCATGCGGGGTGGGGAAGACCCTCATTTGCACCCGTATTTTGCCCATCCTCTTCTCCCAGTACTTCGGCGTGGGGTGCCGTTTGCTCACTGCTGTGGAGATGAACGCCCAGATAGACACGCTTCTCGAATACTGTCAGCCCGGCCACATCATCATTATCGACGATCTGGGCACCGAGGCCCCAGAGGCCTTTGTCAAGTATAACCGACGCCACCCGTTCTGCGAACTCGTTGACCGCGCCGAGCACACAGGCACACTGCTCATCATCACCACCAACCTCCGCACCAATATGCAACGCCTCTCCAAGGACGGTCCCCACGGTCATCATGGCGACCCTGCGCCGCACCGCATCCCCTCCATCGAGGAACGATACGGCCTTCGTACCCTCGACCGTCTTCGCGCCACCACCAAGGTAGTTGTTTTCAAGGGTGAGAGTATGCGCACGTAACGCGTTTCACGCGCCTCTGCCATTCCCTCCGCATGGCTTCCGCGTACACATCATCGGTCCCAGTCTTTTCGCAGAACGCCTCTATCATGCTTATGGCTGGGTATTTCTTGCCCCCGTGCATGCGGGCATACTCCTGGTTAAACTCCTCCACCGCAGCCCAGAACTCGCGCTTAAGCAGTACCAGCAACGCCACCGCCTGCCGCCTACCCAGACTTACGTTCAGCGTCCACGGTCTGAGAACCCCGTTCCGTGTCAGGCACATCTTCGGGCACTCGATGGGCACGAATGCCTTCAGTCCTTCCTTGTTCACTCCATACATACGTTCCGTGACCACAGCGTCCAGCGCCAGTCCAGCCTCTATGCAGTTCTTCCGCTTGTCCGACATGGCATTCCCCACCACACCAGGCTCCAGCGTGTCATCCGTCGTTTCCATCCTAAGCACCTCTCTTGCGCCCTCCAAATGCTGCACGCTCACCACGCGCTGTTCCCTGATCCAAGACTCACCTCCCAGTTCCCATTGCATCCACCCGTGCATGTAGTTCGTCATCCGCAGCCACACCACCGCAGGTAACTTGTAACTCCTTACTGACATACACAAACACAATTTAGTTGCACGGTACAAATATACGCAATTTATTTTGAAATCCATGCCAACCCGTGCCAATTTTTCTCTCGTCCATAAAACCCCAAATAGTCCATTGTTTTACATACCTTTGAAGTCTATGGCTGATTTTTAACCAGTTGATAATCAGTGCCAAAATGCCTAATTTGTGCGCTCCTTGTCCATAAAGGCCCAAAATCGCCCAAACTTTTCTCTCTTAAATAAATTCATTTAAACTGTTACATACATACGACAAATTCCCCAAACCCCAATATATATATAAATAGGAAATTAAAATAAGAAAAGAAGTTGATAATTAAATAGTTATAGTATATAATATATTTATTGTTGATTACTTTTCAATAAAAAATTATTGCAAAAATATCTTAGTTACTTCAAATTTACCGCACTTTTCTCCGAAAACCGCTGAAAATCAAATACTTATGCGGTAACTTTTTTCGGCCGCCGATTCAAGAGAAAAAATTTTTCGTCACCGAAACCTCCTAATATTCAACACGTTACCAGACTTTTGCGCCACTTCACGAAATCGTCGCGCCAATTAAAGTGAGCACACCCATTGTCCGTGTCGTTAAATCTCCGTATCTTTGCAGTGCGAAAGCATAGCGGTGCAGTTTCCCATCCACCCTAAAACGCAGGATGCCCCACCACCATCTCCCCCCCTGCGTCTGCGCCGCTTTACATAGGCTGCTTTCATAGTGCCTCGCCACCGCCCCCTGTTGTAGCTTTCATCGGGCGGTGGCCTTTTTGTTACTACCCGATGCAAGCAGAGGGCTGCAACCACACTCGGCTTCCGCCCTCTCTCGTTCCTCTAATCGTCTCTTGCCCTTGCTTCCAACACCCCTTCTGCCTTATTTTCGCAGTAAAACCACAGCGTATGAACCATTACGACCCACTTTACGACGTCGTGCCCTACCTTCCCGATATGGACGACCTCACCCCCGAGGAACGTCGGGATGTCTGCACCCGGTCATGCCTCTACGGCTGTCTCACTTATGTCGTAGCCGCCATCCTGTTCATCTTGCTTTGCGCCTGCCTCACCGGCTGTAAGACCAAGACCGTACTGGTCGAGACCGTCCGCACCGACACCCTCACTATCACACGTCTCCAGCGCGACAGCATCATGCTCCATGACAGCATCTACGTCCACGAGCATCAGCGCGGCGACACCGTGTTTCTCGAAGTCAACCGCTGGCACACCCAGTACCGCGACCGCTGGCATCACGACTCCATCTACATCGCCACCCACGACACCATCCCACGTCCCTATCCCGTGGAGAAGTTCGTGGAAAAGAAACTCACCCGCTGGCAGCAAGCCCGCCTCCATCTCGCCAACATCATGCTCATCGCCCTCGCCCTCGCCGCCGCCGTCTGGCTGCTGAAGAAACGCGCCTGGTGGCTCAGACTTTTTAAGTGAAAAGTGAAAAATCTAAATTTCCGTGATTTCCTTTATTCCTGCGTGCCATAAAAATGAAAACATTAGCTTTATCCGAACTGCGCCGCGTCGCCGAGCGCAGCCAAATGGTAAATCGTAAATTACCAAATGGTAAATACGAGCAGGTCGCCGAGCGCATCCCCTTCCGCGTCTGGTATGTAGCCGCCTCCAACGGCGACTGCATCCTGGGCGAAGAGTGCGTCACCCTCGCCGTATATACCGATGGCCCCGGTGCCTACCCCTCACGTCTCGTGCAGTTCACCGCCAGCGGACAGACACGCCGCCTCCGCGACAGCTGCATCCTCCGCGCCGACGACTTCATCCTAAGAGTATAGCCCCATCCCAACCTCCCCGTAATGGGAGGCTTTCCTATCCCCAATGAAACTATAATTCAATGACAACAAAAACAAATCCCTTCACCGCGCAGCCACTCCCTTCTATCACGGAGGGCTGGGGAGGGGTCTTTAATTTTATGAACAACTCCCGTCCATCTGACTACAAGCAGCACTTCATCGCCCAAGTGGTGAAGCGCTCCGGCATCTGCCGCGCCACCGTCGAGCAGGTCCTGCCTGCCGTATTCGACGAAATCCGCTACCAGCTCACCGAGGGTAGCGGCTGCGTACCCGTCGAGTCCTTCGGCACCTTCGCCCTCATCGACATCCCCGAGCGTCAGCGCCTCTACACCTACAAGCGCGACACCCCCGAGCTGCGCACCCTGCCGCCCACACAGCGCCTGAAGTTCGCCCCCACCCGCAACCTGCGCCGCGAAATCGAGGCCCACCGCTTCGACCCCACCCGCCGCTCCTTCGTCCACGACCCCCACGACCCACCCCTGCGCAAGAAGAAAGGGCTCCGCTACCAGCCTAACCAGAAAGGCATCCACCTCGTCCGCCTGCCCAAGGAAGTTGAAAGTTCTTAGACGAACCAAGCGGCATAGCCGAGCGGAAAGTTGAAAGTTGCGTGCCGTAATTGTGTGAGAAAAGAGCCTCCATCCTGCCAAATGCAGTAACAAAACACCCTGAAAGCAGTGACAAAACAACCCGTAGGGCAAAACATCCCATTTTGTCACACATCTTTAACGACATTTAACTAAGATAGGCTCCGGCACCGACACCGACCCCCTCGCACCCTGAGCATCCTCTCACACAGAAACCACGGAAACCACAGAAATAATTTCCGGGGGACAAAGCCACGCACCCGCAGCCCACCGGCCACACCGCGCCGATGGGCTGTTTCCTTGCAACCCCTAACCATTATGAATTATGAATTGTGCATTGTGGATTGAAATATGACCACAGATTACACAGATTTCACGGATTTTTCCACAGCCAATGAAAATAATTCGGGATTTGTTTGGAGAGTTTGAAAAAAAACCATACCTTTGTGCCGAAATTCTAAACCAAAGCTACAACATGGAACAGAAAGTACAAGTATCATCCGATGTCCTCTATCAGTATCTCAAGGAACGTGACTTCACTATCTCCCTGCTTGCAGGAAGGATGGGCGTGAGCGTCGGCATCGTCAATGGGTGTTTCCGCCACAAACCGAACCGCCTGGGCACACCGCTCAAATTCTCTGCCGCCAATCTGGAGAAACTGAACGCAGTTCTTCCGCAGATAGCCGATGACTTGCGACAGGCTGTCCTCACCTTTGGCAGCGAACAGACTTATAGCAGCACTCGCGGTGTGGACTATGACCCTGCACTCATTGAACCTATCAGGCGCGGCATTTCCAAATACTTTAAACTCAACACCTTTTGTGAGCGAGTGTTGAACTGGAAGGTCGGGAAGAAAGAGTCCATCCTTTGCCAGCCAGCATCCAAGGCATACGGACATATCACTCAGGACGACGTGAACCGCATCAACATGGAACTCCTCTCCGTGGCCGGTGTGCTCAGTTCCTACGAGGTGATTCCTGACGACACCGATGCAACAAACCCCGATGCACAAGACGATAAACCCATCAAAACCAATAAGAAAGGTACGCGCACAGGCGACACCCTCCCTACAGGGGAGGGCAGGGGAGGGGCTGAGTGGGACGACACCAGCCTGGACCTCTGGGGCCGCTATACCCGCTTTCACCGCCTCTTCCCCGACGGGCTGATAGCCTTCAGCGTGAACGACGGCTTCACCGTCTGCGAAGACGATGCCCGTCTGCTCGCCCGTGTCGATACCACCCTGCAGCCCTACACCGACCCCACCACCGGCCACGTCACCCTCTACATGGATGCCGCCAAGTGGCGGCAGATGCGCCGCGCCTGGGACGATGGCGACGAGATGGTAGCCGAAACGCCGATGTACCCCGCAGTGTAAGGACTTTTTTTGTCCCGCAGAAATAAAAGAAATGAAGGAAATTCTCTTTTGCGTCGCAAAAGCCTTTCTGCTATTTCTACGGGAAATAAAAAATACTCTTTCAGCGTGAAATATCCAGCATCATAGTGTTTTCGTAGAAAGAAAACATATCATTCTTTTCAGCCCGCAAACTGTTTTCCCGCAGTTTTCGGGCTTTGCTTTTTATGGTCGGCCACCCCGATAAAACACGTTTTCAACCGACCCTTCCTTTCTCAAAACACTTTCTATTCGCGAAGAAGACCCCGCGCCTCGCTCGGCTGGTCGGGTGGGTGCGCTGGGTGTGCTGCCGTCGCTAATATGCCCGACACCCTCCCGCCATCATCAGGACACCCCGACACCCTCCCGACACCCCGACACCCTCC